ATAAATCAACAGGAGGGTGGACAGTTGAATCTATAGTTAACTACGGTGCAGTTGCTGGAGGGTACAACAACATAACTTCACCTGCTAATTTTATAGGTTCTGAAGCAATATCTTATAACAGCTGGTATTGGTCGGTATTAGACAATAAATTAGCTTTATGGAACATAAGTCCAGGTGTTTGGAAATACGGCTCTACTACCCTACAACCTAATACTTGGTATTATGCTGTTCTAGTATGTAAAGACGGAGGAACTAGTTATCAAATGTATTTGAATGGCGTTGCCGAAACCGGAGATCATACTACATATGTTTGGAACTCCTCATATGCCGGCCTAAAAGTACGGTATATAGGTCGAGGAAATGCAGCAAACGTTAGAGTATTAAATGGACAGATTGCAACTACTAAGATATACACCCGAGAATTATCTACTACCGAGATTGTAAATAATTACATTCAATATAAGACAAGATTTAATTTAACATAATGGCAGTAGGACAAGGATATAGCAAAACAGCAACTAACGGATTAGTATTCGCTTACGATACAGGAGATACCCGCAATAGTTTTTTAGGTAGACCTACAACAAACTTAATGAGTGGTTACGGGCTATCTAACTATAATAACGTTCCCGGTAGCGTAACCACAACATTAAGCCAAACCAGCGACTCGTACAGAGGAACCCCTATTTGGATACAAACCTTAACCCCGTTAGACGGTAGCGGTGTATCTTGGTTGTCAAACGGCAACAACCCGGGATTAGGTGTAGTGAGTAGCGGTGGTGGTGGATTAGCTAATCGCTATACAGGACACAGTATATTCTTTAAACCCACAGTACCAATGAATGGCTCTCCTATTTTTACACATTATTCAAACATAGCAGGTTGGCAATCTTGCTGCAATTATGAAGATATGGGAGATGGATGGTTTAGAGCAAAAGTACTTTGGTATGATACAACCACAAGAAGTGACGGAAAATACTGGGCTATTAACCCTTTATCAGCTACATTAAATACACCTATTACTGTATACTGGGCAGGTCCATTTAAAGAAGATCTTAATAGCCAGTATATATCGCAATACACACCTACTTCAAGATCAAACACTGGATCATTATTAGAATTAGCTGGAGGGAATAGTATGTCTGTAGCGGATGTATCTTTTGATAGTAATTTGCAAATAACTTTTGACGGAACTAATGATCTAATCACTATTCCAAACAATACTGCTTTAGATAATCAAACATTTACTTTAGAGAGTGTATTTTATACAGATACATTAAACCAGTATGGATTTTTATTTGAAAAAGGAACAGTAAACACTCAATACAGTCATTTTTTTGAAGGAGGGTATTTTGTATTTAGGACAATGGGATTAAGCACTAATGATACACTTATTAACCCCTCTACAAACGCTTTTGTCCAAAGTAGGTATAACCATGTTATAAGTACTTACGAATCAGGAATAAAAAAAATATACGTTAATGGAGTTCTAGCAGCTACAACTACAGGTTTAACAGGCACAGTTGGAACAAACAATGGAGGAATGTCTATTGGAGCATACGGAGGATACAGCGGAGGACATAGTTATTGGTTTAATGGGCAGATACCAGTGACAAAAATCTACAACCGAGCACTCACTGCCGGTGAAATAAAACAAAACTACGGACATTACAAAACTCGCTTTAATTTAACTTAATATTTATAATAAATAAAACTATGGCAATTACTTACACTTGGACCATTTCTGCATTAGATTGCAGAGTATCAGAAGAAGGAATGTCTGACGTCGTTCAGACTGTACACTGGCGTTACAGGGGAACTAACGAAGACGGCGTTACTTACGAAACGTATAGTGCAACCGCTGTTCCAACTCCGACCCCGGAAGCTTTCATCCCTTACCCTGATTTAGATTTAGCTATCGTAACAGAATGGTTAGAATCTATTTTAGACATGGACGAAATTGAAGCAAACATCGACGCTCAAATCGAATTGATCATTCACCCGGTTATGGTAACTTTACCTTTACCGACAGGATCAGTATCATTATAATAGACTATGGATCAGTTTCCAAATAGAAGATGGCTGGTAATTCCAGCCTCAGAGGTAGTAAATGTAAACTTTAGCCAGGTTCTAGATGCAGGACCGGATTCTTTACGTTATTCAATTGATGAAACTCAAACGTTTGTTAAGTATGAAGTACAGGTGCTTTATGAACCTGAAACATACACTTGGATAGACCAAGAGACAGGGCAGGTAGAGACTACCACCATACCGGCAGGTACTTACGGAAGACCGGATATATACAACGGAGTATATCCTGAGTATGAACATGAACCAATGCTAGAATTACTTTCAGGTCCGGAATGGACTAATCCTTTACCAATAGAAGAAGAAGTATAATATGAATCAAGATATAAAAGGACTCGGAGACATCGTTGCTAAAATTACTCAAGCTACCAAATTAGATCAGGTAGCTAAAGGAGTTGCTACAGCAATGGGTAAAGATGACTGTGGTTGTAAAGCAAGACAGGAGTCTTTGAATAAAATGTTTCCGATCAATCAAGATAAAAAATAATGTCGTTTTTTCACTCCCCTAATATAGTTACTAACGGGTTAGTAATGTGCGTTGATGCTGCTAATCCAAGATCCTATCCTGGGACAGGCACCTCTTGGTACGATATAAGTGGGGGAAGTCTCACCGGTACATTGACAAACGGTGTTGGCTATAATTCAAACTACAAAGGAATTTTAACTTTTGACGGTACTAATGATTATGTTTCTTTTCCCAATAGTACTAGTTTAGATAGTCAAACTATCACCATGGAAAGTTGGAGTAATATAAATTCCCTTTTCCAAAATGGTTTTTTATTTGAAAAAGGACAAGTAAACACACAATACAGTAATTTCTATAACAGTGACGGTACTTTTTATTTTAGAACAATGGGATTAAGTAATCAAGACTTAACATTCTATATCCCTAGTTACATCGCTGTTAATACCTGGAATCATATTGTTTGTACATACGGTGGCGGAGTTAAAACAATATATCTGAATGGTGTTCAAATCGCCCAAACAACCGGAATTACAGGAACTATTAGTACAAACGCTACTGGTTTATTTATAGGTGCTTATGGCCCCGGCACAGGTTATTTTCTTAATGGTAAAATCGCTCAATCTAGAATATACAATAAAGCACTTACAGCATCGGAAATACTACAAAACTACAATTCAACCCAGCAAAGATTTGTATATGCATACTCAGAAGGAAACAATGCTGCTCCTTACGTAGCAAATTGGAATAATACAACAACTTTTACTATGAACCAATTTGGGGGATTAGGTAAAGTAAATGCTCACGGTTGGACAACAGGTCCAGCTACTTACACTTTAACATTAAGTAGCTTACCAGTTCATACCGAAGTACGTTATAAAGTATTTTGGCATTTAGTTGATTCATTAGATAACGAAACAAACCAGTTATTTACAATGAACTCAGCCGGAGGTGAAACAGAAAAATTAAGATTTACAAAACAATATAATTTAGAACCAGCTATTAGCGTTCAAGATTCAGGAGTAATTGCATCTTGGAGTGGCCATCAAACATACACTTACCGTCCTTGGGCCGGTGGTGGTTATGGTCAGGACGGTTACCTAAGCATTGATACCGGATGGTATGCCCACACAGCAAATTCATTTACTGCAAGACACGTATTAGGAGCAGATCAAGTTCAAGCCGACGAGGCAGAATATTTATCACACGTACAAGTTTATTTAAGATAATATGGGAAATTTTTACGGAGGTGAGGTTTACAGTAGTGCTTTTGACATAACCGGTTCATCTGGGTTTTATGCAATTAATACACCTGCAGGACCTGTAGTTTCCTATGTAGACCAGGATTATGACGGTGGCGGTTGGGTACAAGTAATGAGCAATACTGCTTATACTGGTGGAATGAATAATTTAAATTACTTTAACGCAGTTAATACTTGTAATTTTAGAAACCCGGGTACCAATAATGGAACAAACACCCCAAGAGGTCCTAGGGGACTAACCGGAGTATCAGGATATAATTCTTGGATTGGAACAAAATTTTGGTCTTACTTAGCCGGTAGAGTAACTTCCGGAAAAGTAATGGTTGTTCAATTTGTAGCAACTTCTGCAGTAGCTTTAGGGTCAACAGGATCTCATACAAAAAGATATAGGTGGAGATTTGACAACTTTAATAGTACTTACGCAATTGTAGGAGCAACAGCAATTGCTGATGAAACATCAACAGGCACTCCCGGTTTCTATAGCTACCACGCCGCAAATGGATTTAATTTATCAACTTACGATAATGACCAAGATGCATATGGTTCCGGAAACTGTTCCACATTTTATAACAATAACCCATTTTGGTACGGAGGATGTTGGTCAGGAAACTATTTTGCAGGTGGAGGGCATGCAGATGCACCATATTGGGATTCATCAGGACCTGATTACCATAACTACGGAGCAGTTTATATAAAATAATATGCCAGGAAATACACAAATAAAACCAATGAAGTTAACTTTTTCTCGAGATGAAGACACTTGGGGAAAGACTGTTGCTGATTTAGACGGTAATATTATTTATCAAAGATTAGGATTAATTTTATTTGATTATCAAATTAATAAAGAATATTTTGATGAATGGGAAGCTCAAATGAGAGCTATCCCTGTTTGGAACATTGTAGAAGTAGAAAGGTTTATATAATATGGCATTTCATTATTCACCTAAAATAGTAACAAGCGGATTAGTACTAGCATTAGATGCAGGTAATTCTAATTCCTACCCCGGATCTGGTAACACCTGGTACGATTTATCCGGTAACAGTAATCATGCTACCAAGAATGGAAACGCTGCTAATCCTGTTTGGAATGCAGCCGGGTACTTTTCATTTGCCGCTTCCGATGGATCAACAGGAGCAAATAATATTTTTACAGTAGCCAACAGTGCAACATTACAAAATCTAACAGATATAACAGTCCAGTTTATATGTGCAATGGAAACAAAAACTCCTGTAGGTAATGATTACGATTGGATGTGTATTGTAACTAAGGGAGAAGAAGGAGGTAATCAAAAACCAGGAACATCTGTACACCAGCTAGCAGGTAATAGGTACTACCATATTGAAACACCTGGCGGAGTTAATTCTGCTGGAGATTTATTTACAAATGCTGACTACACTGGAACCAAATTTAATATGTTCCAAACCAGAGTTTCTAATGCCGGAGGAACACAAGGCTGGTTAAACGGCATTCAAGTAGCAACTGCAGGAAATACTACAACAGGAAATACGACTACTTTGTATATCGGAAGTAATGGATTTTTCGAATTATTTAAAGGAAAATTTGGATGTCTGTACATATACAATAGAGCCTTAACTGATAATGAATTATTACAAAATTACAACGCATTAAGAGGGAGGTTTAGGATATAATGGCAACAGCATACTCACCCTTAGTAGTAACAGACGGACTAGTGATGTATCTAGATGCCGGAAATACAAAGTCATATCCCGGTGCTGGTACTACTTGGACAGATGTTTCTAGAAATGGAAATAATGGAACATTAACTAACGGACCAACTTTTAATTCGGCCAACGGAGGTTCAATTGTATTTGATGGGGTGGATGATTATGCTACAGTGTCTAGTCTAAATTTAACAGGAATTACTGAAAATTTTACATTTATTACAGTAATTAAATTCCCAACATTCAATAACAGTGGTGTTATAGTATGGCAGGCTTTTAGTAGTTATTGGGCTTTAATGACAAATACTAGTTTTGGTGCCGCTAATTTAACTTTTACTACAAGAGGCACCAGAGGGCAAGCTGCGGTATCATCAACTTTAACAGCGAACCAATGGTATTATGTTGTTTGTAAAAGAGAAGCTGGTGTAAACTCTCTTTATATTAATAATACTACATACACATACACTAGTGATGTTAGTTTTCCTGGAGGTACCTTATTTAAAATAGGTACTGATGGGAATAATAATTATTTTTTTAATGGAAACTTAGCACTTATCCAACTTTACAACAGAGCTCTTACTCAAACAGAAATACAACAAAACTACAACACACAAAAAACCCGATTCGGACTTTAATATTTATAATAAATGGAAACTCAATTACAAGAATACGACAACAGAGAATTTATGATATTCAACGTATCAGAATTAGATGAAATTATTTTTACAGAAGTTTTAGAAACCTCAGCCGATACAGTACGTAAATCTGTTGACAGAACAAAAACATTCGTAAAATGGGATGGAACAACGCCTGAGTGTGTTGCTAACTTAACTACAAAAGAAGGTCCTTATACCTATGAGGAAATTCTAGTTATTCTTGCTACACCAGAATGGACTGATCCTAACCCGCCAATGTACCCATAATGTCTGCAAATGCCGGACCTGATATAGTTGAGGATGGAATCGTATTTTATTACGATACGGGTAATACTGTAAAATCGTATATCGGACAACCCTCAACAAATTACTGGGATGCAGTCTCCTACAGTATCTACAATTCAGGCGCAACTAACTATAGAAACCAGACATTTCCCCTTCCTCCTATAGCAGGGTATGAGGTTGTGAAAGTAGTTGCAGACACTCCCGGAGTATATGGACAATCGATCTTATGGAAAGCTCCATATCCAAATAATAACGTAGAGACAATAACAAATAGCATATATGCATGGATGCAATCCGGCACTTACGTTCAAGTAGGGCAACACTGGTGGCCTTGGTATTACGGAACACAAAAAACTATAGCTACCGGTCAATGGGTTAGAATAAGTGAAACTTATACAATTAATCAAAGTAATAGCTATGGAGTAGCAGCACTAGTATATTCAACAGATGGAACAGCTTACTTTGCAATGCCTCAGTTTGAATATACAAGTTACCCATCCCCTTTCTTACCTGCAAATGGAACCAGATCAGTAACTCAAGGCCTACTGCCTTTAACAGGGTCTACTATAAATTTAACAGATGTATCCTTTAATAATAGTGGTCAAATAACATTTGACGGTACAAATGATTATATTAATACAGACTATACATCCGGATACGATGGAACAGTTGAGCTAATAATACAATCATCAACTTATAATGGCACCATCCCATTCTCACTAGACAGTGATAATTTCGCTTCAGGACCTAACATCTACTTTACAAATAACATAATAGCATGGAATACAGGGGATGGTCAAAGTAATGCTTTTTCAAATTCATCTTACCCAAACTCAAACTATCATCACCTAACGATTACTAATCAATCCTCAGGAGCTGCTTTATACATTGATGGAGTTTTAATAGGGACAGCAGCAGGTAGGAGTATGACTACCACAGGAAGTAGTAAATTATGGTTAGGAAGATTTCATGGAGGAGGTTATTATTTTAATGGAAACTTACCCGTTGTTAGAATTTACAATAAAGCACTATCATCATCAGAAGTATTAACTAACTATAACGCATTTAAATCAAGATTTGGAATATAAATTATGGGAGTACTAGGAGGACCGAACTTAATAGACAATGGATTGATAGTAGCATTAGATGCTGCTAATTCTAACTCTAATGTAGGTTCTGGAATTTCTTGGTATGACCTATCGGGAAATAATAGAACTGCAACTTTATTAAACAGTCCAACTTATTATTCAAGCTATATTAATTTTGATGGAACAAACGATTATGCTAATCCCGGAGGAGCAGCTGATCTTTATGCTTGGACCGCAGATGGAAGTGTAGGCAATAGCTCTTTTACATACGATGTTTGGATAAGAACTTCCGATGCCTCCGGACTTATAATATCAAAACCTTGGAACGGAAGCGGAAGATACAACATGCTTATAGGTGCCGGTTCCTTTTCTTTGTTAGTAGGATCTGGAGGAAATGACTATAGTTATGAAATAGGTTATGCTATTAGCATAGCTACAGGCAACTGGACAAATCTAACACTATGGGCAAACCCAACACAAATAGGATATTACATTAACGGAGGACAATACTCTGGAACCGCAAGTCATGGATTAACTGGAGGAGCTTCGGCTGTTGGAAATAACGGTATACCTCTTTGTTTAATGACCTTATATCCCTATGGAGAAGGTTGGGGAGGGAATACCGGATTTTCCATAGCCGGAGATTTAGCAGCATATAAAGGATATAATAGACAACTATCGGCAACCGAAGTAGCCCAAAACTATAACGCAACAAAAGGACGATTCGGTCTTTAATATTTATACACAATGGCAGGAGCAGCAGGACCCAATACAGCAGAAGCAGGATTAGTATTTGCTTACGATACAGGTAATACAGTAACTTCGTATATTGGAGAACCTACAACAAATATTGCTTATGCAGTTAACAACAACTTAAATTCAAATAGTAACTGGTGGGTTAACGGAGGTAATGCAACTTTTAACGATAATGATACTAGCATTCCAAAACCAGTTATTCCTAACGTAAATACAAGCAACCTCTTTATTTTTAGTTCACTAGTAACAGGCACAGGAAGTAATCAGCAATTAGGGAGTAGTGTAATTACAATATCTCCTTCTACTATTTACAGTTTTTCAATCTGGTACTACTTTACCGGAACTTCAATGCAAATTTATCCTTATGTAAGAACAGCAGTAAATAACGACTTACTAGCTTACTTTGCATATAATGGAGATACGAATGGTGCTAATTGGCCAAAAAATCAATGGCTGCTACTAAAAGCAACAGTTACAACTCAAGCTAACGAGAATGGTATTTACATGAGTAGTTATACGGGAACTTCTTTAAATGATAAAGTTTACTATTTTGGATACCAAGTTGAACAAAAAGCACACTGCACTCCTTTAGTATTAGGTACTCGTTCAGGAACTCAAGCAATGATTCCTTTTATTAGTAATTCTACATTAGATTTAAATCTTGTATCTTTCGATTCAAACGCTGAAATGATATTTGATGGAACTAATGATTATCTAGATATAGGTAAAACAGCATCCCAGTTAGGAATGTATGATGCCTCTTATACGGCCGAATGTTTTTGTTACCCAACAGTACTTTCAAACGATAAGAATATGTTTGGTACAGATCAAACAGCATATAGACAAGGATTACACTTAACCTTTAGAGGTAGTAATATCTATATGGGACATTACGCATCTGATTATCAAGCTGGAACCGTTACTATAAATAACTGGTATCACATTGTATTTAGGTATAATGCAGCAACTGGTTTAGCCTCCATATTTAAAAACGGAGTATTACAAGGATCAGGCGGAATAGCATCATTCATAGGAACTACAAATATCTTAATTAGTAGAGAATTTGGATCTGGCTATTTTACCGGTTATATTCCTATTGCAAAAATTTATAATAAAGCATTAACCGATCTTGAAGTTGCACAAAATTTTGAAGCAAACCGATATCGTTTCGGAATCTAGTATTTATAAATATGGGAGCAGCCGGAGGACCAAATATAGTCAGTTCAAATTTACAGTGGGCTATTGACACCACTAATACTAAATCCTATCCCGGAGCAGGAAGTACAGCTTATGATTTAGGACCAAATAAACTAAACCTAACAGGAGCAGCATTTATGGGAACAACACCATATGCAATCGCCTCAGGAACAACTGGAGCAACATCTACTACTGATATTTTAAATACAGATTACCATTCTATATTTTATACATTAAAAATTAAATCTACTGCGACTTACCCTAACGGATATACAGGAGGATGGGAAAAAATATTTAGCTATAATGCTGGAGGAACAGATCGATCTCCAGCTATATGGAGATTCCCTAGTATTAGATGGATGCACTGGCAATATGCTCCTGGATATAACGGTCCTAATTTTGGGTTAGAACTCAACGGTCCCGAATTTGTTATAGGCACAACTTATTTTATTGGAGCTACAAAAGATGCAGGAACTGTTACAACCTACATTAATGGGGTATCGATAGGAGCTGTAGGAGCTTCTAACCCAAAATCAGCAGGTACTGCTCCAATTTATATTTTTGAATATTACACTGCTAACCTAGCTGAGATTAGTTCTATTTATATCTGGAATAAAGCACTATCCGCAAGCGAAGTTTATCAAAATTACTTAGGAATTAAAAACAAATATGGTATATAATCAAATTACAGACAATTGTGTAGAGTGCGGTGAGTACAGACCTTTAGATAAGGATAATAAATGCTCTGTATGTGGAACAAAAGATAAGCGATAAGAGCTTGGCTTTTTAAATAAAAGTTATTATCTTTATATAAATGATTTACAATCTAGCTAAACTAGTTTTAGAAAGAGGCGGTAGTATTACTCCTCTAAAAATATCATCTGAGCATACCGAAGGGACAGGATTGTGTAATCCCTCTATTCTAGTAGATGGAAATAATACATTAGCAATTCTGAGGCATGTTGGCTACAATATGTACCATTCTGAATTTAAACAGAAGTTTCAAGGAAGATGGGGACCGTTATCATACCTTCATCCGGAAGATGATAGAACTTTACGAACAACAAATTACTTTTGTTATTTAAATAAAGATCTATCTGTTAAAAAATACTTTAAAGTAGATACTAGCAATTTAGACGTACCACCACTTTGGGAATTTATTGGATTAGAGGATGCCCGGCTTGTTAAATGGGACGGTAAATACTTTATCTGCGGGGTAAGGAGAGATACAACTACCAACGGAGAAGGTAGAATGGAATTATCCGAAATTACTATTACTAAAAATTCAGTAGTAGAAAAAACAAGGTATAGGATTCAGCCTCCAAACAACGTACCTTCTTATTGTGAGAAGAATTGGATGCCGATTAACGACATGCCTTTCCATTTTGTTAAATGGACTAATCCAACAGAAGTAGTTAAAGTTGATTTAAAAACAGAATCGAGTGAAACTATTGCTTTAGTACCTCAAACTATTACAACCAATCAGGAAATGAGAGGCGGTTCTAATGTAATTAACTGGGGAGAATATAAGTTAGGAATTATTCACGAATGTACCTTTTGGTATAATGAAGGAGGAAATAAAGATTCAATTTATACTCATAGAATTTTAGTATGGGATAAAGATTGGAACTTAGTTAAATATTCAGATGAAATCAACCTTATGGGAGCCCAGATTGAATTCGTGTGCGGTGCTGTTGAAATTGACGGAGATTTAATTATAACATACGGTTATCAAGATAATGCAGCTTTTGCATTAAGAGTACCTAAAGATTTAGTGGAGGAATTAATAAACAATGAGTAAAATAGACTTTCAAAACGTATTACATGCATACGTTATAGACCCACATCATCCGGAAAAGAATTTTAATTTAGGTTGTCTATACGACTTTGAAGGACATTATGCTTCTGCTTTATCATTTTACTTAAGGACGGCAGAATTATCTTCTGATCCGGATTTAGTATATGAGGCATTAATCAGAGCTGCTCTAGGATTTAAAAAACAAGGTAGACGTATTTTCTCAACTAAGAGTTTACTTTATCATGCCATTAACGTAAGACCGCAAAGACCTGAAGCATACTGGATTCTAAGTCTGGTTTACGAATTAGGAGGGGAATGGCATGAAGCACACAATGCAATCTGCCTAGCCGAAGAATTTATACCGAATAAAAAAGAAACCAGATCAGATATTGGGTACGTAGGTGATTACGTAGTTGTATTTCAAAAAGCAGTTACAATTTGGTATATTGGAGGAAGGGATGATGCAAGAAGAATGTTTAATGAACTATTAGTTGATTATAAGATGATCCCTGCGTATATTGAAGATACAAAACGAAACTTAAAAACAATAAAAGGGTAAAATTTTAACTAAAAAACAATATATTTATACAAAATAACGTTATGGAACCAGTTAAATTAGCAGTAGAAGAAGTTGAACAACTTCAAGCAATTCAGCAAAAGTACAATGCTGTAGTAAGTGAATTAGGAAACATCGAATTATCTAAAATTAATTTAGATTCTCGTAAAGAAGAAGTTCTTACTTTCCTTAGTGAATTAAAGACCGAAGAACAAACTTTGGGTAAAGAATTGAGCGACAAGTACGGTGTCGGATCAATTAGCATCGAAACTGGAGAATTTACTCCTGAACCTGTAAAAGAGTAATTTATTGTGCTTAACATTAAGGGCCCTTATTAAAGGGCCTTTTTTTTTTTTGTTTCTTAAATATTTATAATAAATGGCAAACGTATTAAAACAGATATTTTCACCTGGTATTGACCAAGTAGACCAAAACTATACTATTGAGGCATGGCATGTATCACAATCAATTGATGCCTTTACAGGTGTAAAAGCATACGATATTAATTTATCCGGTTCTTTATCTATTACGGGAAGTTTATTTGCTACTTCTTCTCATGCATACTCTGGAAGTAAAGTTTTTATTGCCTCAAATTCTTCAACTAATATTGATTATACTTTAGTATTTAAAAACAGTACAGGTGCTTTAGGAAGTCATTATGAATTAGCCGCTGATGGGGCAAATGGCCCTTACTATAATCCTTCATCTAATACTTTAACTACAGGTGTAGTTTCAGGTAGTTCTGCTAATTTTACCTCACTTACAGGCTCATTATCTGGTAGTGTTATAGGAAATATTACAGGAACAGCAACATCTGCATCTTATGCCGCTACAGCAAGTATTGCAAATACTGCTACTTCAACCGGACAATTATCAGGGCACTATATTCCAAGCGGCTCATCAGTATCAGTTGTAGGGTTGTTAAAAATGTTTGCCGGAGCAGGTAAAACAGGAGCAACTCCTCCATACACTAGTGTGGTTACTGTAACTCCTCTTGATTTAACAGGTAAAACATTAAACCAAAACCTATTTTTTGGTGTTGCACCTTCTCAATCAAGCGCTACCGTGAGTGTAACTTTAACTAGTCCTACTACCATTACTTTTGTAAGTAATGTAGCAAATACTGATTTTACCTTTATTGGTACTTATATTTAAATAATTTTAAGGTTTTTTACAAGGTTCTGTAATATTTATAACAAAATAACATGGCAGAACAAATTATATCCCCAGGCGTATTTACCAATGAGAACGACCAGTCTCAGGTAACTTCGCAGCCTCCTGTAGTTGGAGCCGCAATTATCGGTCCTACCGCAAAAGGTCCTGTAGAAATTCCTACATTAGTAACAAGTTACTCACAGTTTAAACAAATTTTTGGTGGTGCTGTTACAAGTGGCAGTGATGTTTACAGTTTCTTTACAGGTATTACCGCTTATAGCTACTTTAATAACGGGGGAACTAGTTTATTAGTTGCTCGTGTAGTATCTGGTTCTTATACCTCTGCTACATCAACCGCAATTTCCGCTTCTACTCAAGCATCATCACAACCTGCTTTTGTATTAGAAACCTTATCTAAAGGTATTATCATGAACAGTAGTTCAAGTGAAGGAAGTGCAGGACAATTAGCAAGTGGTTCTGTAAACAATGTTCGTTGGGAAATTTCACAACGTGATACTGGATCTGGAACATTTACTTTATTGATTCGTCAAGGTAATGATACCTCTAATACTAAATCAGTAATGGAAACATGGTCAGGTTTATCTTTAGACCCTAAAACATCTAACTTTATTGTTAAAGTACTTGGTGATTATGTTTACAATTATAATTCAACCACTAACCAAATTGAAGTATCTGGTTCTTACCCTAATAAATCAGCTTATGTTCGTGTTAAATCTATTAATTTAACTACTCCTGATTATTTTGATAATAACGGTGTAGCAAAATCACAGTTTACTTCTTCACTTCCAATATTAGCAAGTGGTTCATTCACTGGCGCAACGGGTGATGTAAAAGTAGGTGCTAATTTTTATAACAATATTAATGCATCAAACACACAAGGTTTAGTTTCTGATAACTACACTAATATGATTGCTTTGTTAAGCAATAAAGATGACTACAAATACAACGTATTAGTTACTCCTGGTTTGTACAAGACCGACTATAGCTCAACTATATCAAATATTATTTCAAACACTCAAAATCGTGGTGATGCAATTTATGTAACTGATATGGTAGGATATGGATCAAATGTTGGAACCGCAGTTACTAACGCTGCCTCAATTGATAACTCATACGCTACTACTTACTGGCCTTGGTTACAAATTTCTGATGTTGAAACTGATAAAAATGTTTGGGTACCTGCCTCTAGCATGATGCCTGGTGTTTATTCCTATAATGATAGCGTTGCGGCTGAATGGTTTGCACCTGCTGGATTTAATCGTGGTGGTTTATCAACAGTATTGCGTGTTGAACAGAAATTATCTCAATCAAACCGTGATACATTATACTTAGGTAAAGTTAACCCAATTGCAACATTCCCAGGACAAGGTATTGTAGTATTTGGGCAGAAAACATTACAAACTAAAGCAAGTGCTTTGGATCGCGTAAACGTTCGTCGTTTGTTGATCTCTTTGAAAAATTATATTGGTGGTATAAGTAATAACTTGGTATTTGAACAAAACAGCGTTGCAACTCGTAACAGCTTCTTGTCCCAAGTTAACCCATACTTAGCATCAGTACAACAACGTCAAGGTTTGTATGCATATAAGGTAGTAATGGATGAATCAAACAACACAGCTGATGTTATTGACCGCAACCAATTAGTAGGTGCTATTTATATTCAACCAACTAAAACTGCGGAATTTGTAGTGTTAAACTTTAATATTCTTCCTACTGGAGCCTCTTTTGAGTAATAATATTTATAATAAAATAAGAACATGGCAATTTTAAGCTCTAACGAAATATTTTTCACTGCCTTTGAACCTAAGGTAAAAAACCGTTTTATCATGTACGTTGATGGTTTTCCATCATACATGATTAAAGGAATTAATGGGTTAGGATTTGATCAAAGTGAAATTAAATTAAACCACATCAACGTTTACCGTAAAATTAAAGGTAAAATGTTGTGGAACGATGTAACACTAACATTGTTTGATCCTATCACTCCTTCAGGCGCTCAAGCAACTATGGAATGGGTTCGTTTACACCATGAATCAGTAACGGGCCGTGATGGTTATGCTGATTTCTATAAGAAAGATATTGTATTGGATGTTTTAGGTCCTGTAGGTGATATCGTTTCTGAATGGGTGTTAATGGGTGCTTTTATTAAAACTGCTGATTTCGGTGAATACAACTGGGATACAGAAGCTGAAGCACAAAACCTTACCATGACATTAGGAATGGATTACTGTGTATTGAACTTCTAAGAAGTATTGCATATTTTTCAAGAAAGGCTTGTCTTTTGGCAGGCCTTCTTGTATTTTTATATATTTATATACAACAATAAAGTTATAATAAATTATGAGCGAATTTAAAATGCCCACCGAAGCTGTAGATTTACCATCCAAAGGTCTACTTTACCCCAAATCTAATCCTTTATCTAGCGGAAACCTTGAAATGAAGTACATGACCGCTCGTGAGGAAGATATCCTTACTAACCAATCATATATCCAAAAAGGTATTGTGTTGGATAAACTACTTCAATCCTTAATTGTATCAGACATTGATTATAATGATTTAATCATTGGTGACAAGAATGCAATTATGATTGCTGCCCGTGTCTTAGGATATGGTAAAGATTACTCATTCCAATATAAAGGACAAGAGGTAACTGTTGATTTAACAACAATGCAAGATAAACCCCTTGATGAATCACTAATTTCTCAGGGTATTAATGAATTTAAATTTACCTTACCTAAATCAGGCACTAATTTAACCTTTAAAATCTTAACACACGGGGATGAATTAAAGATTGACCGTGAATTAGAGGGATTAAAGAAAATTAATAAAGATAACGTTCCCGAATTATCAACTCGTTTGAAGTATATGATTACTTCTATCGAAGATAACCGCGAGCCTAAGGTTATTCGCGGGTTTGTTGATAACTACCTTTTAGCGCAAGATTCGCGCGCGTTACGCGAGTATATTCGCCGAATACAACCCGATGTTGACCTAAAGTTTGACTTTGATGGGCCAAACGGCGTTGAGGAGGGCGTTGCTCTACCTATAGGGCTTAGCTTTTTTTGGCCTGACGCCTGAGTACAGAAAAGCCCTGTTTGATCAAATACATCAAATTATATTTCATGGTAAAGGCGGATATACATTTCCGGATGTATACGCAATGCCAATATGGTTACGACAATATACTTTCCACCAAATTAAAACTTGGCACGAGGAACAAAATAAAGATAAAGATGATATTGATACCTTTACTAGCAAAGTTAAATCAGGACAAGTACAAGTTCCCGACTATGCTAAAGGTGCAAAACTAAAATACAACGGGGGCGCTACACAAAAGTAGTGCCCTTAAATATTTATAACAAATGGCTACACCCGAGGAATTAAAACGACAACAAGAGGAAAATGCTCTTCTTGAGCAAGAAAACGAAATCCTAAGGAAACGCCTTGAATTACAAAGTGAAAGTTATTCATTATCTACATCTTACCTAGAATCAATAAAAGAAATTTTAGGAATCCAGTCTAAACGAACCCAGTTTGAGAATGATACTTTAGATATCAATAAAAAAATCCAAAGAGCTATTCGTGACCAAAGCTTAGACTTAGAAGACTCAGTTGAAAAAGTAAAACAAGTTAATAAAAATAAAAAATTAATTTTAGAGGCACAAGCAAAAGAAACTAATTTATCTAAGGATTTAACAAAACAAGATAAAGACCGAGCCGAAGCCGCTGGACGTACAGTTAATTTTATTAACAAAACTACTAAAAATCTTGAAAAAGAATTAAGTTTACCTATAGAACGAAGAGATCAAAGTAGAATTGAAAATCTTAAAAATACAATAAGGAAACAAGAAGAACTTCTTGATAGAACAACTAAAAATATGAGCCGTAATGCTCGTTTATTGCTTTTAACTAAACTACAACGAGAAGAATTAGAAAAAGTAAACGCGGAACGAGAAAAAGAATTAACAATAACTGATAAATTAGTAGCCGCCGCTAATAAGCTACCTGGTGAACTAGGCAAATCTGTAAAATTAGTAATGGATTTAAATGCTGGTGGTAAATTAGCTGCTTTAGCTATAGGTGCATTTTTAGTTAAAGCAATTTTACAAGCCGATGAAAAAATTACAAATCTTCAAAAAGCATTTGGCATTACTCGCGAAACTGCAAAAGGAATATCAACAGAACTTGAAAGACAAGCTATTACCTCTGGAGATATATTCATCACTAGCAAAAAATTAAATCAATCATTTAGAGAATTAAGTGCTGAATTAGGATTTGCCGCTGATATTTCAGGACAAACATTAGAAACATTTACTAATTTAACACAAAGATTAGGGCTCAACACTAAAGAGGCAACTCAATTAACGTATTTAGCGCGTTTACAAGGCGAAAATACAGAAACCACATTAAATAATGCCTCTAAAACAGTAAGCGCATTAAACCGACAAAAAGGCACAGCTATTAACATTAAAGCCGTGTTTAATGATATTGCTAATGCTAGTGCTGCTACTGTTGTTAGTTTAGGTGGAAGTGTTAATGCATTAGCTGAAGCATCAACTAAAGCAAGACAATTAGGATTAACATTGGGTGAGGCTGACCAAATCGCGTCTTCATTACTTGATTTCCAATCATCTATTGAAAATGAATTAGCCGCCGAATTAATGACTGGTAAACAGATTAATTTAGAGGCTGCTCGTTATTATGCTTTAACCAACCAAACAGCCAAATTAACTGAGGAAATTGGTAATAACCAAGAATTAATTAATGCTTTTGCCACCGATAACCGTTTAGCACAAGATGCTGCAGCTAAGGCCTTAGGATTGTCTCGTGAGGAATTAGGTAAAATGGTTATGCAGACTCAATTCTTAGCATTAGGTGCTGAAGGATTTAGAGCTAAATTTGGTGAAGCTAACTATGAACAAATGCAGGCTTTATCTATTGGAGATAGATTTAAAGCAACATTAGAAAAAATACAAGAAATAATTGGAAATGTTGGATACGCTTTAGAACCAATCTTAAATGCCTTTGCCTCATTAGCATCTAGTTCTACTTTAGTGTTAGCAACTGTTGGTGCCCTTGCTGGTTTATCATTAGTAAGGTTAATAAGTAGTATATCGTTGATGGCAAGCCAATTAGTTTTAGCATCTGCGGGTGCTTTAACTATAGGTAATGTATTAACAGCTGGAGGAATTACTATTGCTGTTTTAGCAGGTTTGGGAGCATTATTAGGTATGTTCCAAGACTTTAAAACAATGGATGATGGTATATCAACAGGATATGGTAAACGTATGCTGTTTGATAAAGGTTCAATATTTGCTTTAAATGATAATGACAATATTATTGCTACTACTAACCCAATCCCAGTAAACGATATTCAATCGCGTCCTAAAGGGGCAATAAAGATAGCACCTCAACAAGCAGCACCAACTCAACAAAATGTTAAAGTAACACCTTCAACCACTGTTGTTCAACTTGCCCTTAATGGAGCTAACATAGGTAATGCTACCGCTCGTTCAACATATAGCATATCCTCTAACATTAGACAATTTGGAGGTGGTGGAATTGATACAAGCGCTACAACATAAAAAACAATAATTTTTAATATTTATAACAAAATAACACATTATGGGAACCACTTTATTAGAAAGATTATTAGACAAAACTATTAACGGAGACGATTCATTAGATGGTTTAGTACCTTTAGTTCAGAATGCTGATCCTAATTTTAAATCTATCAATGATAGTTTTGGAAATGGAACATATGATGAGACTTTGCGCAAAGACACATCTAATCCTGATTCAGTAGCCGCTGGTAGGATTACAAGAACTCCTAAGCGTCCTTAATCAAATAAACAATAATACAAATGTTATTGAATGGAAACCTCCTACTTTATAAGTAAATAAAAATAATAAATGGCTTTAAGAGAACTATTAACCGATGTTGGAACACAATACCGTAATTTAAAATTCGGTAATGATCGTCCCGGAGGAGGTAATAGTAAACAGCCCTATATTATAAAAAACTTACCCCCAGTAGAAAGTGATCCTGATTCTACTTTTCCTGATTTTCTATTAAGAGATCCAAAAAATCAACTTGAAAATAGAATTGATGATACAACTCGTATTGGTAAATTCTTATTAAGTAGAAACGGGCAATTGTTTATTGCCAAACAAGAATTATTATCGTTACAAAATCCTTTAGTACCTGGTCGTCCCAATAGATCAAATCCTGTAGCAGGATTATATAATCCACTAATGACCTTAGCCCAAGTTGCTGGGTCAGGAACAGGCTTACATATTGAAAAACAGGGTTTAGGTCCTATTTTTAATAGTGAGGTTAAATATGCTAGTGTTTATAAAAGACTAGATAGTGATGATGCTGAACCTCAAACACGATTAGCATTATTAAAACAAACAAAAATCGGTGACCCTCAAAATCCCGATATACAAAAACGTGATACTTTACTAGTTACTAGAAACACAGGCCAAAACCTAGGAATAGCGGCTAATGATAATTTTATATTATCTTACACTGGTGGGCCTAACTCACCAGGTTTAGGAAGAACACGTATCCCTTTTGCTAATGATAGATTAACAACAGGTCAATTATTATCTAGAACAAATGATGCTCTCCAAATCAGTAAAAACAATACTGTTAATGGAACATTATTTAAAACTAACAATATAAATAGTTTTTTAGGAGCATCAAACAAATCAGGTGAATTAAATTACATTAACATTATTACTGGGCCTGGAGAAAAAAATAATACTAATTTCTTTGCTCAAAATAGTGTTTATACTTTAGGTAATACATTTCCTTCTGAAAATACAGCAAATACTATAAATAGAGGTGTTTACACTTTTAACCAAATACAATTAAGAGATAGAAAATCAATCCTTGATCCTGATGAATTTGGAAAAGCAGTACCTTCTGATTTTAGAAAAGATATAATTGGTGCCCCTGATAAGATAGGTATTTATTCGTTTGATTATCAAAATGCTCGAGTAAATAGAATACAACGTGTTGGAGATGGTAATCCTGGTAAACGCACTAGGAATAGATCTCGATTAAATATTTACGATAACGATACTGTTGATCGAATCAACATGATTCCATTATACAGAGACAGAATTGTATTAGATCCTAATGTATTAACACGAGATTTAGTAAAATTTAGGTTTGAGGTAATTGATAACACTAACCCTGATATATCTACATTTGTCCATTTTAGAGCATTTTTAGGGGCTATAACTGACCAATACAGTTCAGATTGGGAAGGATACAGATTTGTAGGTAGAGGTGATAAAGTTTGGAACTACCAGGGATCATCTCGTGCTATTAACTTTTCATTTAAAGTAGCGGCTCAATCAAGAGCCGAAATGAGACCTTTGTATCAAAAGTTAAACTACCTTGCATCCTCACTATCTCCTGATTATAATAGTGGATATATGAAAGGTAATTTAGTTAGATTAACTATTGGCGACTACTTAATGTATGTGCCTGGTTTTATTACTAGCTTAACTTATACTATACCTGAGGAAGCAAGTTGGGAAATTGCACTTAACTCACCCGAAACCGGCGAGGATGAAGGATTAATGGAAACTCCAAAATATTTTGAAGTAGATGTTGCCTTTACCCCAATACACGACTTTACCCCACGACTAAATGATGGAGGTAGAGATGTAGCATTTATTACTAACCCTACAGGAGTAGGTGGAACAGAAAACCAATACTTGGATGATAATAAAATTTATTTCTTTAGTAATGGTGGTGATAAGATATATGGTCCTGGTGAAGAAGCTAACTTAGCCGCTAACGCTGGAGGAGTTTCAACTATAGATGCATCTAATTTATTAGAGTATGGTACTAAAGGATATGATAAGTATTATGCTAATAACTTTAATATTCCTGTTGCCCCTAGACCTATAACACAAACACAAATTCCTTCTATTAATAATCCTGCTCCTCCTGGATCTCTTCCACTATTTACTCCTGTACCTTTAGGAACACCTCGTGGCGGAAAACTTTCTCAAACCACAGATATTAATCTTCAAGACTAAAATGAATCGTTACGCTAACATACCCGAATTAAAAACAAGCACAGGTACAAGGTACTTAGGTACCACTTTTTACCCTGAAATTCCGTATTCTGAAAGCGATATATATGTTTATACAACTGAGGGTGATAGATTAGATAATTTATCTCAACAATATTATGGTGATACTACCCTATATTGGGTTATAGCATCAGCTAACGCAACTATACCATTTGCCTCCTTATTTATTACTCCAGGAACACAATTAAGAATCCCAGGTGATATAAGCAGTATAATTTCTAGTTTTAACCAATTAAATGAATCAAGGTAATGGCAACTCCAAGAATTTTAGGTTTACCCTTTGATAGTGGGGTAGATGCCCAAGTAAAAATAAGGCAAAAACAATTATCTGTTAGAAATAGACTTGATAATACTCAACAACAAGATAATTTAGTTGTTTTTAACAGCTCAACATCATTTGTTCGTCTATCATCCGCAGTAAGTGTTGATGAGGATGAACGATTAACTACATTAAAAAATAATTTAGGGTTAAATCCTGGAGATATTACTGGGTATCAATTAGCTAAAAATTTAGTTTTATGGGGTGGAGTAAATATAAAACAGTTACCTAGAGGAATTGGATATGATTTAAATTCAACTTATGGTTTCTTATCAGATGGGGCTCAAGGTTTAAAACCGTTACCCGGTATTACTAGTATGACTAGTAACTATAAAAACAACGGTTCATTACGCGAGGTAACATTAAATATTAAATGTTTTACCCGTAAACAATTTGAGGCTATTGAGGCTGTTTACTTACGTTTAGGATATACAATGGTGGTTGAATGGGGACATACTGATTATTTTTTAAATGATGGTGTTAAATCACAAACTACGGGAGCATCAATCCTAAGCCTTTTATACCCCGGAACAAAATCAGATAAGATTGAGCCTATTACTATTCAAAATAAATTAGACGAAAATAAAAAGAATACTAGTTACAATTACGATGGAGCCTTATCCCGAGTAACGAATTTTAGTTGGAATTTAAACTCTGATTTAAGTTATGACATAGTATTGTATTTAATTTCTTGGGGAGACATAATTGACTCATTAAAATTAAATACCTCAGATAACGCTATAGCTTCTCAAAGTCAAGCACGAATTGATGCTACTCAAAATCCTGAAATTTCTCCTAGTTTAATTAATGTTGTTAATAATAAGTCTTTAAGTAGTTTAAATGCTTTATTTTATCAAATGTTTCAAGATTTAATTGTTAATATGCCTAACAATGGGGTAAGTGATACTACTCAAGAACAAATAGAAGACCTTAATCAATTGCAAGATGAAGCTGCTGCCTTACCTCAAGCAAAACAAATACTTGTAGGAGTTGTCAATGAATATTCAAATTTCTTATCTCTTAATAACACTCCTATTGCCACTGAACGCACTAGTAAGGACGACGATCAAGCTAACATTATCGAACTTGGTAGAGTACTTAATGCACTTACTTCAGAAATTAACGCTATTATTGATCCTGACACATTTAGAACTTATACAGGAATATATAGTACTATTGAAACAATAAATGGTGCTGACCAATATGCTACTAGTAGAGTAATTGCTGTTACTACTATACAAACTAAAATTAAAGATAAATATAATTCCTCTACTTCAGTGTTTAATACTAATTTAGAAAATAGATTAGAAACCATCATTACTCCTGAGGATTTAAAAATAGACCTATAAGATATGGCAATTAACTACTCAGAATTTATAACTAAAAGTATAACCGCCGAATATAGGGGAATGAACTATATTGAATATGCCGATGGTGGGATTGAAATGTATATTTCGTTTCAAACATTATTGCGTTTTATCTCTGAAAATTTAAATTTAATAAGTAATGGTGAAGGTATAGTTTCTATTGATTGGGAAAGTGATAAACCATTCTATGCTTTATCTTGTCATATATCTACAGACTTAACTAAATGTTACCTGTATAATGAGCAATTAAAAATAGAGGATGGATCAAATCCTAATAAAAATTATGCTACCTTTCATCCTTTTAATTTTTTTAGAGATTCTAATTTAACTGATATAAATAAAAATTTACTAATTAATGCAAATGTTCCTAAAGGGCAAGAACAAAATCATGCTTATCCTCAAATAGGAAATATAAATTACATATACTTAAATACTGGTTATTTATCTCAAGTAATTGCTGATAATTTAGATAAAGAAAATAAAATTACTTTACGAAACTTTTTACAAACAGTTTGTAATGATGTTAACCGAGCATTAGGGGGTATAAATGATCTTCAAGTAGTAATTAATCCGGATGAAACACCTAATGTTTTAACTATTATTGATGTAAATCAAAATCGTATTAAAGGATTAACCAAAGTATACGCAAACAACCAAAGCTATACCCTAATACAAGCCCAAGGAATTGGACCTGATAACAATACTCAGGGATCATTTGTTAGAAGTCTTAGCGCTCAATCACAAGTTACCCCAGAAATAGCATCTGCTATTTCAATTGGCGCTCAAGCAAACGGAAACCAGTTAGGTGAGGAAGCAACTAGCTTTAGTCGCTTAAGTAGAGGATTAATAGATCGCATATACCCCGATAAAATAATAATATCTCAAGACCAAGTTACTGGGTCTATAGAAGAAAGATTTAAAACTAATTTAGAGGCTTTTCAAAATTTGGTAACAAATTTACAACAAAATACTTCACCTAATAGTGCTAGGGTTAATTTAAAAATGTCTGACGAAGATAATAATGGGCCTAGTGTAGCAGATTTATTTAAAGCAATAGTAGGTGAATTTACGGAAAAAAATCAATCAAACCCTACATTTATTCCTATTAAATTAGATGTAGAATTGTTAGGTATTAGTGGAATAAAAATATTTCAACAGTTTGAATTATCTAGTGATGTATTGCCTTTAAGTTACCAAAATGATTTTAATTTTATAATTACTGGTATTACCCATGAGATAACAACACATAAATGGATTACTAAGTTAGCTACATTAACTTACTTAAAAGAAAAAGATTTAACTGCTGCTGAAAAAGCTAAAATTAAACCTATCCAGGTACTAAATATTGATTTTACATCTATTGTCCCTGCAGGTGTTTGTAAAGCCTATAAACTTAATACTCAATATAATAAACTTCCTTATAACATTGCCTTAACTCAATTAAATAAATCATTTAAAGCATGGGATCTTACTTTTGCTGGGCTTACCCCTGATAGAGATAATCATATTGTTCTTACAGATATAAAAGGACTATGCGCTCAGGGAACATATAATATTGCTTTAAATTTCCAAAATTATTTTAAGTATGGAGAAACCGGAACAGGTAATAACAGAATATTTAAAAAAGGATCATTAACCAAGGCTGGAGGACCTGCTAAAACCTATAGCCCAAGCTTACTAGGATTAAAATATACAGGAGCATTAATAGGTGAAGGATTAAATAAAGCTCAAATCCAACAAGCAATTAACAGCATTGATTACAACGTTGGCGATATTTTAATCTACTACTCAGAAGACTCAGATGGAGACGAAGGCAAATATGGTCATACTCAAATCTATGTAGGATCAAAATCACCTTCAGGATGGTCATCGGATATAAAGAACAACTATGGACAAAGCTTTGTTTATAATAGTAAACCAGGTAACTGTTGGACTTTATATTTATATCGTGTCCCTAATTTCTAATAATGTATTATCCTAAATCACAAATAGTAACCGATTTATATACTAATGGGGATAAGTATGCTTTACAATCTACCCCTAACACACCTTACACAGGGTACTATTATGTAGTAAGTACTGGCGGAGTATTTAGTGGTAGAAACCCAAATGATGGTATTTCTCAAAAACTAGTTACTATATCTACTAAAGAATACAGCAGTGGGGCTAATCCTAGTCCTAACGATTTTTCATATTTGTCAAGTGACTATGATACTATTCGCCAACAAAATGGAAAACCACAATCACTAGACTCATTATTAGAACCTAAATACATTACACCATTACCTCAATATCCATCATTTACTCGTTATTTTGTTAAAAAAGCTAATGAATTGCAGTTTATTGAGACAAATTCTGATATTTATAATAAAATATTAAGTAAAGACAACACATATAATTGGCCTATCTATATTCCTTTTACCATACTTTGGACAACTAACGGGGAAAATCGAGAAACAGTAGCAAAAACCAATAAAAATATTGTCTCTCTTGAAGAACAAAGAAAAAAATTGTATGGTTTAAGCAATTATTTTAAAAACTACAGCGAATTTTACCGATGAAAAAATCCCTATTAAAAGAAATTATAACAGAATCAGCGCGTTACATGCTGTATGAGCAAAAATTCCTTAACGAGGAAGTAGAAGCAGCACTTACTAAGCAAGAGGCACTTGATAAAATTGTAATGACTAAGGGAAAAAAATTCTCTGTAACTTTTATAAAGAAAAATGGACAAAAACGAGTTATGACTGCTGTAACTAGAGAATCCCCTATTTATAGAAACGCATTAAGAGGTGGAAAATTACCTTATGATCCATTCCAAAAAGGAGTACTGCCCGTATATGATTTAGCAAAACGCGATTTTCGAATGATACATTTAAGTACCATTGAAACTTTAAAAATTGGTGACGAGGTATTTATAGTTAAATAACATGGATAAATTTAATTTAACACAATTCTTAATAGAAAACAAATTAACTGAAAATTCTCGCTTAGAGGAAATTAAAGCTATACCTGGAAAAGTAGGTCCTAAAATAAATCAAGAAGAATATATGTACTTATATATAAAGGATATAGCTGAAGAAGAAGGATTAGATTTAGATTATAGAGATGAATATGAACGTGCTTTTGAGTTAGCATTAGATATGCTTCAAAATCAATATCCTTTTTTAGATTATAGTGATCTTATAGCTAACAAAGAAAAGTTCTGGATTTCTTTTTAAATAACACGAATAATTTTAATTTAAAAAATTTGATCTTTTAAATCTTTTATCGTATATTAAGATAAAAGGTTATATCAAGTGTTTTGGCTCGTCGAAAATAATAAACAATTACAATACTTTATTGATGTCAATAAAAATAAAGACATTAGTGAGGTATTTGTAGAAATTATCCAAAATAATGATAATTATCATCCCGCATTAACCACTCCTTGTTTATTTTATGTTCGTCCTGTAGGATATAAAAAGGGATTTATGTTCCCTATTGACCACAACGATTCATTTTCGGTCAACATTAAACTATTAAAAGAATTATTCGATTCCTTTGACACAATATATGTGCGAGATAAAAAAGCAGCACTATATCATTTCAAACACCACAACATTCAGGACATAAACTTTATATCTAACATTGAAAAGTTAGACTTTAATACCCCAGTCCACCAGTTTTTTTATCAGAAATACGGAGAACGAGATAATATAAACAAAATTATCCCTATTGTAAAACACTATGAACGTTGTGAATTAATTTACGATAAAATTCAACCCGTTTTATTTATGGATAAACCACCCCATTTTCATTTTTATAACAATAATGTTGCTCCTGTTTTTTACATGATTGAAAAAAATGGAATAAAAATTGATAAACACGACCTTGATAAATTTTATGAAATACTATATGAATCCTATTCAATCAGCGATGATAAAATATTTACTCAATACAACCTTTACACAACAACAAGGAGACCATCTAATAGCTTTAATGGCATTAATTTTGCTGCCCTAAATAAAGAAAGTGGCGCCCGTAAGTCGTTTATTGCTCAAAACGATTACTTAGTTGAATTTGACATTTCATCTTATCACCCTACATTAGCCAATAAATTAATTGGTGGTGATTTTGATATTTCTCAATTATATGAGCAAGTAGGTAAAGAAAATGTATTTAGACAATTATATGGGGGTATCCAAGAACAATATCTAGACATACCCTTCTTTGCTAAATGCAAAGAATATATAGACAATAACTGGAGACTTTACAATAACTCAGGCAAATTTATCGTGCCGTTTTCAAGTTATTGCCTTGAAAACATCGACAACCCTAACCCATATAAATTGTTTAATTATATACTTCAAAACTATGAAACATCGCTTAACGCTACCATATTGCGTAAAATAATTGAATTATTAAAAGGAAAACAAACAAAACCTATACTATATGTATATGATTCTATTTTGCTTGATTATGCGGAAAGCGATGGGGATGAATTATTAAACGATATACACAACATATTTACACAACAAGGATTAACAGTAAAAACACAACATGGAATTAACTACAACAACCTTCGTCCCCTATGATATTTATAGCCATACTGAAGATATGGCGCTTACCAATAAGTTATTTTGCTCGTTTGTTGAAGAACAACAAATTGATGGATTTATAGAGGATATAAAGAATTATTATACAATTGCATACAATAAAATATTTGTTTTATATATAAAAAGTAATAACGAGTACGTTTGTACTTACAACATTATGGAAACAGAAATTGATGAAATTCCATATAATACTATTTTAGTACACCGTAAAAAAGAATCAAATACGTTATATACAATTAATGCATTAAATGAATTGATTAAAAAATTAAATGATGGTGTTGTTGATATAAATTATAGAATTAATTGGCAACACTATAAAAATACAATTTTACTCACTCAGCACGATGAGTTAAAACAACTACGAACTAAAATCTACAAAATTGTTGAATTATGATTAAACTAATTGACATACTAAATGAAATAAAAGTTATACCTGGTGGAATTAAGGGAATATACATACTAAAAACAATTTGGGATATTGATAGAGAATGTGACGCAGATGTAGAAGTATTTCGTACTAAAAAAGAAGCAGAAGACGCAGCTCTTGGTTATATTTGGGCGCCAATGTGGGACAATGAAGATACTGAGTTATCTGAAGAAGAATTTCTTAATACTTATTCATTTGACGACTATATAAATAGAACTATAGGTTATGAGGAACCTAGATATGAAATAGAAAAAGCTCAATAAAAAAATAATAGAAGGTTTGGTAAAACAAGCCTTTTTTTGTATGTTATGATGTAAATAAAAGTTATTATGGATTTAAACCAAATTAAACAGAGGCTAAATGCCATGCAGCAGAAACCCGGTAAGAAAAACTCGGGCGAAGATCGCAAAAAATTCTTTTGGAAACCTTCGGTTGGTAAACAGGTTATCCGAATCGTCCCCTCCGCGTTCGATAAAACGAACCCATTTAAAGAATTGTACTTCCACTATGGAATTGGAAACCGTACAATGATTTCTCCCCTAAACTTTGGCGACAAAGATCCTATTGTTGAGTTTGCAAAACAACTCCGTCAATCTCAAGACAAGGAAAATTGGAAATTAGCTAAAAAGTTAGATCCTAAAATGCGTATTTTTGCACCCGTAATTGTTCGTGGTGAAGAGCATTTAGGTGTTCGTTTGTGGGAATTTGGTAAAGAATTGTACCTAGAATTCTTATCAATTGCGGATGATGAGGATATCGGGGATTACACTGACATCTATGAAGGTAGAGACATTACTGTAGACACAGTTGGACCAGATGTTACTGGTACTGCCTACAACAAATCATCTATTCGTGTTAAAACTAAACAAACACCTTTAGTTGAAAACAAAGAAGCAGCTGAGAAAATGCTAGTCGAACAACCTAGCCCAACTGACTTGTACAAGCGTTATGAGTTTGATGAAATGAAGCGTTTGTTGCAAGAGTGGTTAAATCCTGAGGAAGCAGCTCCTGCATCTACAGTTGAAGCCGAGGAAGAAGAAGTTGTACAGCCTATGAAGCCAAATTATGCTTTAACTCCTAAAGAAAGCAAAACAGACAAATTTGACTCTTTGTTTGGCGATGATGATGATCTACCCTTCTAACTATGGCCAAAAAATCACTAACTGAGGCTGTAGCCTCAGAAATCCAGGGAAACTTTGACCTTGAGCGTTTTAAAGAGAAAAAACTTCTTAACACAAACGTAAAATTTAAGGAACAAAGGTGGATTCCCTTTTCAAATGCACTCCAACAATCAATTTCGGTTGTTGGAGCCCCAATGGGACACATTACGTTGTTACGAGGCCATAGTAACACAGGTAAAACTACAGCATTGCTTGAGTTAGCTATTAGCGCTCAAAAAATGAACATTTTACCCGTATTCATCATTACTGAAATGAAATGGTCTTGGGAACACGCTAGAATAATGGGCTTCCAGTTAAATGATGTTATTGATCCCGAAACAGGTGAGGTAACTGACCATAATGGATTTTTTATCTACAAAGATAGGTCATCTTTAGGTACAATTGAAGACGTAGCTGAATTCATTGCCGATTTGTTAGATGAACAGAAAAAAGGTAATTTACCTTATGATTTATGTTTCTTCTGGGATTCAATTGGTTCAATACCATGTAAAATGAGTGTTGAACAAAATAAGAACAACCCAATGTGGAACGCAGGAGCAATGTCTCAACAATTTGGTAATTTTATTAATCAACGTTTTCCGTTATCTAGAAAAGAAACAGCACCTTATACTAATACAATGGTAGCTATCAATAAAATTTGGGTTGCCCCTGCCGAAAACATTATGGCACAACCTAAAATGAAAATGAAAAACGGTGAAACTATGTTTTTGGATGCATCTATTGTTTTAACTTTTGGTAATATCACTAATAGTGGTACTAGTAAAATTAAAGCAACTAAAGACGGTAAAGAAGTTGAATTTGCTGTAAGAACCAAAGTATCTTGTGATAAAAACCACGTTACAGGATTACAAACTAAGAGTGTTGTAATTGCCACTATACATGGTTTTATTGAAGATGATAAAAAAGATATCGATACTTATAAGAAAGCCCACTCTAGCGAATGGAAAAATATTTTAGGTGATGGTAAATTTGATGTTATTGAAGATACTTCAGATTGGGATGAGTCAACGCGTGATATCCCTTTGGGATTAACGGATGAAGAATAGTGATCTACTTAAGCTGCTTGATAACATAAAGCAAGAGGAAACAGTACATTCATTTGACCAAAATAGTAGAGTATTATTAATAGATGGTTTAAATCTATTTTTTAGAAACTTTGCTATGATCAATTATGTAAACCAAAATGGAGTACATATTGGTGGATTAGGAGGGTTTCTTCGTTCACTAGGTTCTTTAATTAAATTAAACCAACCAACCTCAGTTTACGTAGTATTTGACGGAATGGGTTCTTCTCTTAACAGGAAGAACCTACTTCCCGAGTATAAATCAAATCGTAACATTACTCGAATTACAAATTGGGATATATTTGATAGTTTAGAGGAAGAAAATGATGCTAAAGTTGACCAAATATCTAGATTAATACATTATTTACGTTGTTTACCTGTTAATATAATTTCACTAGATAAGGCCGAAGCCGACGATGTTATTGCGTATTTAGCTATTTATTATCATAATTTAGGCAAATCTAAAGTAGTAATTGTATCTAGCGATAAAGATTTTATACAATTAGTAAATGAAAATATTACTGTATACCGTCCAACTGAAAAAGAGTTTTATACCCCTGATACTGTAAAAGAAAAATTTGGAATATTATCATCTAATTTTATCATTTATAAAACATTATTAGGAGATAAATCTGACCAAGTCCAGGGCATTAAAGGTCTAGGTGAAAAAGGATTACTTAAAAAATTCCCAGAATTAATTGATCGTACTTTATCATTAGATGATATCCTTAGCATTAGTGCCGAAAAGTATAAAGAACACATTGTATATTCCCGAATAGTGTTTGAAGAGAACAATTTACGCATTAATTATAAGTTAATGGATTTACAGAATCCTTTGGTAGATGAAAGTCAGATTCGTATACTCAAGGAAGTAATTGATAAACAAGTACCTTCTTTAGACATTCCCTCATTTACCCATTTATGTAATGAGGATGGTCTAGGAAATATCTTAAAAAACATCAGTTACTGGTTACCAGAAAATTTTAAAGTATTAAATAGTTTTAGAAAGTAAGTTATGACGTTAGGAAGTTTAGCACAGTATGGGACAGGATTCCAAACCAAAGTAATTGCCTGTTTATTGAATGATAAAAAATTCTTACAGACAATACATGATATTTTATCAGATGAATATTTTGATAACTCATCACACAAATGGTTAATTCAACAAACCTTAAAATATTATCAAGAATACCACACAGTCCCTAGCCTTGAGTACTTCCAGGTTGAAGTTAAAAAGATTGAAAATGAAATTCTAAAAGTTTCCCTAGTTGAACAATTAAGAGAATGTTATAGAACATTTGAGGCTGCTGAGGATATTGAATATGTTGAAAAAGAATTTGCTACTTTTTGCAAAAACCAACAATTAAAAAATGCGTTATTTTCAAGTGTAGAGATGCTGAACATGGGGGACTATGATTCCATTCGTTTCCTCATTGATAGCGCGTTAAAAGCGGGTCAAGACAAAAATATTGGCCACGAGTATGTCAAAGATATCGAGTCACGTTACCGAAACGAACACCGCAGTGTTATTCCAACTCCTTTTGAACGATTTAATGAACTATTACAAAATGGTTTAGGTAATGGCGATTTAGGAATCGTATTTGGCTCACCAGGTGGTGGTAAATCTTGGTGCCTTATTGCTATGGGTGCACACGCTGTTGAATTAGGATTTAATGTTGTTCACTATACCTTAGAATTAGGTGAAGGATATGTAGGTAAACGGTACGATGCTTATTTTTCAGGAGTTAGTGTTGCTGAAGTACATAACCACAGAGATCAAGTACAAACTGCCATAGATGCCTTACCAGGTAAGTTAATTATTAAAGAATACGCGCCTAGAAAAGCATCAATTTCTACAATAGAATCACACATCCAGAAGTGCTCTGACTCTGAGATGAAGCCAGATTTAGTTATTATTGACTATGTTGATCTTCTTTCATCTTTTCGCAAAAATAAAGAACGGAAAGATGAGATAGATGATATTTATATCAGTACTAAAAGTCTTGCCCGACAACTTAATATCCCTGTTTGGACTGCCTCACAAGTAAACCGAGCTGGTGCAAAAGACGATATTATTGAAGGCGATAAAGCGGCCGGCTCATATGATAAACTTATGATTGCTGATGTTGCTATATCCTTATCACGTAAACGGCAAGATAAAGTTAGTGGACTAGGAAGATTTCACATTATGAAAAACAGATATGGCATGGATGGTTTAACATTCAATACAAAAATTGATACTACTACAGGACATTTTGATATATTAGGTGAAAACTTTGAAGAAGATGAACCTCAACAAAAACAAAGTGCCTATTCTAACCAAATTGACTCCGTTGATAAGTCTATGTTATCACAAAGATTTTTTGAACTTAACCCTACAAATTATTAAAAACTATGAATATCGAACAAAATATCTTGTCGGATGTAACCGTGTACCTTAAATACGCCAAATACGTCCCTGAAAAAAATCGACGTGAAACATGGGAAGAACTCGTTACACGCAATAAAACAATGCATTTGGATAAATTTCCAAATTTAGCTGAAGAAATTGAAGCTGCATACAAGTATGTATATGAGAAAAAAGTATTACCTTCAATGCGCTCAATGCAATTTGCAGGTAAACCTATTTCCATTAACAACTCTCGTATCTTTAACTGCTCTTACTTACCAATTGATGACCACAGGGCATTCTCTGAAATTATGTTCCTATTGCTTTCAGGTTGTGGAGTAGGATACTCAGTACAAACTCACCACGTTGAGCAATTACCCGAAATTAGAAAACCTTTAAAATCAAAGCGTTATTTAGTAGGTGATTCTATTGAAGGATGGGCTGATGCTGTTCGTATGTTAACTAAAGCTTATTTTGGTTACACCACAACCGCCCCATTATTTGACTTCCGTGATATCCGCCCTAAAGGTGCATCATTAATTACAGTTGGAGGTAAAGCACCAGGTCCTGAGCCATTGAAAATTGCTTTAGTACATATGCAAGCGATTTTAGACCGTAAAAACGATGGTGAAAGATTAACAACTTTAGAATGTCACGACATTATTTGTCACTTAGCTGATGCTGTGTTGTCCGGAGGTATTCGTAGGGCGGCTTTGATCGCATTGTTTAATTTACACGATGAGGATATGCTAACTTGCAAATTTGGCAACTGGTGGGAACATAACCCACAACGTGGTCGTTCTAATAACTCAGCAGTGTTGCTTCGTAACAAAATTGATAAAGACACATTCTTCGGACTGTGGAAAAAAATTGAGGCCTCTAATAGTGGTGAACCTGGTTTCTTGTTTACAAACGATAAAGATGCTGGAACAAACCCTTGTGCTGAAATTAATTTAAAAGCTAATCAATTCTGTAACCTATGTGAAATTAATGCTTCAGACATTGAAACACAAGAGGAATACAATGCACGATCTAAAGCAGCAGCTTTTATTGGTACACTACAAGCCTCTTATACTGATTTCCATTACTTAAGAGATATTTGGAAAAAAACAACCGAAAAAGAAGCATTATTAGGTATTGGAATGACAGGTATTGCCTCAGGTGCTGTATTTAAATTAAATATGAAAGAAGCAGCTAAAGCCGCTTGTGATGAAAATGAAAGAGTAGCAGCTATTTTAGGTATTAACAAAGCAGCTCGTGTAACTACAGTTAAACCTTCAGGTACTACATCATTAGTACTAGGTACTAGCTCAGGTATCCATGCTTGGCACGATGATTTTTACATGCGTCGAATCCGTTTAGGCAAAAATGAGGCGTTATACTCATACTTATCTGTTTACCACCCTGAAATGCTAGAGGATGATGTATTTAAACCTACATTACAATCAGTATTATCTATTCCTCAGCGTTCTCCAGAAGGTTCAATTACGCGTAGTGAATCAGCTATGGATTTATTAGAGCGTATTAAAACAATTAATAAAAATTGGATTAAACCAGGCCATAGAAAAGGAAATAACATGCATAATGTATCAGCTACAGTAACTATTAAAAAAGATGAATGGGCTGGGGTTGGAGATTGGCTATATGACAATAAAGAATACTTTACAGCATTATCATTCTTACCTGAGGACTTAGGTACTTATGTTCAAGCTCCTTTCGAAACCATTACTGAAGAACAATTTAACGAGGCTATTAAACCACTTCATTTGTTAGACTTGTCAAAAGTAGTTGAAATTAGTGACAATACAGCATTGATGGACCAAGCAGCTTGTGCCGGAGGTGCGTGCGAAATAATTTAAATTAATCAAAAAATAAAAGAAGGGCTTGGTTTTACAAGCCCTCTTTTGTATATTTATGTAGAAGATAATATGTCGTTTATTAAGAAATCACACGAAACCCCATTATGCTTGCTCGAAGATAGTAAGCAGTTTAATGATTATGATTACTGTTTGCCTCATTTATTAGACAAGGAACCGGAGTATGAGAATTACTTCCGTCGTGCTAAAGAAGAAGGCCGTTACATTATTATGGACAACTCGCTCCATGAATTAGGTGAGGCATATGATTGGGAAAGATTAATATATTGGATTAATGAACTTAAACCCAATGAATTTATTGTTCCTGATGTTTGGGAAAATGCTAATTTATCTATTGCTAATGCCGAAAAATGGATTCATATGAAAGATTGGCCTGAGGAGGTAATGAGAGTAGCAGTTGTTCAAGGTTTAGGATTGCACGATTTAATCCGTTGTTATGAATCATACAAACTCTCAGGATATAAAAAGATTGCATTTCCATATGGATTAACGTTTTATGCTAAGTACGTAAAACACCCTAATGTAGATATGGCTAAAATGTTAGGTAGAATTTCTATTATTACTCATTTCCACAATGTAAAAATAATTTCTCAAGGTGATAAGATCCACTTATTAGGATGTTGCTTACCTCAAGAATTTTTATACTATCAAGGATTTACATTTGTAGATACAATTGATACCTCAAATCCTATCATTGCAACTATTGAGGGTACTAAATACAAAGAATATGGTTTGATTACTAAACCTAAAACTCGAATTGATGATGTAATGTACATTGAACCCGAAAAAATCGATTACCAATTATTAACATATAACCTAGAATATTTTAATAAACTTAATAAATTTTAAGTTGGAGGATTAAAAAATCTTTTGTATGTTATAGTTATGGAAAAATTTCTATCACTTTACGACTACCTAAAGAAACCAGCAGGTAGAGAATTAGGAATGCAAGTAAGCACAGCAGCTCAACATGACGAAATTCCAATTAAAACCAAAGAAGTAAGTAACTCTATATACTCTGGACCAATCCAGATGTATCCTGAAAGTTGGCTAGATGATTATTTTAATAAGGGAACAACATCTTCTACAGAAATCCTTTACAATGAACCAGACGACTTACCTTTTTAAATTATGGAAAAAATAGATATTAATCCCGCTTGGGAGGCGGAAATTAAAAAAGTACTAGATGCTATTTGGGAAAATCGTTTTCGAATGAACTTGAATAATTTAGAAAAATTACGTAAATTAGCAAACAAAACAAAACTATGAATAAACAAGCAGTGCTTAGCTTATCTGGGGGAATGGATTCCTCGACACTGTTACTACGTCTACTTGCCGATGGCTACGAAGTTACAGCACTATCCTTTGATTACGGTCAAAAACACAACATTGAATTAGAACGTGCTAAAGAATTAGTAAAGTATTTAAACAACCATTCTCGTTATGAGGATGAACAATACTATGCTAAAGTAAAACATCAAACAATTACATTAAAAGGGTTAGACAAATTACTTAATTCAGCCTTAGTAAAAGGTGGAGATGATGTTCCTGAAGGACACTATGCTGAAAATAATATGAAAGCAACAGTTGTCCCTAATCGTAATAAAATATTTAGTTCAATTATTCAAGCAGTAGCATTAAGTATCGCAGATGAAAAAAATACAGAAGTTAAAATCGCAATGGGTATCCATGCAGGGGATCATGCAATTTATCCGGACTGCCGCCAGGAGTTTCGAGATATTGATTACGCTGCTTTTTGTGCTGGTAACTGGGGTGCTGATCGTGTCCAGTATTATACTCCTTATCTTAGTGATGATAAGGCTGGTATTTTAAAAGATGGTGAAAAGTGCTGTACTTATCTTCACTTAAATTTTGATAAGGTATACGCTAAAACAAACACATCATATAAGCCTATGGTTCATGTTGTTTTTGACAGCTATGGCAACCCATCAGAAGAATGGTTTTCAGATTACAAATCAGCATCAAGTGTTGAGCGAGTAGAGGCATTTATTAAATTGGGAAGAAAAGATCCAGTTCAATATGCTGATGAATTTGGCCCTGTAACTTGGGAATATGTAAAAGAGTTCGTATCTTCGGTTTTAGAAAATTATGAGGACGCCAAAACGACCAACATTTGAACGTAAAGAATATATTATTGTGAACCAAGAAGGGGAAGCATACATCGGAATGATGTATGGTTCCCTATTTTGGTCACACAATTGGAAAGAAGCTAAGGTTTTATATAAAGAACATACATCACGAATCTTAGAACATTACCCTAAAACTGAAATTATAGAACTATGAACCATCCTAATCCTAAAAAACACCAACAAATTAGTTTTATTAAATCCGCTATTCGTATCTTAGGATATGCTTTTTTATTTTTTGATATTGAGGTAGCAGCTATTACTTTAATCTTTAGTGAGACTATTGGTATTTATGAGGAACTAGTATGAAAAGCTTAATATATTTCTCCGCAGCCTGGTGTCAACCATGCAAAACCCTATCCCCCATCATGGAACAAGTAGGTAAACAAGTACCAGTAATAAAAGTAGATGTTGATACTCAAAAACAGTATACAACAGATTTTGAAATAAGAAGTGTTCCTACAGTAATTCTTGTGGAGAACGGAAAAGAAGTTCGTAGATTTACAGGAGTTAAATCATTAAATGAGATTATAAATTTTTATAAATAATATGAGTAAACATATATCAACAAAAGTTTTTGACGGATTTAGTTGCGTATTTCGTCAATGGAAAGCAGAAGGTACACATTGTAGATTCCTTCATGGCTATGGAGTAAGTTTTAAAGTATGGTTCGAAGGTGAACTTGATGAACGTAATTGGGTTTGGGATTTTGGAGGCATGAAACGCGCTAAAGGAACTATCGATGATATGAACCCTAAAGAATGGATGGACTATATGTTTGACCACACTTTAATTGTGGCTGAAGATGACCCATACCTAGCTGGATGGAAAGCTATGGGCGATCATGGACTAGCTCAGGTACGAGTAATACCAGCCGTTGGTGCTGAGCAATTTGCTAAATTTGTATATGAAAAACTTAATGTTTTTATTAACGAAGAAACTAATGGGCGCGTTAGAGTAGCTCAAGTTGAGTTTATGGAACATGGAAAAAATAGTGCCCTTTACAAAGGATAATAATGGAAAAAGAATATAAAAAACCAGGTCGTATTCTCGACTATAACAAAAAATTACCTGTACTTGAGATTTACCGTTGTATACAATCAGAAGGTTCAAGACAAGGACGTCCTACAATAGCAATTAGAACAACAGGCTGTACTCACAGATGCTGGTTTGGTGAAGGTGGATGGTGTGATTCTTGGTACACAAGTATCCATCCAGAAAAAGGTATCTATACGTTTAATGACATTGTTAAGATTTATGATCAAGATCCTGGAATCACAGAAATGATGTTAACTGGAGGTTCACCAACAATGCAACCCGACCTTTGTAATGAACTTACTCATTTTGCTCACGAACGTGGTATATGTATAACCATTGAAACAGAAGGTAGCCACTATGTTGAAACCGATTATCCGTTTGGGTTGGTATCTTTATCTCCAAAGTTTAGTAATTCTGTTCCTGCTCTTAACGTTACCACTCCAATGGGTAAACTCGTTGATCAAAAAATGATTGATCAACACAACAAACTACGTTTAAATTATGATGCAATTCGTAAAACTTTAGATTATCATACTGATTATCATTACAAACCAGTTTGGGATGGTACAATAGAGTGTTTAGGTGAAATTGAAATATTCAGACAGGAAATGAATATTCCTAAGAATAAAACTTGGTTGATGCCTGCTGGGGATACTAGAGAAACATTAATTGAAATATATCCAAAATCTATTGAAATAGCTATGAAGGTAGGTTACAATTGGACCGGCAGAGACCACATTATTAGTTACGATACTAAGAGAGCTGTTTAATGGACTACAGCACTCGACTTCTATACAAGGATAAAATGCATCCGGAAATTTACAATTCAAACATTCCATTTGAACAAAAAATCTGGCTACAGAATCATTTAGATTCAAAGCACAAAGGAGACTTTAAAGCATTACTCCACGGTATGATGGAGTATGCAATCTTACCTGAAGTAGAAGATTACGAGAATGCTGCTGAAATTAGAGATTACTTAAAAGAAATTAATAGACTTACTAGTAACTAATTATGACATACGAAAATTTTTTAAAAGTAATTACAGCTATAGAAAAGCAAGACAAAGCAGTATCTGCTCTCTATGATTTGAAAATAGATTTGATAGATTGGACTGATCCTTACGGTGTTATTATCGGAGAACTGCTAAAAGAAATCTACGGGGAAGAAGGTTATGACTGGTTTTCTTGGTACTGTTATGAAAGAGACTTTGGAAGCAAAGAAGTAGGAGCTTGGGATGAAAATAAGAATCCAATCTGCTACAGTCACGAATCACTTTGGGAGCATATGGAAAAATCAAGAACCAAATAATTAATATTTATTAATATGCGTTCTATATTATTACTATTTTTACTCCCATTATCTCTATTCGCTCAACGCGATTCAGTTTATGTTAAAACAGACATTTACGAAGCAGTCTACTCAGAAATCTTACAACAACCTAAACGAGTATGGTATACTGTTTTGTGTCCTACAGGTACTGCTCCTCGTACAGGAATGGATTTTTATTCTTTCCCTGGTGTTATTACATCTGATGCTAACGATTATGTTGCTAATGTTTGGGATAAAGGACATTGTGCCCCTGCTGCTGATTTTAATTGTACTAAGGAAATGTTATATAAAACATTCTCTTATGTAAATTGTGTTTTGCAACACGAAAAATTAAATAGAGGTGTTTGGAGAATACTAGAAATACACGAGCGAGATTTAGCTAAAACAGCAACCGTTAAAGTTGAAATTAGGATGGTTTATTCTCCTCGTTCACAAAAACTACCTACAGGTGCAACTATACCAGATGGTTTTTATAAAACTATTTGGATTGGTGCTAAAAAAGAAGTATATTATTTCCCTAATATTGTACCTACACAAAGCGATTATACAAAATATTTAATTAAATAATTTATGAGCGAAAACTTTCAACCAGATTTGGTTGTACAAGCGGTTATTGACAAATTTGCTAACAGAGCAAAAATGGGAAAAGAAAAATACGGTGTAACTATGGACCGTAATGACTTAGAATTTTGGGATTGGTTAAACCATTTCCAAGAGGAACTAATGGATGGTATCGTGTATGCTGAAAAATTAAAGCAACAAATTAAAAAGTGATATTTATACAATATGAAACACATTACCTCAGAACAGTTTGATTCTTATCTTATCTTTGAAAACCATTTTTATGTTTTTTTCTCCTCAGACACTTGTAGACATTGTGCTACAATTACCCCTGTTTTAGAAAAAGCATTTGCTGATTCAAAAGCTCCATTATATAATATTAGTAATGAAGATCCTTATTTAAATGAGGAAATGGGTATAGAATATTATCCAACAGTTTTAGAAATTAAAAACGGAAAAGTTATAAAAAAATATACAGGTTTTAGTAAATTAATTAATGAATACGAAAATTTTATTTAATGAACAACAAATTCAAGATGCTGTAAAAACAGTTGCTTTTGAGCTAAACACAACCACCGAATATTGGGGCGAAAATAATGTGTTTGTAGGTGTATTAACCGGTGGTTTTATGTTTTATACTGATTTAGTTAAACAAATTAGTTTTCCTATTGAATGTGATTTTGTTAGAACTAAATCTTATGTTACTAACCAATCACAAGTTAAACCCGTTGTAACTAAAGACATCGAATTAGATGTTGAGGAAAAAAATATATTCCTGATTGATGATATACTAGATTCAGGAAATACTATGAAATTTTTATTGAATCATTTTCTAGCTAAAAAACCTTTAAGTATAAACATTGTAACTTTGTTTACAAGAGAGGGTATTAAGTTTGAAAATAGATTTGGAAAACTATATTCTTCTTTGTATATTGAGGATAATAATTGGTTATGTGGATATGGGATGGACGATAATGGTTTATATCGTAACATACCCTACGTTTTTGTAAAATAAGTTAATATGGTAGAAGATAATAAAAAAACATTTACACTCGATTTAGAGTGTGTAAAAACTGGTTATGCAAATGGTATCGCTCCTGGTTTCCCATTTACCGAAAAGGAAAAATGGTCAATGGTAGATGAGGCTGCTGAAGCTTATGGTAAATTTTTAGATGCTTTAGGATGTGATTGGAAAAATGATCCTAATAGTTCGGATACACCGCGTCGTGTAGCTAAAGCTTATGTATTTGATTTGTGGAAAGGTCGTTACGAGGCTATGAGTGAAATTACCTCATTTCCAAGTGACGGATATGATGGAATTGTTATTGAACGTAACATTCCACTTACTTCAATGTGTTCTCATCACCACCAAACAATTGGAGGTGTAGTTCATGTTGGTTACATTGTAGGTGAAAATGGCTCAGTAATTGGTTTATCTAAATTAAATCGTATTATAGAACATTTTGGACGTAGAGGTGCTATTCAAGAACAATTAACATCCGCTATCCATCAGGCAGTAGATAAAATTTGTGAACATAACAGAGGTGTTATTGTAACTATAGTTGCAACCCACAACTGTGTTTCTTGTAGGGGTGTAAAACATCAAGGAGCATCTATGGTTACTACCAAAGCATCAGGTGTGTTTATGGATAACGAAAATCAAGCACGCAAAGAATTCTTTGACAGCTTAAAAATTAACAACGGAGGACACAGGATATGATTTTAAATGCTGAACAATTATTAGAGCAGGGTTTACTTAATTTAGATAATGCTAAAGGAAAACCAGCTCAAGTAGGTTATGATTTATCTGTTAAAGAAATTAATAAGGTAGGAGGCTCAATTGGTAAAGTTTTAGTTGACAAAACCGAACTTAATACTCATACTCCTGTTGAAAAATCAAACATGGATTGGAGAGATGGTTGGTTGTTATATGCTGGTGTTTATGATGTAATTATGAATGAGGGATGTAATATCCCATCAAACCGAGTTGCTTTAATTCGTCAACGTTCATCTTTAATGAGAAACGGTGCTATTATTACATCAAGCATTTTTGATCCCGGATTCGTAACACCTAATATTGGTACTTACATGGTTGTGCTTGAAACTATATTCATTGAACAAGATGCTCGAGTAGCACAAGTGTATTTCCATGAATGTGAACCTGTGGCATCAGAACAGCTATATAACGGCCAGTGGCAAAACGATAAACAAAGAAAATAATGTACCAATCCGTCTATTACGACCGAGGAGAAAAACAATATTATTTACGAGATGATAAAATGGGGTGGAAATCTTTTAAGTACCACCCCACTTATTACTTTGCTGATCCAGATGGTGAATACGAAACACTAGAAGGTACTCGTGTATCACCAACTAAAAAAGCAGATTGGAGTGATAATGGATTGTATGAAAAAGATGTTAGTAAAGAAACTAGATTACTAGTAGACATGTATTATGAAACGGATGATACTCCCTCATTTAATAACATTGTTTATCTAGATATTGAGTGTGTTATTGCGGGGGCATTAACACCTGAAAACATTAAAAATCCTAAAGGTGAAATAACAGCTATTGCTTTATATGATAATAATTCTCAAAAATACTTTTGTTTTATCTTGGATAAAGAAAGTAAAATGGATGAGATTAATAGCGATAAAAAGCAAATTATTCCCTTTATATCTGAAAAAGAATTATTACACGGTTTCCTTGATAAATGGATTGAATTAGATCCTACTATTATTACAGGATGGAATAGTGGATTCTTCGATATACCTTACTTGTATTATAGAATATGTAAAGTATTAGGAGAGGATACAGCTAACTACCTATCTCCACTAGGAAAAATAACATTTACACCCCAATTTCCCGAACAACCCGTTAACTTAGCAGGTATTAATCACCTTGACTATATGTTGTTGTTTAAAAAATACATTACTAAACAAGAGCCGTCTTATAAATTAGGGGAAATAGGTAGAAAATATGCTAAGTTAGAAAAAATAGAATATCAAGGTTCACTTGATAAATTATTTAACGAAGATATAGATAAATTTATTGAGTATAACATTCGAGATGTTGAAATTATAGTTGAACTAGAAAACCAACTTAAATTTGTTGAATTAACAGTTACAATCTGCCACCTTTGCCATACAGAATATGAGCAGATTTATTATTCAACAATGCTGAATGAAGGTGCTATTTTAACATACTTAAAACGTAAAGGTATAGTCTCACCAAATAAACCAACTACTTATAACCCCGCATTAAAAGATATTAGTGTTAAAAATGCTGAGGGCCTATATAAGAAAAAAGAAATTACTAAAGAGGAATACGATGATATTGTATCTTTAGCCGAGTATGCTGGTGGTTATTTAAAAGACCCAATACCGGGTTTATATGAATGGATTATTGACCTAGATTTTACATCACTATATCCATCTATTATTCGCTCATTAAACATGGGTATTGAAACTTTAGTTGGCCGAGTTGTTCACAATGGTAAATTTGACAACCAATGGTCATTAAAGGAATTAAAGCAGATGGATCCTGAACGAGTGGTTAATATTGAAAAAATTAAAAAAGATAGAACAATAGCATTATCACAAACCAAAATAAAAGACTTAATTAATATTATTGAAAAAAATAACCTAGTCATATCAGCACCCGGAGTAATGTTCCGTAAAGACAAATCAAGTGTTGTATGTGAAATTTTATCTGACTGGTTTGCTAAACGTCAAGAATATAAAAGGTTGATGAAAAAAGCATATAAGGAAGATAATGACCCGGTTATGGGATCCTTTTATGATAGGCGCCAACACGCGTATAAAATTAAATTAAATGACGTTTATGGTGTATTTGCTATTAATGGTTGGAGATACACAGATGGCAATAAATTTATTAGTAAGGCGATTACTTTAACAGGTCAACGTTTGTTACAAGAAAGTATTACTAATATGAATGACTATTTAAATAATGAATTAAATAACGAAACACCCGTAGACTATATTGTTACAAGTGATACAGATTCACTTTTTATCCAGTGCAAAGACTTATTAAAAGCAAGACATCCGGATATTGATTTTACTAATCAAGAGGATGTAATTAAAAAAATATTAGTAATTGCTACTGAATTACAAGCAATGGCAAATAAGTTTATAGGTGAATTTGCTAGAGATGCTTTTAATTTAGGAGATGATACACAACACTATTTTGAATTAAAACAAGAGGTTGTATTAGATAGAGGTTATTTTGCTGGTAAACGTAGATACGCCCAACACATTGTTAATAAAGAAGGTGTCCCAACAGATGAACTAGATGTTAAGGGATTGGATTTGATGAAATCAAATTTCCCTCCATTATTTAAAAAGTTTGGTGAACACATTATTAATGAGATTATGTTTGGTAAATCTAAGCCAAGTATTGACTCTCAAGTACTTGATTTTAGAGAATCATTACAAACTATTGAGTGGACAAAAATCTTAAAACCTACTGGATTAAAGCAATTAAAAGAGTATACTGAGCGAGGTCCTAGAGCTGGTGAAATATTCTCTAAATTAAAATTAAAATGTCCTATTAACACTAAAGCAGCTATATTTTACAATGATTTCCTTCGCTTTAAAAAACTAGACAAAACCAATTCATTATTTCAGGTAGGAGATAAAATGTTTCTTGCTTATTTAAAGAATAACCCATACAAAATTGATGTTATTGGTTTTAATGGTTACGATGATCCTCCAGAAATAATTGAATTTATTAACACCTATATAGACAGAGATGGAATCTTTGATGGCGTTATGAAAAATAAATTAGAAACATTATATAAAGACATTGGTTGGGGACAACCCATATTTAATCGTAATGTACACAGATTTTTTAAATTTGGATAATTAAAATTTTATTCGTATATTATAGACATGATAGATAAAAAACTACTTTCCTCTATTATTGATAAGTATTATTTAAAAGGACTGTGTGATTCGGTTATTTGGAAAATTGAAGATAACAATTTAGTTATTGATTTTATTACTAAAAATAGTGATATGGTTGGAAACATTAAGGCTGTTGATTTCCCACTTAAAGACACTGAATTAGCCATTTATGATACTTCTTTATTAGATAGACAACTCCAAATTACCTCAGGCAATATTAATTTAGATGTTATAAGTAAAGGAAAAGTTAATACTAAATTAGTTTTATCTGATGCCCAATTCAATATACAATTTTCACTTGCTGATGCCTCATTAATTCCCGAAGTTGGTAAGGTAAAAGAACCTGAAGTATATCAAGTTGTAGCTGATTTAGATTTTGAGGCAATTAGCGCTATGATTAGAGCCAAAAACGCACTTCCTAAAATCAATACTGTTATATTTAACCTGGATAAAAATTTAGACGGTGGGCACAATTTAGTGGTAAATTTCGGCGATATAAACGATTATTCCAACAGAATCTCGTACGACATAAACTCCGTTGAAGTTCAAGGGATAATCGATTTAAACGCAATTTTTAATTCTGACCTATTAAAAGAAGTATTGGATGCTAATAAGGGAGCTAGCAGCGCTCGTATGAGTATTTTTGATAAAGGATTAATTAAGTTAGAATTTATTGATGAAACAGTTTCTAGTTTATATTATCTAGTTTGTAAAGAAAAATAATCTTATTTATAAAAATTAAGAATATTAAAACTAGTTAATATATATAAAATATGGCATAAATGGATAAAAAAACACTTGAACGATTAGATGATGATGATTGGTATAGCTTAAAACAAAAACCACTCCCACCATCAGCAAAAACTTTACTTAAATTAGGTAGGTGTTGCGGAAATAAATGCTTAAATTGTCCATACAAACCAAAACATACCATAGGAAATGAAAATATTCACTTTGACCACGAAAGCCAAATCCCAATTAGACAAACTGATGGTGGAGGAACAATGCACCGAAGATCATTTTTTAAGAGTATCGGTGAAAGGTGGAGGTTGTTCTGGTTTAACTTATGATTTAGACTTTGATGATACGATAGTTCCTTTTGATGAAATATCAGAAGACCAAGGTTTAAAATTAGTTATTGATAAAAGGTCCTTATTATATTTATTAGGGACCGAATTAGATTTTACAGAAGGATTAAATGGTAAAGGATTCTTATTCACTAATCCAAACGCAAGCAGGACTTGTGGTTGTGGTGAGAGTTTTGGTATTTAATTTATAATAAATTTGGTTACTTAAAATAAAGTTTGTATATTTAATAAGATTATGATAAAAGCAGTTTTTGATAACGTGGTAATTAAACCACACACAGAAGAAGAAACCATGTACGGTAACATTATTGTACCCGACATTGGTAAAGACAGAAGTTTAATGGGCACTATTGTATCAGTTGGACCAGGTAGCTGGACTATTGCTGGCACTATGGTTCCAACTACATTAAAAGAAGGACAAAAAGTAATTGTCCCACCTATGGGTCCTACTAAAACCGAATATGAGGGGCAAGAATATTATGTTTGTAGTGAAAAATTAGTTTTAGCAATTATAGATTAATATGAGCAAAGTTATAGAGTTTGGCCCAGAAGCCCGAAGAAAATTAGCTAACGGCATTGATAAGTTAGCAAACGCAGTTACAGCAACTTTAGGTCCTAATGGACGAAATGTTGTTATTTCAAAAGCAAATGAATATCCTCAATCTACTAAAGATGGTGTTACTGTAGCAAAATCAATTTCATTAGAGGACCCAATTGAAGAATTAGGTGTTCAGATGGTTAAACAAGCCGCTATTAAAACCGCAGACAATGCAGGTGATGGTACAACCACATCTACATTGTTGGCTCAAGAAATGGTTAAAGCTGGTTTAACACATTTAAATAATGGAATGAATGCTGTAGAAATTAAAAGAGGTATTGATAAAGCTGTTAAAGAAGTAATTGAGCACCTTCAAACCGAAATTTCTGAGGAAATCTCATCTGAAGAACAATTAACTCAAATCGCAACCATTTCAGCAAATAATGATCCGGAAGTTGGGGCTTTAATTGCTACCGCAATGGAAAAAGTAGGTCGTGATGGAGTTGTTACAATTGAGGAATCTCGTACCGGTGAAACATACCTTGAAACAGTAGAAGGTATGCAGTTTGATCGTGGATTTAAATCTCCATACTTTGTTACTAATAACAGTACTATGCAGTCTGTTTTAGAACGCCCTAGAGTATTAATTTATGAGAAAAAATTAACCCAAGTAAAAGAATTATTACCTTTACTTGAAAACATGTCTAATCAAAATCGTCCTTTGTTAATTATTGCTGAAGATATTGATGGTGAGGCATTAGCTACTCTTATTGTAAACAAAATGAGAGGCCTATTAAAAGTATGTGCTGTTAAAGCCCCTGACTTTGGTGACCGTAGATCATTAATTATGGAAGACATTGCTACCTTAACTGGTGGAACTGTTGTTTCTCCTGATCGTGGTATGAAACTTGATAAATTTAATCTAGATTGGTTAGGTGAGTGTCGTTTAGCAACTATTAGCAAAGAAGAAACTACTTTAGTTGATGGTGGTGGAGATGAAGAAAAAATTAAAGCACGAGTTGAAGACCTTCAACACCAAATCGAACACGCTAAATCAGCATTTGAAGTTGAAAAACTACAAGAACGTTTAGCTAAAATGGTAGGTGGAGTTGCTATTGTTTATGTAGGTGGAAATACTGAAACCGAAATGAGAGAAAAGAAAGACCGTGTTGAAGATGCTCTCCATGCAACTAAAGCAGCAATTGAAGAAGGTATTGTACCTGGTGGTGGAATGGCTTTATTGCACGCTCGAAATGGTATTAAAGATTTTAACAACATTGGAAGTAAAATTGTATATGAAGTATGTTCAAGTCCATTTAAGAAAATTTTATCTAATGCCGGATACGTACAAGAAGATATTTACAATGCTTTATCTGGAGCTACAGGTGGTGACTATTGGTATGGATTTAATCTTAAAACGGATGATTTTGATGACATGAAAACAATTGGTGTAATCGATCCTACTAAAGTAACTCGTACTGCACTTCAAAACGCTGCTTCAGTAGCAGGAACTATTCTATTAACTGAGGCTGTTGTAGTTGATAAATTAGAAGACAATAAAGATGATGCTAGTTTAGGCGGAATGCCTGAAATGTATTAAAATGAGAGATGCTGTAGGACTAATAGGGAATACACTAATAATTGAGGATATAACTTATGTTATAACTAATGTATACATTGTTCCTGATTTGGGAAGTTTATATATTACATTAAATAATAAAGGTGTATCTGTAAATCATCCATTAGATTCCCTATTACCCTACATTATTAAACAAATAAAGTTATGAAACAAGAAAAAAATATTGAACTCGCTAATCGTGTTGCCCCTGGAGACAGGTGGGATGTAAATGGTATAATTTATAACTCATTAACTGAAGCATTAAACGCTTATTACGTTTCATGTGTTACAAAACCTCAAGCCTTTAGACTTGAACCTTTAAAAGGAAAATTGTATGTTATTATAGAAGAAAATTCTGAGGTAAAACCTAAAACATATAACATTTACGGGGAAGATGAATAAACGAGAACATACTTTATTAGTTGAAAAATATCGTCCAAGTGAATTAGCTAATTATGTTGGTAATGAAAGTGTTAAAGCTATTATCCAACAATACTTAGACCAAAACGATATCCAAAACTTTATCTTCTATGGCCCTGCAGGTACAGGTAAAACTACACTAGCTAAACTTATTGTATCTAAAATTGATTGTGACTACCTATATATTAATGCTAGTGATGAAAGAGGTATTGATACAATTAGAGATAAAGTACAATCATTTGCTAGCACAGCCTCATTTAAACCACTTAAAGTGATTATATTAGATGAGGCTGATTTTTTAACAATTCAAGCACAAGCATCCTTAAGGAATATAATTGAAACGTTTTCACGTACTACAAGATTTATTTTAACTTGTAATTATGTTGAACGTATTATTGATCCCCTCCAATCACGATGTCATGTTTTAAAAATTATACCCCCTAACAAATCAGATTCCGCTCGCCACGTTGCCTCGGTTTTAGATAGTGAAGGAATTAACTATGACATTAAGGATCTAGTTGTTATTATTAACAAATATTATCCTGATTTGCGTAAAACACTTAATGTATGTCAATCATCTACTATTGATAATACATTAAAACTTGATTCTACATTATTAGTATCTAATACTTATCAAAGTCAAGTACTTAATATTTTAAAGAAACCTACCCAAACATCATTCACCCAAATTAGACAAATAATTGCTAATTCAGGAGTAAATGATTATGATGATTTATTTAGATTTTTATTTGAAGAAATAAATGAGTATGCTAGTGGTAGAGAAGGTGAAATAATTATTACTTTATCCGAAATGCAATATCAAGCAGGATTTAGGGTAGATAAAGAAATTAATATAATGTCCTGTATCTCCCAAATCTTATCAGTAATTTCTAAGAAACAAGTAATATGATATTGCCAAAAATGTTTAATAAAGATGGGGTTTTGTATGTTCCTTTTCGTAAATTAACATTTAAACGGGAAGATAAAGAAATGATTGATGCTTTAAAAGACATGTGGATGTGTGATACTGTATTAAAAGATAATAATGATTTTTACTTTTGCCGAAAAGTAGATGATATTGAATTTGAACCTATAAATAAATAAAAAATGAAACAACCCGAATTAAAAATGAATTTTGACTTGAAAGCCACAACCGGATTACACACTGCAAGTGGTTCTCCAGTATGGCAAGAAGGAGTTATTTTACGTAAAGTAAGCAAATTTATTGCTGGAACTCCTGATGATGCTATTGTTCCTATCCCTGTATTTTTTGACCCACAAACAGGAAAAATGCTAGAGGGAATGGTACCTAAAGACCTACGTGAGGAATATGCCGATCACATTATTTAATTGGCTAGATAATATTACCATAGGAAAACAGGATTGGGACTCTTTTGAAGAAAATGATAGAGAGTCCTTTAATCCTTACATAATTCATAGATTTATTTCTATGTATGAACCGTATGTTGATTTAGTTAATATAGTACAAAAAATCCCATATACCGAAAAGAAAAAAATTTATTTGCTGTATAAAAGTATGTTGCCGAAAAAGAAAATATTTTTCAAGTATGTAAAAAGTAATTACACAAGTCCTAATGATGAATTAGTAGCTAAACTTGCTGATTATTTTTCATGTTCCTTAGGTGAAGCCGAAGAGTACTCAACCCTATTAGATAAAACAGGGGTTGAAAGTATTTTAAGTGGAATGGGAATTAATGAAAAAGAAATCAAAAAGCTAGTTAAAGAATTAAAGTAATGGCTAAAAAGTTACCTAAAATACTCAAGGAGATAAAAAAACACACTCCTAAGGTTATTGACTACTCAGAAAATAATTCGGTATCGTATAGTCAATTTTCAATGTATAAGACTTGCCATTATAAATGGGCACTTACTTATAAAGATAAGAATAAAACATACAAACCTTCTATCCATACTGTATTTGGTAAGGCATTTCATGAAACGGTTCAAGACTGGTTAAAAGTCATGTACGAAGTAGCAGGAACGGTTGCTGATAAAATAGATTTAAATGATAAACTATATGAGGGATTAATATTTCACTACTCAGATGAAAAAAAGGCTAATGACGATAAACATTTTGCTACATCAGAGGAATTAAATGAGTTTTATGAGGATGGCGTTGCTATTTTAGAATATGTTAAAAAGAATAGATCCTCATATTTTAGTAAACGAGGATGGCATTTAGTGGGAATTGAACTTCCTCTTGTAATTACCCCACACCCTGAATACCCTTCAGTACTGTATAAAGGGTTTCTTGATTTTGTTTTATATGATGAAAAGTATGATAGTTTTTATATTTTTGATATTAAAACAAGTACAGGTGGATGGAATGACTATGCTAAAAAAGATGAAATAAAACAATTTCAACTTATATTATACAAACAATTTTTTGCTCAAGAATTTAATATTGATGTTGAAAAAATAAACATTCAATATTTTATTGTAAGACGAAAAATAAATGAAAATGCTTTATTTCCCCCTAAGCGAGTACAAGAATTTATTCCTGCTTCAGGTAAAAATAAAATGACTAAAGCATTAAGTGAAATGAAATTATTTATTGAAGATTGTTTTGAAAAAGATGGCAAAATACAACAAAAAATATACCCTAAAAACCCGGGACGACATTGTTCTTTTTGCCCATTTAATGAAACTTCTTTGTGTGATAAGTTAATGGAATAAGACTAATTATATATTTATATACAAATATAACGTTATGGAAAAAGATTTATCATTAACCTCAGTAAAAATTAAAACAGAATTATTTGAGTCTTTCAAAATTGAATGTGTAAAAAGAAAATTTACTTTAAACAAACTTGTTAATCGTGCAGTTTATTTGTATATTAACGACGATGAATTTAGAAAACAATTACACAGTCAAACCACAGTAGGAAAGTAATTTATTAAAAAAACAGTTATGCCAAATAAAGAATTAGTGGATAAATACTATATCCCAAAAGACCAACGTAAAAAAATCATGATCATGTGTGATGACATTCGAGTTCATTCGGGTGTAGCTCACGTAGGTCGTGAAATCGTAATTAACACTTGTCACCGCTACAATTGGGTGAATGTTGGTGGAGCTATTAACCATCCTGAGGCTGGTCAAAAATTTGACATTAGCGTTGATACAGGTAACCAAATTGGCATTAATGATGCTAGCGTATTTTTATACCCAATTGACGGGTATGGAAATCCCGACTTGCTAAGACAATTAATTCAGATTGAAAAACCAGATGCTATTTTCTTAATTACTGACCCTCGCTATTGGGCTTGGTTATTCCAGATTGAAAATGAAATCCGCAAAACAACCCCTATTATTTATTTAAACATTTGGGATGACTACCCAGCACCATTGTACAATGAGGTTTTTTATGAGTCTTGTGATGCGTTGTTAGGTATTTCAAAACAAACAGTAAACATTAATAAATTGGTTTTAGGTGATAAAGCTAAAAACAAAGTTATTGATTATGTTCCTCACGGTGTAAACCAAAACACTTTTAGGCCTTTAACTAATGAGGAATTTAAATCTAAAGAATTTTTAGACTTTAAAAAACAACTATTTAAGGGGACAGACTATAATTTTGTCTTATTCTTTAACTCAAGAAACATCAGGCGCAAACAGATTCCAGATACTATCTTAGCGTTTAGGCATTTTGTAGATAGATTATCTAAAGAACAAGCTAAAAAATGTTGTTTAATATTACATACTCAACGAGTAGATGATAATGGAACTGATTTAAATGCTGTAGTTGAATTACTATGTCCTGAGGATTATTGTAATGTTATATTCACTGATGGCCCTACAGGTAGTCAACAATTAAATTGGATATATAACATTGCAGACGCTCAAATTTTATTAACATCTAATGAAGGTTGGGGATTAAGTTTAACTGAAGCTATGTTAGCAGGTAAACCTATTATCGCTAACGTAACGGGAGGAATGCAAGACCAAATGCGCTTTGTTAAAGACGGTAAATGGATGGATTTTGATAAGAATTTTCCATCAAACCATAGAGGTACTTATAAAGAACATGGCGAGTGGGCCTTTCCAGTATACCCAACATCTCGCTCACTAGTTGGTTCAGTACCAACACCTTACATTTTTGATGACAGGTGTGAAGCCGAAGATGCTGCTGACCAAATTGAGGCTATTTACAATTTAAGTCTTGAAGAAAGACAAAGACGGGGATTAGCAGGTCGTGAATGGGCTATGAGTGATGAAGGCGGATTAAGTGCTGAAAAAATGGGTGAACGAGTTATTAACAGTGTTGATAAGTTATTTAACACCTGGACACCTAGAGAAAAATACGAGCTAATTTTAGCTGGTGAGAAAAAGAAAAAACAAGTTGTACATAAATTAATATATTAATGAAACCGTTATTTGTAATAAGTTGCCCAATCGATACATACTCAGGATATGGTTCACGTTCTCGTGATTTAGTTAAATCAATTATTGAATTAGATAAGTATGAGGTAAAAATTATGCCACAACGTTGGGGTAATACACCTTGGAACTTTATTGAAGACCATGTTGAATGGTTATTTTTAAAGCAGTACCTGTTAACTACACCTCAATTACCTAAACAACCCGAAATTTGGGCTCAGGTAACTGTACCTAATGAATTTCAACCAATTGGAAAATATAATATTGGTTTTACCGCAGGTATTGAAACTACTGTTTGTGCTCCAGAATGGATTGATGGAGTTAATAGAATGGATATTACTTTGGTTTCATCTAATCATGCAAAGCAGGTATTTGAAAATACTACTTTTGAACAGAAGGATCAACAATCTAATCAAGTAATTCGTATTATTAAACTAGAAAAACCCGTTGAAGTATTATTTGAAGGAGCAGATATTGAAAAATATTATCCATTAGAAACATCTAAAGTTAAAGATATTGATTTAAGTTCAATTAAAGAAGATTTTGCTTATTTGTTTTTAGGACATTGGTTGCAAGGTGATGTAGGTGAGGATAGAAAGAATGTTGGTTTATTAGTTAAAGCCTTCTATGAAACCTTTAAAAATAAAATGAAAAAACCAGCATTGATTCTTAAAACATCAGGAGCTGGAGCATCATATATGGATCGAGAAGATATTCTAAATAAAATTGCCCAAATCAGAGCCAGCGTTAATAGTGTAAACGTACCTAATGTTTACTTACTGCACGGTGATTTTAGTGATAGTGAAATTAGCCAATTATATAGTCACCCTAAAGTAAAAGCAATGGTTAATTTAACTAAGGGTGAAGGCTTTGGTCGTCCATTACTTGAATTTTCATTAGTTAAAAAACCTATTATCACTACAGCTTGGTCAGGACATACTGATTATCTTAATGGTGAGTTTGTATCTTTAATTCCAGGTCAATTAACTAATGTGCACCCAACAGCAGTAGTACCAAATATGATTTTAGCTGAGTCACAATGGTTTTCTCCCGACACAGGAACGATAGGACATTATTTAAAAGATGTGTTTGAAAACTATAAAAACTACACTGATGGAGCTAAGCGTCAAGCATTCCGTTCTAAAACAGAATTTTCGTTTGATAAAATGAAAGAAAAACTAGGTAAAATGTTAGACAAAAATGTTCCTAATTTTCCAGCTCAAGTTCAAATTAAACTACCTCAATTAAAGAAACTATAATGAAAGACTTAATAACAATTATTTTAAACTTTAAATACCTTCTTAAACGTACCCGGAGAGAGGTACAGAAACTAACCCACGAAAGACTTCTGGGCAAGTATATGAATAATTATGTATCTAAAACTAACGTAATAGAAAGAAAAGCATCATTAGAAGCTTTAGAAAATTATAAAAAACACATACATGGACAATTTAACAATTTGTAAACGCTGCGGCTCGGATGCCTGCTACACTCAGGATATTACTCCTGAAATTCAGACATACTTTTGTTATGGCTGTGGTTTTCAAACTAATACTTTGATGAAAGTAGATAGTGATTTTCTTCAAGAACAATTAGCTGTCCTTCCTGACTTATATAAAGCACTTATGGGCGAGGAAGAGGAAACAGGTATTGTTTGGATGCCCTCAGTAGTAAACATTCCTAATCAAGGAATGGTATTTGCTGATGGTGTTTCAGAACACGATTGGAAATGGGCTGCGGTTAAAGCCGTACCTGTTAAAGAAGAAGAAAAAACTAAATATCCACTTCCCGGTAAAAAGGGAGAATATTATGAGTATAGAATGGATATGAGTACTATAAAACATTTTGAAGAAGGTGATTTTATGGAATGTCTTTCGTATATTGAAGTATTACCAGAATAATATGAAAGTTAGTTACGCCGTTACAGTTTGCAATGAATTTGCAGAGATTCAAAGACTACTTAATCATCTTTGGCAATATAAACAACCCCAAGATGAAATTGTTGTTTTAGTTGATTTAAGTAAGAACGAGCCCTCCTCTTATCTTCTTAACTATTTACGAGAATTTAATTCTAAAGGTACAATAAGACTAGAGGAAGGTTATTTTGATGGTCATTTTGCTAATTGGAAAAATAAGTTATCTGAATCCTGTACCGGCGATTTTATCTTTCAAATTGATGCTGACGAGTATTTGCCTGAGGAATTTATTGATTTGCTCCATCAGATACTCGAAGCTAACCCCGAAGTTGATCTGTACTATGTTCCTAGGATTAATACCGTAAGTGGTCTCACCGAGGAGCATATACAGAAATGGGGTTGGAAAGTAGAGAACGGAAGAGTGAACTACCCTGATTATCAAGGTAGGGTCTATAGAAACAACCCAGAGATTAAATGGGAGAATAAAGTTCACGAAAAGATCGTTGGGTTTAAACAATATACTGCTTTACCTGAAGTAGATGCTTTATCTTTGATTCACCCTAAGACAATCGAAAGACAGGAAAGACAGAACTCCTACTACGAAACATTATGAAAATAGCATTTCACAGTAATCAATTAGGTATTAGAGGTACTGAGGTTTCTTTATATGATTATGCTTTAGGAAATAGAGATATTTTAAGCAATGAATCAATAATCATCTCAGATGCCAAAGCCGATTTATCAGCTTTAGATAAATTTAAAGCTCAATTTCCTGTTTTTTTATATAATGATTTTAGTGAAGTAAAAGATATAATCAGCAAAGAAAATGTTGATGCCTTTTATATCCAAAAAGCAGGATTTAATGATGGTAAATTAGTACCAAATGCTAAGAACTTAGTTCATGCTGTATTCAAACACAATGAACCTCACGGGGATGTGTATGCTTACATATCAGAATGGTTATCACAGGAAATGTCAGGTGGAAAACTTCCATTTGTACCTTACATGATTAATATCCCTAACCATAATTTTAACTACCGAACCCAATTAGGAATAGAAAACCAACTTGTAATAGGATGGTATGGTGGAGATAACTTTGAAATACCTTTTGCTCGTCAAGCAGTAGTTGATATTGCTAAAAAACGAAAAGATATTACTTTTTTGTTTATGAATTCAACTCCATTTACAGATGAGGATAATATATGTTTTATAGAAAGCACAGTTGATTTAGATGAAAAAGTAGCATTTATTAATACATGTGATGCTATGATTCATGCTCGTGAGCGAGGTGAAACTTTTGGTTTAGCTATTGCTGAGTTTTCTACTAAAGGAAAACCTATTATTACTTATAGAGATTCACCTGAACGAAACCACAATATAGTATTAGGCGATAAAGGAATCTATTACTCAAACTATATAGAATTATGTAACATACTAGATAATTTTATTATTCCACCTTGGGATTGTAATTGTTATCAAGCATTTACTCCCGAAAAAGTAATGGAACAGTTTAACAATACATTTTTAAAATGAGTACTATAGCTTTTATTTTTGCCCACCGTCCTACAGACAAATGGAGCACTCCCATTTCAATAGTTAATGAATTTAAATCTAGAGGATGGGAAACTATTATATACACATTGTTTGATAATAACGATAATTACGTCGATGATAACGTATATAAACTACTAGAAACTAAACCGGACATAATAATGCATATGGACTGGGGTAGACATTTATCCCCAGTACTATCTAAATTAAGACAAACAGGTGCTTTTTGTGTGATGGAGGCAGGAGATGACCCTCAAAACTTTACTAGAAACCTAATTAAAGCCCCTTGGTTTGATTTAATTTTATCTCCAGATATACGTTCAGTAAATGCATATAACCAACAAGGTTATAATGCCTTGTGGTGGACACATTTTGCTGATACTAATATTCATTATTCTTTAAATACTGAGCCACAATATATTGCTGTTAGTTCTAGAGGAGCAGGCAGCAGTGAAATACTAGATATGCTAGCCCATCATTATGAAGGACAAGTAATTAATCAAAATGGGTGGGAAGGGAAAGAACACACTAAATTCCTTAATTCAGGTAAAATGGTTATTCAACATAGTAGGTGGAGTGAAATTACTCGCCGAATATTTGAAGGTATGGCTTGTGGTAAACTAGTAATTACAGACCGATTACCTAAAGAAACAATGTTAGAAGATTTGTTTATTGACGGGGAAGATATTATATTATACGATGATTTATTAGACTGTGCTGAAAAAATCGCGTATTACAATGAAAATGATAGTAAAAGAGAATTCATAGCACAGAATGGATATCTAAAAACATTACAAGCCCATACTCAGGTTCAACGAGTAGATTTAATCTTGGAACAATGGAAAAATTACCAATCTCTATAGGAATATTATCCTGGAACTCAGGACAAACGCTGATTGATACCTTACATTCTTATCACATCAATGGATTATTTGATTTAGTAAATGATGTTACTATTTTATTTCAAGAGGTAACAGATGAGGATAAACAAATAGCTGACCATTTTTCTATCCCATACATTGGCTTAGATGAAAACATAGGTATAGGTAAAGGATTTACCCAATTAACTGAAAATACTCAAACAGATAATATATTATTATTAGAACATGATTGGTTATTAATTGAATCTAAAGAAACAACTTATAACCGACTGACATCAGGCCTAGAACTAGTAAATGATGGATTCCAAGCAGTTAGATACAGACATAGAGCACATCCTGGTTTCCCATTATTTACAGAAGGAGTATATAAAGGAAATGAACTAAACCACTATGACCCAGGAATGGATTTGGTTTCACCCCATTTATTAGATTCAATACATTGGTTAGAAAATCCTGAGGAATTATTTTCTGATAAGATTCAAAAACAAAATGATTATTTTGTAACTACAAGCAGGTGGGGAAACTGGACTAATAATCCTTGTTTATTTAAAAAACAATTTTACCTAGACACTGTAACCCAATTTGCTGGAGGTGGAATTGATTTAGAGGGAAAAATAAGTGGTTGGTGGGCAAGACAAGACTATAAAGTAGCTCATGGTGAAGGATTATTTATGCATAAAGACATAAAGAAATTTGGTCGTTAATGAAAATCCTTTATATAACCAACCATCTAAGTATTGCCCAAGCAAGTGGTGGGTTTATTTCTGACTATCAAAATGACTTAGTGTTTTATGGTTTAAGAGAATTATTTGGTGACAGTGTTGTAGATAGCACACAAATTATTTCATTATATAAAGAAAATGAAGGTAAAATTCATCCTTCCCATTTATGGGGAGGAATGACTGCTTTCTGGTTAATTGGAGAAAATAACATTAATAGAACTAATATTGAGGAAAAAATTAAAGATCAATATTATGATTTAATTATCTATGGTGCTATTAAAAGGTGTAAAGATTACTATGATTTAGTATCTAAAGTTTATCCTGCTAATAAAGTTATTTTAATTGATGGTAATGACGAACCAGAAATTGACGCGTTACACGCCAAGCACTTGTATTTTAAACGCGAGCTACAAACTAGTCACCCCAATCTGCGCCCTATTACTTTTGGAATACCTACGTGCAAATTAGCTACACCAAACAAAACTAAAACTCAGGACTATGCTACTTGCATTCCAGGTCAACCTGAAACCTATATTTTTAAAAGTGAAACCCCATACTATAAGGACTATCAAAAATCATATTATGGTGTTACAATGAAAAAAGCAGGATGGGATTCTTTAAGGCATTATGAAATTTTAGGTAATTATTGTTTACCCTATTTTGTTGGGTTAGAGGAATGTCCTAAAGATACTTTATTTAATTTCCCTAAAGAATTGATATTAGAGGGAATGAATTTAGCAAATAACTTTGATGAGCAAAAATATTTTTGTATATTGAACGAAATATTTGAGTACACCAAAAACAATTTAACTACTCAAAATATTGCTAAATATATCTTAGAACATGCATAGATTTGAAATTATAAACCATCTAATTAAAGCAAATAACTTTATAAACTACTTAGAAATAGGTGTTTATAGAGGTCAAAATATTAGAGAAATTATAGCTGAACATAAAGATGGAGTAGATCCTGGGGTTGAAGGTGAAATGGTACCTGAGGTAAATTATCAAATGACATCTGATGCTTTTTTTGATTTAATTAACGATCACCCTGAAATAAAATATGACCTTATTTTTATTGATGGGTTGCACCACTCAGAACAAGTAGATAAAGATATTAAAAATGCTTTAAATCATTTAGTAGACAACGGAATAATTGTGCTACATGACTGCAACCCAGAACAGGAACTTTATTCATTAGTTCCTCGAGTTTCAGGTATATGGAATGGGGATGTTTATAAATCCGTGTTAAGGTTTAGACAAAAATACTCACATAAATTTATTACTGTTAATACTGATTGCGGATGTGGAATTATATTTAACAATAGACCTGAGATAAATCATTGTCCTACAGGTGAATTACAGCAAGGCTTAGAATCTTGGAATTATTTTGATACAAACAGAACCAAATTACTTAATCTAATTCCCTTAAATGAATTTAAAACATCTAATTTCTAAGTCAACTTACGGAACAATAGGATATATCTCATCTCAAAATGATTTGGATGTACTACAATCTTATTTGATATATAACAACCCAGTATTAAATGAATTTAATGCTATAATATTTGCCTTTAATACAGAAAATGACCCCGAATTAGTAATTAAAACAGAACAATTATGTTCTATGTATTACCCTAAATCAACATGTTTGTTTTCAGACATAAATCGAGGACATAATTTTGGTACGGCTGATCTAGATAATATGGTTTTTGACTACTGTAAACAGAATGGGGTTAAATGGCTATGTAAATCAGCTAATGATGTTATACTAACTGAGGATGTATTTGATATTGAAATTGAGGATGCTGATTTCTATTATTTAAATGGCTTTTCATATGAAACACAGTATTTGAATGGTTTTGATTTAGAGCAAATGGATAAAAATCATTTTACCCCTCAAACTAATTTTTATTTTATAGATGTATCTAAAACAAGTTATTTAACAGATAAAACATACTTAGATGAAACATATTTAGCTAGTAAATTTATTGACAACTACAATGGGAAAATATGGGAATATATTCCAGGGTGGTCATGTGAGGAATTTTTAGCACAATGTATTAGCCGAAATAATTTAACTAAATTCCATTTACTTAATAAAACAACATATCAAAAACTATATGATGCTATAAAAATAGATAAAATTGGTGATCCGTCACATAAAAATATAATGGTTAGTGGGATATGCCATTTTCAATACCCCGATCAAAAAGTAATTGCTATCTAATATTTATTAACAATCAATACTAAGGTAATGGAAAAACAAACTAAACCAAGATTACCTAAAATTATACGATTTTCAATCGATAATAAAGAGGATTTTCAAACACTAGTTAACTCAGACAAATTTATGGATATGTTATACACTGAAGCCATTAATTCGATTGAAGACGGAATTAAAAATAACTTAGATATTATTACATTATTTAAAATAGCTGATTTTGATAGTGTTGTAAGAGTTAAAAAAGAAGATATAAACGAGGTATTAGATAAAGCAATTGAGTTCTATGCTAATAACGAAGATTATGATTTGTGTCAAATAGTAAAAAATCTAAAGCAATGAAGAAATACGGTTTTTATAATATAAACGACAAAACTGCTGAAATAATCAGCACTGGTAAATTTGATAATAAAGATCAAGCATTAGGGCATTTTTCCTCTCGCAAACAAATGAGCATTGCTGATTTTTCAAAATTGTTTTATATTATACGGTTAGATGATTGATTTAGAAGATATTGACGATTTTTTTAAAGATGTTTTTGGAGATAAAGTTACTATTTCATCCCAAATAGATGCCTCTACTGAAAAAGAAAAACTACAGTTCATACTAGAAAACATAGAATCAGTTATTGACCGAGATTATAAACTGGCTGAAATAACAAACATTGATTTTACATCATATAGTGAGCCATATTTTATTGTAATTGAAAATTTAATTGCAATGAATTATGGTGAAGAAATTACAAGCGCAATCATGTTTTATTTGTATGGAAATAAAGATGATGACGGAAACGAGTTCCCTTATGATGAAGATGAGGAAGGGAATCAAACATTTATAAGAACATTTGAAGATTTGTGGGCTATAGTAGGTCAACGTTTTTCAAAAAATTAATATAGTTATATGGAAACAACAATTATGGCAAGGTATTGCAAAAAATGTGGGGATGAAATTCACCCAAAACGAGTAGAAATACTCCCTAACGTATCTACTTGTGTAAGCTGCTCGGATGCTAAACCCAAAAGAAGCATTACAGTACAATTAGGAGAGGGAGACCATACATATACTGAATTAATCATTCTAGAGGATGATGAGTACCAACGTGCTAAACACTATATTGACCCTAGGGCAAAAGTAATTGAGCCCGGATTTGAGTCTATTGGTTTTGAAAATGAAGATCCTTCACTTACTATGAAAGACTTTACCCAACCCCCATCAGAAAAACACTCAGACTATGATGAGGAAACGGCTGATGAGCCTCTTAAGTTGGAAGAGTTAGATATTGTAGACGATGTCGAGACCGAAACCTTTGACTAAAGAAATGGTTTTAGCCGCTATGGCTAAAACCTTATCAAATAGAGCAGCCGCCCGCTATTTGGGATGTTCCTATATGCATTACAAACGATATGCTAAATTATACAGGGACGAAGAGCAAAATAAATCTCTATTTGAAATCCAGCTAAACCAACAAGGAAAAGGCATTCCTAAATTTTTAAAGAATGGTAAAAAAGAAACCGCCCTTTTAGACATACTAGAGGGTAGAGTTAATCCTGATAGTTTTGGTCCTGATAAGATAAAACGAAGGTTAGTTGTTGAAGGGCTTTTAGCCGAGTGTTGTAATTTATGTAAATTTGCTGATAGGCGAATGAGTGATTATAAAATGCCTTTATTATTGAACTTTAAAGACAAAAATAAGAAAAATTATAAATTACCAAATCTAGAATTACTTTGCTATAACTGTTTCTTTACCCATGTTGGGGATATATTTAGTGATAAGCAAATTCAAGGGGTTGAAGACCATGTATCTATTTATAAAGGACAAGTAGATTGGGAATTAGATGATTACCAAAAAGAAATGCTTGCCCGTTTAGGTTTAGAAGACACTGTTGACTCGGAGGATGCTTCCGAATTTATTTCTCATTTATGAAAAATAAAAAACATAAAAAAGTCGTAAAAGACTATGATCAAACCAAGCAAGATCACCTAGAAAAGTTAGCCTCAAAGATGTTGGATAAACAAGATAAGCTTCGTATGTTGAAGGAAAAGAATATAAACAACAAATTTTTAGATTTATTCTAATGGAAATTACAGTTAATACCTACGACGAGTTTGAAAAACTAACTCAAGCCAAAGACATCAGGATTGCTGAAGCCTTGTATGATGCTATCATTAGTAACCTAAAAACAAAAAAGCGATCAATATATTTCCTTTCAGTACATATCATTGAGGATGAAAAAATAGTTGATTTAACGGTTGAACGCCCTTATTTTAGTGCTACTTTAGAGGAATTATTACCTACATTTATTGAATATGAAAAGTATGAGGAATGTAAAATAATTAAAGAAACAATTGAAAAATTAAAAAAATAAAAGTTATGATAAACATTAAAGAAAGACTTATGGTCTACATCAACAAAGCAGCATCTGTAATTTTAGTTGCAGGCTCATTAATCTTAGGATTTGGAATTGGATATTATTTCCATATTTTGGATACTATGTCCTCTACATCCGTTAAAGTTGAAAAACTTAAAACCAACAAAGAAGTACGTATCGCCATTGATGAGTCCAATCAATTAATTATAATGGACAAAAATACAGGTTCATACCAAATGTATAGTGATACTGTAGGGCGTACCATATTTAATATGTATGCCAAACAAATTGTTGCACAATAATGGATATTTTTAAACAGGTAAAGCGATGGTATGTCATTATTTTAATCGTCCTCTTAGCTTTGCTATATATCCGGTTAGAATACAAGGTAATTAAATTACAGCGCGAATCTGACGAGTTAAACGATAAATTAAGCGTTATCCCTGTCCAAATGCATGATGCTTTAGAGAAATACTCAGACTCATTTAATATACCTAAACATATTGCCTATAATGTGGCATATTTAGAAAGTAGATATAAAGGACCATTACATTGGAATTATAACCCATCTCTAACATCATCTTCAGGAGCTGTTGGGCCGATGCAAATTATTCCTAGATATGCTCACAAGTTTGCAGGGAGAAAAGTATCTATTAATGAACTAAAACATAATATTGACTTAAATGTTATGGTATCTATGAAAATGCTACGTACATGGCATAGCATATACAAAGATTGGACCCTAGCGTGTGGGGCATATAATACAGGACAACCTGTACGAAACGAATATGCTCAATACGCTGCATCAAACATAAACTATAAAAATAAATGGAATAAATTATGAGCAAAACATCAAACCTACAAAAATTAAGTACACTAAAAATTTGGCTAGCTGAAAAAGAACTTCAAATTAGAAGAGGAAAAAACAAAAAGTCAAGAATAGCATATGAAGAAGAATAGGATTGACCCTTCAGGATTAGTTATAGATGTTATCTTAAAATTAACGGATAAAGAACTGTTATTTTTAATGATATCTAGTCCTCAATCTATATATGATCTGTGTTTAATGGCTACTTTAGAAAGTCAAACACTAGAAGAAGAAAAAGCATAATTAAATCCTAAAAAGTTATCCTAGAAATTTAAAATAAGTTACGTATATTATATAAAAGTTATGAAGAAAAGACCAGTTTTTATACAAAAGTGGAGCCAAGCCAATACCTATGTAGAGCAAAATGAGTTAGAAAAAGCAGATGAAGCATTTGATTGGTGTCTACTATTACTAGCTAAAGCAACAATAAGAGGAGAACATAGTTATTGTGGGCATAAAATTGATTTGTGGAAGATGAGAGTGTGGAAAGCAATTGAGGAAGCAGGATTATTACCCGAACTATAATGGGAGAAAAAAAAGGCAATACCGGCAAATTAAAATATGACTTCCCAGAGGAAAAACTATTACAAGTTTTTTTAAAAGAAAAATGGTATAGAGTTACACCTAAGGATTTTAGAAGTTGGGGAGGTAAAAGAAGAATCGTATATTACAATCAAGGTCAAGAAGAACACCATGAATATGAAGGTAAAGTATATTATTGGGATACTAACACTGTATGTACTGAAGCAGCAAAAGATGGCGTTCAATATATACATGAGCGGGACGTTAAGGTTAGACCTCACGAAAAACATCTAGTATAGGAGGTGATATATGTATATGCATGGCAGCAAAAGCAAAAAAGACATCCATTAGTGCATCATCACTTTACAAAGAAAAACCTAAAAAAACTAGAAAAGGTATTGTAGCAAAAACAAAAACAAGTAAAACAAAAACAAGTAAAAATTATAAAAAACTGTCCGTAGGACAAGGTTAATAAGAAATAAAAATAAAAGTTATGGAAAATACATTCATTTACAATCTGAGTGAAACCGAATACCTGGTTTTTAAACCTCAACGAGATCATTTTGAACTATTTAGCGGACACGAAGGTTCAACTATTAACAGCAAATTAGCTACCTACAAGAGCGGTCGATGGATCTTTGATGATTATCACCAGCAGAAACTATTCTGGTTTTTGTTTAATATCTACAAGATAGATTTTGGTAAAGCTTTAAAGCAGTATATTAGAAGCTTAGAAGAAAAGCCAAAAACTTACATAATTACCTGCGCTAAACGCAGAATTGATATTAAAATTACCAAAATGAGACGAAACTGGTTTAATTGGTTTTATAATAATTTTTACGGAAAATAAACAAAAAAATGAATATACTTATTATTACCCTCGCAGCAATTTTAATTATTGCATTTATTTGGTTACTTGTTAAAGAAACCAAAAACGTAACTAAACTAACTAAAGAAGACAAAGAATGGTTAGATGCACCCTTGGTAGCAGAAGAACCAGAGCCTGTTGTTGTAGTTGAGCCTGTAGCTGAAGTTAAACCTGTAGCTGTCCCTAAAAAGAAATCTACTAGACGTTACCCAGCTAAGAAAAAGCCTAATACTACAAAATAAAACATGGCGGGTTGGTGTAATGGTAACACATTGGGCTCATAACCCAAAGTTGATAGTTCGAGTCTGTCGTCCGCAACAAAAGAAAAGTAGTGAAGCTGTAATTGAGAGGTAGAGTGTTTTAAATACTGAAAAAGGGTTAATAGTAGGTAGGCGTCACTCATTGCACTTAATCAGAAACCCTGAAAGACCCGAAGCTTTTCTTTTACAAAATCCAGTGTTCGTGAGGTGTAAGCAACGAGAACGAAAACACCCTCATTAAATATGTTGCACGTGTAAGTAATGGATCCTTACACAAGTTGCTCGGTTCGTCTATCGGTTAGGACACCAGGTTTTCATCCTGGTAAGAGGGGTTCGACTCCCCTACCGAGTACAAATAATTTTCAATATGTATGATAGATGCAGTTACTGTTGTCTATTATATTATTCTTGTTTCCCTCAATATCGTTTTCCCAAATTAAAGTGGACAAAGCAGGTGACGGATGGGACCAAAAAATAGACTCAGCATTAGCCTTAATTCAAAAAACCGATATTGAAAAATATCAGTTGATTGACAGTGTTTGCAATAAAGTAGAGTTTTGGTCTTCAGGGTTCTCATCTAATGATGGAAGTTATGGAAATAAAGGAACTATATTAGTTGCTGTTAAAGATGTAAAATTAAATTCAATTAACAACCTCGCTGTAGTGTTAGTTCATGAGAGTTTACATTTGCATGTTTTACAAAAAGGATACATCATTGCTCCTGAACAAGAGGAAGCGTGGTGTTACAGGTATGAGCTTACCTTCATTGATAAGCTTAATAATCCTGAACCTTGGTTAAAACAACATGCAATAAGACAACTAACTAATATACAAAAATGAAAAAACTCATCTCATTCCTTCTGACGGCTGTTGCCGTTTTCGGAGTATCGGCACAATCATCTTCAACATCACCTGGAACAGGGCACTGGGTGGTAATTGATTCTGGTTATCAAGTAGCAACCACTACTGTCGGACAGACTGTTGCCCCTTTACATTTCTACAACACTTCTACTTCTGAGAAAATTACAGGTGTGCAGTTTCGTGTATTCTACGATAACACTGCATTTACTGCTGTTGTACCTACCTTAAAAATCTCTACTACTGACCAATACCTTCAGTATGTAGATAGTAACACACAAGGATTCTTAACAGTTACTTTAGCTTACACAGGTACTAACTCAACCTTTAACTACTCTAATGGAGCAACCTTTGATTTAACTTTCACCCATGCTGGTGAGTCTACTTGGAACAGTTTAGATTCTATTAAGACTTTAAAAGTTGCAGGTGTTAAATCATTCTCTAACAGAGCTGCTACGAACTGGGGTAATGATACTACTTTGGTAGTTTACTCTTATGGTGGTCGCTTCAATCAGAAGGTGTTAAGATTTGCTACTAAGTTCAAGAACGTTACAGGTTCAGATGCTAAGAACTTAACAGTTAGTTTAGAAAAAAGAGCTAAAGGTTCTTCTACCTGGACTCAAATTGCAGCACAAAAAACTAACTCTAACGGAGTTACAGTATTTAGAAAATTCTTAGATACTACTTACTGGGATGTTAGAATAGTAGTTAAAGGAGATACAATGACTCCTGGTAACGTATTCTCTACTGCAGATGCACAGAAGATCAATCAATCTATCTTAGGTCAATACACTCCTGCAGGATTTGATTACTACACAATGGACGTTAACGGAACTGATGGTTTAATTAGCATTGCAGACGTTTATTCAGTATATGGAAGATTAGCAGGTAGATTCTCTGCTTGGCCTAACTCTAAAAAGGATGTAATGTTCTTTACAGTTGCCGAATACAATGCAATCAACGGAGCAAGCTCTAACTTGACTTCTACTTACTCAACAGTTAATAACTTCACATACTCAGTAGATGGAAGAGATTCTATCACTTATTATGTAGCTGTTAAAGGAGATGCTAATGCAACAGGCTTTAAAATGGCTCGTTTGACCCCTATTAAAATCACCAACTACGCTAATGCTAAAAGCTATATTATCGATAACACAGTTCAGTACGACGATGTAACTGAGACTATTGAAGTTAATATGCCTAAAATTAAAGTTGATGAAGGTAACTTAGTTAACGTTCCTGTAAGAATGCTTACTGACGGAAAACAATTAGGAGCAATTCAATTAGAATTAAAGTATGATACAGCATTATTAGAGTTTAAGAAAATCGACTTGACTGAAAAGATGATGAACTGGACTTCATACACTAACCCATCTAACGGAGTAGTTGCATTTGGTGCTGCTGACTTAAAAGGAAATCAATTAGTGAATGACGGTGAGAATGTATTTAGCCTTCAATTCATTGCTAAAAAACCTCAAGACAGTTGGGCAACAGCCGCTATCTGGACTGGGCCTAAATACGTTGGAGGTAATGATGCAAGGGATATGAATATTACACCGGCCATGGGAGTAGTAGAAGTGAGGAGAGTTAAAAAAACAATCAAGCTCGCCGAACTTAAAGACTTATTAGTGTTTCCAAATCCAAACGATGGAATAATCAATGTTCAATTTAAAGTAGAACAAGAATCACAAACCGAAGTAATGGTTAGTGATCTAATTGGAAGAAAGGTACTGGAGGTACTAAACACTAAAATGCCTGCAGGAGATTACAAATACGTTGTTAACTTAACTAAGCTAGATAACGGTTTCTACCTTCTATCAGTTAAAACAGATACTAAAATTTCAACTTCAAAAATAATTATAAACAAATAAAATATGGGAATTAAAGACACAATTAAGGATGTACTCAGCCCAAAATCTGAGTTCGTTTCAGTAGACGATAAGAATCGTTTTTACTTTATGTTACAACAAATGCAATCTAATCGCTGGAAAATTACCGCTATCGTATTAGGATTGTTTACATTAATCATCGTTGGTATCAACGCAGCTGTATTTTTAGGGGCATCAATCGGAGAAGATTGGAAAGAAATGTTACTAATTTTATTAGGTGCTTTTGTTGGTAACTTAAACAAAGTTATTGACTATTGGTTTAATTCTGAAGATAGAGATAAAATGCTAATTCAGAAAGTAGACGAAGAAGATGGTCAAACATTATCAAGCACACTAGAAGGATAAAAATATGGCAAAGAAAAAACAAACCCCAACTAAAAAAATTAGCACAGGGGCTAAAAAATCAGTAGAAACTAAAGATAAAGTAGCTACACAAACAGGAAACGAACAAGTAGGTGCAAGCGTTGATGCTTCCTATGATGCAAAAGCAGAAGCAAGTGCTCATGCTGAAGCAGGAATTGATGGAACAATGGCTTCCGCCTCTGTAGAAGCTAATGTGCACGCTGAAGTAAATGCAGAAGCAAATGCTGAAGCCCATGCTAGTCAAGAACTAGGCGGTGGCGTAAGCGTTGGAGTAGAAGCAAATGCTCACGCCGAAGCTCATGCTAGTGCCGAGGCAAGTGCTGAAGCTCATGCTGAAGCAGGATGGGACGGCTCAGATGCTAAAGTTGAAGCTGGAGCTGAAATTAGTGCTAGAGTAGAAGTTGAAGTAAGTGCTGAAGCAACTGGTAAAGCAGGACTTGATACACCATTAGGTGAAGTGGTTATTGAAGCTAAAGCTGAAGGATCAGCGGGTGCATACGCAGAAGCTCATGCCGGAGTTGATGGTCATGCCTCAGTAGGTGAACATGGAGCTGAAGTTGGTGGTGGTGCTATGGCAGGTGCTGGTGCTGGAGTTGAAGCCGAAGGATCAGTAGGTGTAAACGGAAATTCAGTTGGCGGTGGTGTTGGAGCAAGTGTTGGTGTTCAAGTAGGTGTTGAAGGCGAAGGTCACGCAACACTTAACGATGGAGTTGCTAGCGTTGGAATATCAGGTGATGTAGCTCTACTACTTGGAGTTGAAGCAGATGTTAATGTTGATATAAATTTAAACCCAGTTATCGATTTAAGTGAAGCAATCGCAAACGGAGAAGCAGAAGAAAAAGCTAGGCAAGCCGCCGAAGCAGCACAGAAAGAAACAGAAAGAATCGCAGCCGAAACAAAACGTCAAGCCGAAGAAGCTGAAAGAGTATTAGCAGAACAAGCTGCTGCCGCTCAAAGAGAAACAGAAAGACTTGCAAGAGAAGCAGCAGAAGCTGCCAAAGCTGCTAAGAGAGAAACAGAAAGACTTGCTAACGAAGCTGCTGAAGCCACTAGGAGAGAAACTGAAAGAATCGCTCGTGAAACTCAGGAAGCTGCTGATAGAGCTGCTAGAGAGACAAGCAACGTATTTAAGAAACTTAAATTCTGGTAATCAACTATGTCTGAAAAATCTACTCCGCTTTCTGGATTTGCTGATACTTTTTTATCAAAATTAAAAGAGCAATCTTTTACTATCATCATTATGGTAGGTATAATTTGGTACCAGGGCAAGATGATGGAAGAACGAGTAGCTTATTGGCAGAAATTATACGAAGAAAAAGAAGCTTATATAACACAAACTGCTAAGGATGATAAACAAATCCTGCTAGAGCGAATAGAATATTTACAAGAACAAAGAGACAAATATGTCGAAGAAGCATTAAACGAATTAAAAAACAAATAAAATGTCAGAAGAAAAAGAAGAAGGCGTAATGTCAGCTACCAAAAAAGCAATTATTGGTGCTATCACTACAGCAGTTACAGCCGGCGGTGCCTGGTTTGCAACCCACTTAGGCGGTGGCGAAGAGCCTAAAGATGAAGCTAAAACAGAACAAGGTGCAGCTGCTGCCCCTGTTGTGATCAACTTACAGAACAACAACACTAACCAGCAAAAACAGCAATCCGGTGGAGGAACAAACACAATTATTAAAGAGCGTGTAGTTGAAAAACCTGCGGCCACTGCTGCTCCTGCTACTAAACCGGAACCTAAAGAAGAAGATCCATGGTAAAAAATATCCTTATTGCTTTTTTACTAGTTATTATGATTGGATGTGGTTCAATGAAAACTACAACCGAACAAGACGTTATTGAAACTAAAGATATTTCTTCAGTATCAAATTACACAGATAGCTTGAAATATGCTGTCCAGGTAATCAACGTTGACATGACTAAAGTTTTAGCTCTATACCCAGACCTTCAAGAAAAGAATGTTGGATTAGGATTTGCCGAATCAGTACTAGATTATTTAGATGAAACAGGAAGATTTATATTTACAGAAGAAAAATCAGAAATCAAGGAAAGAATGGTTACCCAATTCAAAGCCTCTAAGAAAGGAGTCTTCGAAGAGCCCATTGATGGGAAGGGTAAGATTAAAGCTGCTCGTTACTTTGTTTATGTTACTGTGGCCGATTTTGCTGTTGATGAAGATGAGACCGTTGAAAAGGGTAAAAGCAAAGTTGTTGTTACTACTTTCATACGTCTCCAAGTTAGGTTCGTTGATGCTACAACGGGACAGATCCATATTGGATCAGGAGAAGGTGAATCGACAAAAGTAGGAGAATCATTTCTAAAAAGTCTTGATATGAAGTTTTCACAAAGTACTGTAGGTAAAGCCACTAGAAAGTCTTTAGAGACTGCTACTACTAAAGTAATCGAAAACTTAATCAAAGCTGGTGTCTTTAAAAACTAAAATATTATTTTTTCTATTTATGATAGGACTGTCCCTAAAAGGGCAGTCCTTTATGTATTCATATATTGACCCGTGTACTAAGGAGACTAAATTCATCACCACAGATATGAATAGTCCTATTGTAGTTACCTACTACGGGCAAGTAAAAACATTCAGCTACGCTGAATTGCAAAACGGTACGTTTGATCTGTGGATGAGTGATACGTATAATAAATACAAAACAACATCACCTTGCCAGGGGGCAGTAACCACTACTACCACCACAACTAGTACGAATTTAGCATCAAACGTTGTTAACAGCGTTATGAATTTAAATTCAATTGCTAATGTGGGATCTATCGGATCAGTAGGGGTTAATGTTGGTGGAAGTGCCTCATCAGGTACATCAGGGGTTGGTGGTGGAAACGAAAATAAATCAAGTGAGGACAACAATTCAAGTCAAACCCAAGATAACAACCCACCACCCCCTGATAATGGAAATAATAATTCAAGTGGTAGCAGTTCTGGCAGTGGCAGTGGGTCCTCTGGTAGTGGCAGTGGCAATGGCAGCGGGTCCGGGTCAGGATCGGGAGAGGGGCAAGGTAAAACCGAAGAACCAAAAACCGAAACACCTTCTAACGAAAAAGTAGAAGAAACCAAAACCGAAACACAAAAATCACAATCCTCAGGTACAGCCAAAGCAGCTAATAAAGCTAAAGCCGAAGTTGCTAAACCTGCGATCTTAGTTACAGGTGACATTGTTGGTGTACAAAAAGCCGATGATGGTTCTAGAGATGCTCGTGGTACAATGTCATTTACTAAAGTAAAAGGAGATGGAACAGCATCATTAGGCTTTTCGGCTGATTATATGGTTAATGCTAAAATTGGTAATATGACTGTAATGCGGTCTTGGATGGGTACTAATTCAAAAGGCAATAAACACATTAACGTTGTATCAGATGGATTTAGTTTTTTACCTAAATCATGGTCTAATACAGCATTGTTTGTTAGAGTAAATTCAGTTAAGAATTTTACAGCATTATATGGTGGTGCGGGCACATATGGAAACATGTATGGCGAGGAAATGATATCAACACTGGCTATAGGTGGTTTTATGTATAAAGGTAATTTAACTAAGGCTATAAATGCAACTATAATAGCCGCATGTGTATACTCACCATACTCAAAGTATTATACCGAATCCTTATTTAAATCAAGACCAATTGTAATCCCATTTATAAATTTAACTTATAAACTAACTAAAACATTTGGCATTGGACTTACAGGAGGAGGAACGTATGTTGCAGGACAAAATATATTAAATTATCAAATATTGATGGGAGGTAAATTATTATTATGAGATGGATTATTGTTCTATTTTTTATTACTAATACCATATTAGGTCAATTTACCTACTCAGGTTATCTTTATAATGCAAACGGATCGGGAGCGAGCAATGTTCCGGTAAAAATTTACAAAAGCACAGCCGGTGCTACTACTAAATCAGGTACTTTTGCTAAAATAACATCAGGTATTCCTTCTGACAGGGGGAGAGGAACTTCAGTACTTTTTTCTACTACTAATACAGATGAAACTTCTGTTGCTGTTACATTTCCTTCCGGGTTTAGTCCTTCATATGCAGGTACTACCTATTCATCAGGTCACGTAAATGCTAACTCATGGTTTACTTTTGGAACAAGCTCAAGTTCAGGATATAATGGAAACGCTACAAATCCTAATCAACCAACCATTCATATAGGTTCTGTAGATAATAGTTCTTCAGACAACAACGTTTCTTATGTTTCAACTGAAAGTTACACTGATGCAACTTACGGAGACGTGTTTAGAGTAAGATACGAAGGTAACTGCAAATACAATCAGACAGGAGTAAACTACACCTGGGATTTATACTTTATTAAAAACCAAGCTTCAAAGCAGATAGTAGTTTGGAGAACATTTACAGCAGACGGTTCTAACCAAGAGGTGATGGGTATATCAACAGGTAGTGCTTGGTTAGCAAGTACACTAGTTACATCAGGTTCTTTTTCGGGTACTAGTTGGGAAATAAATACATCCTCAAGTACTACAACATCTTCTACTACATTAGATGCTACCTTAAATACAAACTCATCAGGATACTATTCTTTTTCAAGAACTGTGGTAACAGGAGATCAATTTACAATTCAAGTAGATGCCCCAACTAGAATACAAGCTTATACTACAACAGATATTCAAGCTGTTTCCAATATTATACTAGGTAAGACAGCAAAAACAGGTCTTTCATTTCATATGTTTGATGTAAATGATGATGGGATAATTTCTGTTGCAGACAAATATTACGTTGCTGCAAGGAAAGCAGGTAGGTTTTCTAAATGGAGAATAGCTCCTGATGTAAGAATTTTTACTACTACCCAGTATAATTCTATTGTTGCTGGTACAACTAACCTAAGAGCAACTTACCCGGGAGTAACTAACCATACTACCTCCACTTTAACATCAGGTGGAACACTAAATCTTTATATCATTGCACCTGGTTATTCAGGAGCAGTAACTTACTAATATTTATAATAGATGATAAATTTTATTACCCCAATATTGTTATTTTTATCTCCAATAGACACTACTAAAGTGAACGTACATGTAAATAACGTTCAACGCATTCAAACAATTGGAGGTAGAGATGTTACTTTTGGTGTTAAAGAAACAGTTGAGGAATTATTAATTGAAAAAGGATATACACCAAATGATTCATTGGGTTTTCCTGTTCAAGTAACTATTGATAGTATTTACTCGCCACAACAAATTCTTAACATTATGGGGATGAAATGGTTGAGAAAAGATTATATTGTTGAAACCAGTACTTGTATTGGTTCAGGTTGTTTCAAAGGTAGAGGTGAAAGACGTACTTTCATTTTTGCTATGTTTTTAGAAGTTGAAGGAAATGAGATTCCACTTAACCGGAAAGCATTTTCAAAAGCGTTACAGTCATCACTAAAAGAAACAACTAAACAACTATAATATGAAACAACTATTTTTTGACGAAACAGGTAAAATCTCTATGAAGAGACTTTGCGGATTATTATGTACTGTAGCTTTATGTGCTACAATGTACCACAACTCATTTTCAGAAGCCCATATTGCCCCTGCACCCGTATTAGTTGATAGCGTAGCGTTATTGGCATTTGGATGCTTAGGTTTATCTTCAGTAGATAAAATTTGGGGAAACAAGGGAAAAAAAGACAACAACGAAGGTTAATTATGTTATTAAAAAAAGGTGATAATAATGACTTTGTAAAACAATTACAAGTCAGGTTAGGCGTAGAGGCAGTAGGTACATTTGGACCTAAAACCGAAGAGGCAGTTAAAAAATATCAAGCCGCTAATGGTTTGGTCGCTGATGGACTCGTAGGTGATGGTACATGGAATAAATTATTCCCACCCACAGCCGCACCAGTTGCTGCTCCAGTTACTGTTGCTCCTAGCTCATTTAAATTAGATAAACTAAAAGGACATATTCCTGACTCAGTTATTGCTCAAATCCCCGACACGGCTGCTAAATTTAACATTACAAATCCATTACGTTTGGCTCATTTCTTAGCCCAGTGCGGACATGAATCAGGTGGATTTAAAGCCGTTCAAGAGAATTTAAACTACTCTTCAAAAGGATTACAGGGTATATTTGGAAAATATTTCCCAACATTAGCATTAGCTGAACAATATGCTCGTAAACCAGAAAAAATCGCAGCTCGCGTCTATGGAGGTAGAATGGGTAATGGTGCTGAGGCAACAGGTGAGGGATTTAAATATAGAGGACGTGGTTATATCCAATTAACGGGTAAAGCAAATTACATGGCATTTGATAAATTCGTACCTGAAGACACAACTAACAACCCAGACCTAGTGGCAACTAAATACCCATTAGCCTCGGCTGCTTGGTTTTTTGATACAAATAAACTTTGGGGTATTTGTGATCGTGGTGCCGATGATGCAACTGTTACTGCTGTAACTAAACGTGTTAATGGTGGTACAATTGGACTAGCAGATAGAATTAAACATTTTAAAGAATACTATAACTTATTAAAATAATATGAGCGAATTTACACTACCCGAGGGTTCAGGTTACATTTATGTAGGTGAATATTTCCACAAGTTTGGAAAAGAAATGACTCTAAAAGAAAAGAAAATTGGTAAAACCGATTTAATCTTATCTATCCCCCAAATCGATGATCATGCTTTCAGTCTAGATTTTGCAGCATCAGACATTTACTTAGTTGAAAATGTTGATAAAATGTACGAGGCATTAACTAGTGTTTTAGAACATGACCGCTTAAAAGAAGATTGGTTTGAAGATACAGATAATGACTTGAAAGACCGAGTTGCTAATTTTATGAAAGCATTTGGATACATCGAAATTTGTGATGTAGACGGAGACGGAATACCAGATCACTTAGATGATTTTATAGGATAACAAATTCTATCTATTTTTTTAAAGAGAGCTTGGAATTCTAGGCTCTCTTTTGTATGTTAAACATATTATATGAAAAAAGTATTTTTAATTATCGCAGCTGTAGGAATGTTTGCCTGCACATCAAATGAAACCAAAACTGAATGCACCGATTCAGTATGTGCTGATTCAATGGATGTAAATGACTCAATTAACCTTAATCAGGTTAAACAAATGGATTCTCTCCACTTAGAAGGAAAAATTTAATTTGGTATCCAAAAAAATCTTTTGTATGTTCACAGTATGAATGAATTAAACGAGCAAGCAAACCAAGAAGCAATGATTAATGCTAAGTGTGATGAGATTCTATCTCAAGCAGATAAATTAGGAGTGCAATTGGAAGTTATTTGGTCAGCGTTCAAACATAAGGAACAATTTTCCAATGCCTCTCTACTTGAATGCCTACAAGTAGGAGCGGATGAGTGGGACGTATAAAAATGCTACTGTGGTGGAATAGGTAGACACGCAGGACTTAAAATCCTGTGGGCAGCAATGCTCGTGCCGGTTCGATCCCGGCCAGTAGTACAAACATGAAAACTAAACACACTGATGTAATTATCTTATTGATAATATGTATTATTTTTGGTATTTTATCTGTTTATGTGATGAGCGTTCAAGCCTCACCGGTAAAACATTCTCATTTTACTCCTGCCAAAACAGATACTATTATACCTCAACCGGTAATTAATGATGTTAAAGGCAAAAAAGTATTGTTTATTGGTGATTCACACACAGCCGCCGATTATGGATGGCAACACCAATTATGTAAAAAAACCAAAATGACTTATTTAAATACGGCTGTTGGTGGTAAACAAACAGCATGGATGTTACAAGAGGCTAAATTGAAAATAAATGAATATTTCGACTATTGCTTTATATATGGTGGGGCAAATGATATGGCTAGTAATCGCCCACCAATAAAGTCAGTTAAAAACATCCAGGCAATTGTGAATATATGCCATAAATTTGCTGTTACACCTATTATAATTACTGGATTTGATCCTGTAACTTGTATTAATATTGGTACACGACAAGCATATCAAGGTTATCCACAACGCTATACTAAATTTCAACAACTATTAGTTGACTCTATTCATGGGGCTACTGTTGTTCAAACACACTGTATATCAAGAACGGATTGCGGTGATTTTTTATGCCACATGACATCATCAGGCCATAAAAAAATGGCACTATGTATTATAGACAAATTAAAATTAAAAACATATGAAAATTCCTCGTCAACGAAAAAACGCTAAAAAGAAGAAATTCGGCTCATCCATTATCCCATTGTCATTATCAAATAATGCTGGGTGGAGACTAATTTGTAAAGTAACAAGAAACGAAGAACAATCTGTATATAAAGCATTTTAAGATAAAAATGGTAAAAAAGAGCACACTAAACTTTGACCGCAAAACCGTTATTCTAGCATTTGAATGGTGTAAGAATAAATGGGGGGTCTCTAAGTTTCACGATACATTTCCTAAATTGGTGTGCCATAAAAAAATAGATGAAAATAAAATGTATGGATATTTTGATGAAGATAATAATGAAATACACATCTTCTTACAACCTCATAAATCCATACTTGATCTAATTAGAACTATTATCCACGAATACACTCATTATACTCAAAACATATCTAAAAACTATGATAAGTATGCTGCTCGTTCTAAACATTATTATGATAATCCATATGAGAGAGCAGCCGAGGATAAAGCTAATAAATGGGCTCTTACCTGCAAACGAAATTTAATAGTAGAATTATCCTCTAAATAATTATCCTAGACCTTTAAATAAGGTAGTGTATATTTACACAAATAAAAGTTATGGTAAAATTTAATAAAGTTAGTAAAACAAAATGGAACCAATTGAAAGGTATTGCCGACCAATATGAGGTAGTAGGTTATCAATATGGTAAAAATGTTGTTTACAATGAAGTTAAAGTATGGTGTAGAGATAAGTGGGATAACATTAGATATAGTCACGTAGTAATAAATGAAAATTGGTATTAAAATATGAAAGCATTTAAAACAACAATAGAAATAGGATACCATGACGGTTTTCAAATGACATTCGAAAACGGTTGTACAATTAGTATTCAATTCGGTAAACACACCTATAGTGATGGGGGTAAAACAACAGCAGAAGTGGCTGCTTGGGACAATAAAGGCAATTGGTTTATATTTAATGAGGGTAAGTGGATCGAAATTGAACATAGCTCAGACGTTATGTCTCACCAGCCAGCAGGTGAAGTTGCTAAGCTAATTTATACTCTAAGTCAATGGTAAAAAGTAAATTTTATAAAGCACCAACGCTTAAAGAGCGTTTAGATAATATCAAGTATGGTATATTATTCTGGAGAGGACGCAGTAAAGGAAGGATTTATACTCGTAACATAGAGTTAGATGATTTCCGTTTCATATTCTTTCCTAAAGGATTTGAGAAGTATGGGTATTTAGGAACACAAATATGGGATGAAGGAGGTGTTTATTTTAATGCTCTTTATCCATTAGTACTTGCTATGGACTATGAAGCTAAGCCTAAATTCTGCCCAAGGTGGTTTCTACGCTTCCTACATGTGTTTGGTAGTGATAAATCCATTGTAAGAGTCCGTAACTGGACTTTGCATGACTTACTACGTAATCTAACTAAGGGCATTGCCTTTGTAGATTGGAAGACTAAATGGGAAGCTTATGATCTACGTATTTCAATTCATGCACCTAAGCACTTACAAGACCTAGCTGAGGATATTGAAGGTGGGTTTTATTCTAGAGGTGCACAAGAAGAGCTAGTTGAACAAATTTTAGCAATAGATCCTAATGCTTCTATTATTTGGGGTAGTGTTGAAAGATTTAATAAGCAATTAGAGAAACTAGAAGCCGAAAAAGAGAATCGAGATAAGCAATTAGATTTCCTTACTGAACAAGCTCAAGAATTAAACTTAGGAAATGACAAACAATAAACAACAAACGGCAGTGGAGTGGTTCATTGAACAACTTGAATACAAGGGAGATTTGCGAGAAACTCCATCAATTAGAAACATTCAATTAAACATTGATACATCTGATTATATGGAATTGAAAGTACAAGCCAAAGAAATGGAGAAGGAGCGGATGATTGATTTTGCGAACAATTGCATAAAACAAATTGAGGTAAGTGATACCTGTGAATTATTAATGGTAGAAAGTCCAAAAGATTTATACCAAGAAACCTACGGAGGAGGTGAGCAATGAATGAAAAGATAAAAGAACTACTTGAAAACGCAGAGCAATCGGATGCAATAGCAAGAAACAAATGGCGTATTGAAAACCGAGAGCAACTAAGAAAAGAGCGTAAAGAAAAATTAAAAGAACTTATGGAAAAAGATAAACAACAGACGGCAGTGGAGTGGTTTGCAAACCAACTTAACAAAGTAGTTAGTAATACGGCAGACGCATCAACTCATAACCACAAAGAACTTTTAGAACAAGCCAAAGAAATGGAAATCGCAGGAAAGGAAATGAGTTATTCCGATGGTTATTCAGAAGGTTACAAGAGGGCTTTAGAATTTATACAATATCATATAGAGACCAAACTAAAAATACAAGGAGAAGAAAAGTAATGAGTATTAATAAAGAAATCTTAAAAAACCTAATTGATCTATATGAGGGTCAAATTACGCAATTAACTGTGCTATCCAAAATAGAATTAGGTGATGATGTGATAGATGAAATCAACAAACTTAAATCCCAACTCCTTAATAATGACGAAAAACCAGTCCTAACTGGGTTATCAAAGATACTTTGGGGAGATCATAATACATGTAGTGTTACATTTTATCCTAAAGATGATGAACAATCCATTATTGACTATAATAAAATGGAGGAGGAAAGTGAGATGGACAATTATAATGAAATGAAAGATGAGCAAGATAAAATAAACTAAAATTATGCCTAAATTAATTAAGATAGAAAGAACTGAACGCATCTACGAAGTAGAACTTACTGAGGAGCAATACAAACTCTCAAAAGAGAGTGGGGAAGGTTTTGATGAGATCTATGAAGAGATGAGTGATAAGTTAGAATTAGCAAGAATAAAGGAAGGTCTAAATAGTAAATTTACTCTAGAATGATTAAATGGAAATATAAACCGTCAGGTAATTGCCCGGTACAGGCAGAAGGTTGGTTCTTAAAGCAAGCCTTTTATTTTAGAGCAAGAGGTGAATTGGCTACTATTGAGTTTGGAAATCACTTCTATGTTCTAACTAAAACAGAACCTTACATGGCAGGGTGGTTACCTAAATGGTATTGTATATTATTAATTTGGAAAGGATGTCTTAAATTTATACTTAAACACAAATCATATGAGTAAGATTAAACAAACTAGAATACCGATGATCCTAACTGAGGATAATGTCTTCAAAATTGCTGTTGAGCAAGGAGTAATTGAAAACGAATTTAACTGGAAATTAGTTAGAGAACGTGATGGCTTAGTTAATCAGTCTAAAGAAATTCTTTGGTTAGAGTTTGATGAAAATGGTAACTTTAAAGAGAAACATGATGAGCCTGCTATAGGACGTGGATTACTTATGTCTCCTTTTAATGCTTACTTTACTTGGCAGACAACTACTATTACAGAAATCTATGAACAGAAAGAAAATTATCTTAAATTTAAAACAGGTAATAGCGTATACGAATTATTTAAGTTATGAAAACATTATCATTATTTATTTTTAAATTAATTCTATTACTTTGTCTATTTTTCTTAGGATTTGTAGGACTTATAGTCAATATAGGATACATATTTGTAGAAACATTTGATAAAGGAATTCTTTCTGTCTACAGTAAAGTAGAAGACAAACTTGAAAAATTAAACGTACTTTAAAAGTTTAAATTATGAACGAAGAATATAATGAATGGTACTGGCGTCTATACCGCTGGTTGAGATGGGAACTACCTTACCAGTACAAATATACTAAGTACGGAGTTAAAAACTTGTATAAATGGTTTTGGATCATTTGGAAAGATAGAGACTGGGATCATCATTATATTTTCCAGCTATTAAAATTTAAATTAGAGAAACAAGCTAAACATTTAGCTCATGTTGGTTTTCATAACGATGCCCAGCGTGATGCTGAACGAATGATGACCTGTGTTAGACTGATTAATAAAATACAAAACGAGGATTACTATGATGAAATGCACAGTAAGAATGAAAAAATAACTTACGAAATGATTGACAAGTACATAAACAAACACAATAAAGCTAAACGTTTATTGTTCAAAATAATGAACGATAGGATTGAAGAATGGTGGGATTGAGTTGGAATTCTGAAAGATTATTCGTATATTAAGGATATGGTAAAACGATTAAGTAAAGAAGAGAAAAAAGAACAGGCGGTTATTGATTTAATTAACCAAATGTTTATTATTGCCGGTCATAAAGTAACCTACGAGGATATTTTAGGTAAAGAGAAATGGTTTCAAGAATACTCAATGACTGTTGAGCAAGGAGAAGAATTTAAGAAGTGGGGTAAGAAATACCTTATGAAGAATTTAAGGACATATGCTAAATCAGCAGAGCGTGAAATGCAATGGTTTTGCCTTCAATGGGGTTTAACTTATTCTAACTGGGAAGAATATAACAAAGATGGAAAATAAAATAGAATTTGAAAACCGGTACCGGGACATCTATACATTCAGTAAAACTGACGGAGGAGATATTCTGTTTGAAGGAGAGTTTAAATGGATGCGATGCGGGTGGCCTAACGTTTATAATAGAGCTTATGAAGCCTATTGTGCCGATGTTGATACTGATGAACGAATGACTCTAGGTGAGTTTAAGGAAGCCGTTCACGAATACGATAAGAAAACATTTGAATCAACTCCATTATCTAAAAAATACCGAGGTTTAGTTTATTCAGATCAAACTAAAATTGATATGATCGATCCCTCAGGCGGACCTTATCTACATTCAGGATATGATATGGGAATGTTTGACGAATCATTTAAAGGAATGATTGCTGAAGAATTTAAATCAGTTCCGGAAGGATACTTAATTAAAATACAGAAATGAGAATTAAAGACGCACTTATGCTAACAATCCTGAGCCTGATAGTGGGATGGGTGGTAGTAGAATCAAAACCTGTTATTAGAGATCCTTTAGCCTGGGGCGAACTACCTCAAGTAGATACTATCAAGCAGGATACAGTCAAACAAGATACAGTCATTTCAGTTAAAGGAAAGAAGGCTTTGTTCATAGGAGACTCGCATTCGGCAGCTGATTACGGATGGCAGCATCAGCTTTGCAAGAAGACTAAGATGACTTATTTGAATACTGCTGTTGGTGGAAAGCAAACAGCATGGATGGTTGAACAGGCAAGAGCAAAAGTAACTGAGTACTTTGATTACTGCTTTATTTACGGAGGTGCTAATGACATGGCTGGTAACAGACCGCCTATGAAATCAGTTAAGAACATTCAGGCAATTGTTAATATGTGCAACCGACATGGAGTAACTCCAATTGTTATTACCGGATTTGATCCGATGACTTGTATTAACACTAAGGGAAGGGATGTATATAAAGGTTATCCTCAACGTTATGCTAAGTTCCAACAGTACCTTGTTGATTCTATTAAAGGAGCAGTAGTCATTGAGACACACTGCATTTCAAAAACTGATTGTGGAGACTTTTTATGCCACATGACCGCTACAGGACACAAAAAGATGGCACTATGTATTATAGATAAATTAAATTTAAAGATCTATGAAAATACATCGTCAAAGAAAAAACACCAAGAAAAAGAATTACGGGTCAACCAAAATTCCAAAGTCACTGTCAAGCAATCCGTGGTGGAGGTTGATAAGTAAGGTTACTGAAAAAGAAGCAAATACAATCTACGAAATTTTTTAGTTGCTTATATAACTAATAGTTCGTATCTTTAAGTATAATAAAAGTTATGGCATACGTTTCTAAACCACCTCCGGCTCCTTTGGAAAAATATGTCCGGGAGTATGTTAATGAAACAGGGATAGTATCTACTTGGTATTATGACAAGAGCGTATCTACCAGCGGACCTTACCGCGTAGATCACAAATATTCAAAAGAGTATTTAGATTCTTTAAAGGAAAAAAAGAAAAGAAAATTAAAAACAAAATAATGAATAAGGTTACACAAAAAAAATTATGGAAAGGATTCGCTCTTTTCTCTTTAGTCGCTAACATTCTCGGAATGATTCTAGGAGTGTGGGTAGGAACCGCTTGGATTGCATTCGGGCATGGAATTTCTGCTGTAGTATCAGGTCTCATCTACTTAGACACTCTTAATGAAGGCCCGGAGGACAATGACGATGAGCAGTAGTATGGAATTCAAATCACTCTTCGACTTTTTAGGCAAAGCTGCTGGTCGTGAATTAGGATTGGAAGTAGCTAAAGCAGCTCTCGTAGAAGGAATTGTGGTACAAACAAAAAATGTTTCTAACAGACAATACAAAGGTGAAATTAAAATGTACCCTGTATATTGGCTAGAAGCATATTTTGACACAGGAGCTACGCCAAGCACAGAGATTCTTTACAACGAACCAGACGACTTACTTCTTTAAACTATGCAAAAAATAGACATTAGTTCAGCTTACGAAGCTGAAATTAAGAAAGTATTAGATGCTATTTGGGAAAACCGTTTTCGAATAAACTTGAATAATTTAGAAAAATTACGTAAATTAGCTAACAAAACAAAATTATGAATAAACAAGCTGTGCTTAGCTTATCCGGGGGAATGGATTCCTCGACACTGTTACTACGTCTACTTGCCGATGGCTACGAAGTTACAGCACTATCCTTTGACTACGGTCAGAAACATAAAGTTGAACTCGAGAGAGCAAAAGCTCTAGTTCAATATTTAAATCACCAAGTAACTCCTTTAGGATACCCAGTAATTAGATACCAGGTAATTAAGCTTGACGGTTTAGCTCAATTGCTTAACTCTACTTTGGTTACAGGCGGTGCTGATGTTCCTGAAGGGCATTATGCTGAAGAGAATATGAAAGCAACCGTTGTTCCGAATAGGAATAAGATCTTCAGTTCAATCATTCAAGCAGTTGCATTATCAGTTTCTGAACTGAAGAATACTAAATGCGTTATTGCAATGGGAATACATTCTGGCGATCACGCTATTTATCCAGACTGCCGGGAAGAATTTAGGGATGCAGACTTTGAAGCATTTAAATCAGGTAACTGGGGTGCAGATAAAGTAAGCCTCTATACTCCCTACCTTAAGTCAACCAAGTTTGGAATCTTAAGAGATGGAGAGAAGTGCTGCGATAAAATGCATATTGACTTTGATTCTGTTTACGAAAAGACTAACACCTCTTATAAGCCAATCCAGATCAACGGTAAGTGGTACTCTGATTACAAGTCAGCATCCTCAGTAGAGAGAGTAGAAGCATTCATTAAGCTACAAAGAAAAGATCCAGTTCAGTACGCTGACGAAGGTGGTCCGGTAGCTTGGGAGCAAGTAGTTGAACATGTTAAAAACGTTTTAAGCAAGCATGAATCAGCCTGATCCTAAACTACACCAGCTGGTAAGCTTTTTAAAATCAGCTGTTAGAATCTCTGGGTACGTTGCTCTATTCTGGAGCATCAGCCTTGGAGCATTTATTTTAATCTTATCAGAATTAATAGGTATTATAGAAGAATTAGTATGAAGAAAATTTTATATTTTAGTGCACCTTGGTGCGGTCCTTGCAAGCAGTTCGGACCAATAATGGACAGAATATCACAGACAGGTATTCTGGTTGAAAAAGTTAATGTTGATAATACTCCAGCAGTAGCAGCAGCCTATAACGTACGCTCAGTCCCTACAGTAATTATAGTTGATCGTTCTGGAAACGAAACTGGACGTTCTGTAGGAATGCTATCAGAGAGTCAAGTAAGACAGTTGTTTAATCAGAATTAAGTTCGTATATTAAGTTATGGGAAAATATCAATCAACAAAAGTATTTGATGGCTTTAGCTGCGTATTCCGTCAATGGAAAGCAGACGGAACTCACTGTAAGTACGTTCACGGATACGGAGTATCTTTTAAAGTTTGGTTCGAAGGAGAGTTAGATGAAAAGAACTGGGTATGGGATTTCGGAGGAATGAAGAGAGCTAAAGGAACTATCGACGGAATGAATCCAAAAGCATGGATGGACTATATGTTCGATCATACTATGATTATTGCCGAAGATGATCCGTTTATCGAATCATTTAAGTTAATGGGTCAAGCAGGAGCAGCTCAAGTAAGAATCCTACCCGCAGTAGGAGCAGAGAAATTTGCCGAGTACATCTTTAATAAGCTTCAGGAATTTATTAATGAAGAGACAGAAGGTCGAGTAAGGATCCACCGAGTTGAATTCTTAGAGCATGGCCGCAATACAGCAATCTACAAAGGATAATTATGACAGCTGAAATTAAAAAACCAGGTAGGATTACCGATTACGATAAAAAATTACCTATCCTTGAACTTTATACCTGTATTCAATCAGAAGGTTCAAGACAAGGAAGACCAACAGTAGCAGTTAGAACAACAGGCTGTACTCATAGATGCTGGTTTGGAGAAGGTGGATGGTGTGATTCTTGGTATACTAGTATTCACCCAGGTAAAGGAACTTACACATTTAACGACATCGTTAAGATTTATGATGAGAATCCAACCATTACTGAAATGATGTTGACTGGAGGTTCACCTACCATGCAGCCGGATCTATGTAATGAATTAACGCATTTTGCTAATCAAAGAGGAATATTTATAACTATTGAAACAGAAGGTTCACATTATGTCGAGACGGATTATCCAATTGGTCTTATTTCCCTATCACCTAAGTTTAGTAATAGTGTGCCTAAGCTTGATGTTACTACTCCAATGGGTAAGTTGGTAGACCAGAAGATGATCGATCAGCATAATAAGCTACGTTTAAATGATGATGCAATTGCACAGACCCTTGCATACCATGCAGACTACCATTACAAACCAGTGTATGACGGTACTGAAGAGACTATTCAAGAGATTGAGGAATTCAGAATAAAGCATAACATTCCTAAGAATAAAACTTGGTTAATGCCAGCCGGTGATAACAGAGAGGAATTAATCAAGCAGTATCCAATCTCATTAGAAAAAGCATTTCACATGGGCTACAATTGGACTGGTAGGGATCACATAATAAGCTGGGATACTAAGCGCGCAGTTTAATGGACTACAGCACTCGACTTCTATACAAGGATAAAATGCATCCGGAAATTTACAATTCAAACATTCCATTTGAACAAAAAATCTGGCTACAGAATCATTTAGATTCAAAGCACAAAGGAGACTTTAAAGCATTACTCCACGATATGATGGAGTATGCAATCTTACCTGAAGTAGAAGATTACGAGAAAGCTGCCATTATTAGAGATGAATTAAAACAAATTAATAGACTTACTAGTAACTAATTATGACATACGAAAACTTTCTTAAAGTAATTACTGGTATAGAAAAGCAAGACAAAGCAGTATCAGCTCTCTACGACTTGAAAGTAGATTTGATAGATTGGACTGATCCTTACGGTGTTATTATCGGTGAACTACTAAAAGAAATCTACGGGGAAGAAGGTTACGACTGGTTTTCTTGGTACTGTTATGAAAGAGACTTTGGTAAAAAAGAAGTAGGGGCCTGGGATAAAAATAAAAATCCAATCTGTTACAGTCACGAATCACTCTGGGAGTATTTAGAAAAACTGAGAACTAAATGATCCATATTTATCAATATGAGATTCATTATAGTTTTATTTTTACTTCCGCTATCATTATTAGCGCAGTTAAGAGATTCAGTCTATGTTAAAACAGACATTTATGAAGCAGTTTATTCAGAGGTTCTACAGCAACCTAAACGAGTATGGTACACAGTTCAATGCCCTTCCGGCACCGCTGCTAGAACAGGTATGGATTTTTATACCGTTCCTGGTGTAGTAACTTCTGATGCTAACGACTACGTTGCTAACGTTTGGGATAAGGGTCATTGTGCTCCCGCTGCCGATTTTAACTGCACAAGAGAAATGCTCCTTAAGACTTTCTCCTATGTGAACTGCGTACTACAGCATGAAAGACTTAACAGAGGAGTCTGGAGAATGTTAGAGGTTAGAGAAAGAGAATTAGCCAAACAAGGCAAAGTAATTGTTGAGATCAGAATGGTTTACTCTCCAAGATCTCAGAAGCTACCAACCGGTGCAACAATACCAGACGGATTTTTTAAGACAATTAAAGTTGCAAATACGACAGAAGTTTATTATTTTTCCAATACAGTTCCAACATTAAGTAGTTATACGCAGTACAAAATTAAATAAGTTATATGGTTCTATTCACAGAAAAGGAAATTCAAACAAGAGTAAAAAGTCTTGCCCTTGAGGTAAGCTACAAAAACAATCCTGAGAATTCATCAAGGGTTATGATCGGAGTTCTAAACGGTGCATTTATGTTCTTTGCAGACCTAGTTCGTAACATGGAGGTTGATTGCGAAATCGACTTCATGCAAGCAAAATCATACCTAGGTCAAGTTCAAGACCGGGTAGATATTCTAAAGGATGTCTCAATTGACTTAACAGACAAGAACGTCTTTATAGTTGATGATATCTACGATTCGGGTAACACTATGAAACGCTTGATAGCCCATCTTCAAACTAAAGGAGCTAGATCAATTACTCCGGTTACCTTATTTAAAAGAAGTTATTCTTACATGGATAATCTTATTTACGGATTTGAATTACACAATGAAGTTTGGCTGACAGGGTACGGTCTTGATGCAACCAACGGAACTAAACGAAACCAGCCTTTCATCACCGGACAAATAATCGAAGAATAGTATGTTACTAACAAGCAAAGAAATATTAGAGAGAGGGATTGTAATTCCTTCAAAGTACTCCAAACCAACCCAGGTAGGAGTTGACCTTTCAGTATGTAAGGTTGAACGCATCTTAGCAGGTTCAGTAGTTTATAAAGATAAAACTATTGTAGATCCTCTAAACTTCATGGAAGTTGATACCGTTAAGATTGACGGCAAGGAATGCTGGAGACTAGACAAAGGAAGTTACGCAATCACCTTCAACGAAGGATGTAAGATCCCTGACAATGCAACTGGTTTTATTCTTCATAGATCTTCCTTATATAGGACAGGAACTTCGATTGTTTCTCCTGTTTGGGATTCAGGATATGAAACAGAGAAAATGGGTACGGTAATGATTGTTAGCGTATTCTTAATCTTAGAAAAGAATGCAAGAGCAGCTCAAATGTTCTTCCATGAGAATGCTCCTGTAGACGAACTTTATGACGGTCAGTGGCAGGGCGGTACTAATGCTTGGGAACAGAAAAAATAACCTATTTATAAGATATGAAACGTTCAGTAATAAAAGAACTTATTAAAAGATCAATGCGTGAAGTAGCTCCAAAGACAAATTCTGGTGCAATGACTCCCGAAGAGGAGAAAGATGCTGCTACTATCAATAGATACGAAAAAGAAGAAAAAGAAAAAGATCTTCGTAACGGACCTTCAGTAGTTCCTGGAGCACTTCCAATGAAAGAAGATAGCGATATTCCTACCGATATTGAATGGGAAGTTGTAGACGTATTAGGAGGTCTTGATGACTATAGTGCAGAGTTAGCTATGCAAGGTTATTCACCTACAACAGGTAAATCGTACACTGCAGGTGTTGACGGCACAGCCGCAGGCGGCGGTGATTGGGATTGGTCATTCCATGATTTATATAACATCGAAGAAATGCCAGAGGATAGCCCTATAAATGAAGCATCTAGCAAATCAGCTGAGATCTTAAACAGACCAGCTGGGCACATAAGCTTTGAACAGATGGGTATGATTATGATGCTTGCTGACGCAGTAGGCGAAAATAGACAAGCTGACGAGTTCCTATCCGGAGTAGCTTCAAAGAAAGAAGCTGGCCAGTATATTCAAAGCCTTATAACTAAAATTGACGGCGAAGAGGGTGTACTTGCTGAAGCAGAAAAAATTGTTGCTGCATGGGCTGAAAAGCAAACTACTAACTCTAGAATGTTAACTGAAGCTGAAAACTATACAGTTTACGAACCTAGCACTTTTAGAACCCCTTCAGGGTATAAAGAGGAAGTTGAACAGATAAAAAACCTAATCAAACAAACATACCCAGAATACATTAATACAGACATCGGCCGTATAATGGATGCCGATATGGAACTAGCTTCAGTAGCTTATAAGGTATACGGTATCAACATCTCGGTAGACGATATCTATGAACTTGTTAATAGTGAAGACCCGTCAGAGTTGCCGCAGAATTTAATACAAGTGCAAAAAGCAATAGAAAACCTTACAGGAGAACCTATGATAGCACTAAGCCAAGCCATGAAAGAATTAAACATAGAAGCATAACAGTTAAAAAATAAACTTTTAAGAGCCCTTGCAACCCAAGGGCTTTTTTCATATATTTAAGTAATGGTTGTCGAAAAAAAGTATTACCTTGTCAATAGCAAAGAGCTAGTTGATCTCCTTATCCAGCATATTAACGAGAAAGAGATTCTTGCTTATGATACAGAAACAGACTCTTTAAATACTCGCAAAGGAAGGATTATTGGTTTTTCTGTTTCGGGTGAAGAAGGAATGGGCTTTTATATGCCGACTATGTTTTGGAATAACGAAACTCAAACTCTTGACGAGTGTCAGATTGAGAGCATTGGCTGTCATCGAATAGCAAAGAAGATCATTTCAATGTTAGTTGGAAAGAAGCTTGTTATGCATAATGCTTCTTTTGACTGCCGTTATACAGATAACTTCTACAAAGTCAACTTGCTACCTTCTCTTTGGGTCGATACTGCTTTACTAGTTCATACAGTAAAAGAAGAAGGAGCATTTGGATATGGAGCAAGTCCTTTCGGACTAAAATCAATCGCTATTATGATTCAAGATAAGATTGGTTTAAATATTGAAGAGGCTGCTAACCAAGAGCAGATCAATCTTAAGAACTCAATTAAAGAGAATGGAGGATCAGTTACTAAGGATAACTTCGAGATTTATAAAGCAGATATTAACTTACTGAGTGAGTATGCTGCTGCGGATACGGACCTTACTTTGCGTATCTGCAATCACTTCCTACCGGTTCTTGAGCATGAAGGACTAACTAAGTTCTTCTTTGAAGACGAAGTAATGCCTCTTTATAGAGAGGTTACTATACCAATGGAGATCGAAGGGATAGCCCTTGATATACCTCTAATAGAACGAACTAGAGATGCTATCTTAACCGACCAGGAGAAGTACCGCCGGGCAGTAATTGAAGAGCTACTAAAGCTACAAAAAGTTAAAGAATGGATTATCGATTCAGCATTAACTGAATTCCCTCCAGGTCATAAAGGAACTTGGGCTTGTACGTTGGTTGATATGTATAAGCTCCCTATACCTAAAAACTCGAGAAACTATTCTTTAAAGCAAGCTAACATCCTTATTCTAGAGGATAGTCCGGTAAAAGATTATTTGCTTTCTGGAGATTTAGATTGCTTAACTGAAGAAGTTGTTACTAAAGTTTCTATGAAGCTTTGGAAAGACTTTAACGACGGGGAGTGGTTAAATATTCAATCAAAGAAGCAGTTAGGTGATATCGCTTTTAACTACTTGAAAGAGAAGCCGTTATCTAAAACAACTAAGGGTCAAGCTCAATTCGATGATGATATGATTCAAGCTTTATCAGACAAGTATGAGTGGTGTAGGAACTTGCGCATCTATAATAAGCTTCTTAAGATCAAATCGACTTACGTGGATCGATTTTACGATCAAGCAGAGGATGGACGTTTCTTTCCTTACTTTAAACAGAACGGAACTGTGTCAGGCAGATACGGATCTGACCTCCAGCAGTTACCTAAGCCTAAAGAAGATGGAGAAGCAGATCCAATCATTGTTAAGTACAATAACGAGATCAGAGCATTCTTTACAACAGACCCTGGTTACTTATTAATTGATAATGACTTTGAATCTTTAGAACCTCATATCTTTGCTTCTATATCTAACGACGAAGCCATGCAAGAGATTTTTAGTCAAGGTCATGATTTCTATTCAACGGTTGCTATCCGAACCGAAAAGCTTGACGAACAAAGAGATAAGTACCCTGACGGAGTATCAGCTGATAAAAAGGCTCCTAACTTCCTTAAGAAGCTTGATGCACCTAAACGAAATCAAGCAAAGGGTTATTCGTTAGGAGTTGCTTACGGAATGTCTCCTTACGCACTTGCAATGTCCTTAGGAGTACCTCAAGAAGAAGGAAAGAGGCTTCACGAAGGTTATATGAAAGGGTTCCCGGGAGTTGCTCAATGGATTGACAACTCAAGAGCATTGTTTAAAAGAGATGGCTTTATTAAAAACCAAGTAGGTCGAATCCGACACCTTGATAGAGGTAAAGCGGTTTATGATTCTTTTGGAGAAAGGATTATGGATTGGAAGTTTAGGAATGACCTTACTAAAGAGATTGGAGGAGATAATGTAAAGAGACTCTATGGAGATTATAAGAATGCTTTGAATAACTGCTTAAACTTTCAAATTCAATCTTTAGCAGCATCAGTGGTTAATCGAGCAGCTTTAGCCATTAATAGGGAGTTTAAGAGAAGAGAATGGGACGGTATCGTTATTGCCCAGATTCATGACCAATTGATCATTAAGATTAGAGAAGACTTAGTTCATGAAGCAGCTGAAGTAGTTAAGCATATTATGGAAAACACTACCCAGCTACCAGGAGTAACCTTAAAGGCACCACCGGAAATAGCAAAGAATTTTAGGGATGGTCACTAAGCAATATTTATAACAAATGGCATACTCAGATAAAGTAATCGATCATTACACCAACCCAAGAAATATGGGAACCTTAGATAAATCAGATCTACGTGTCGGAACGGGAATGGTTGGTGCTCCGGAATGTGGAGACGTGATGCGTTTACAGATTATGGTTGAGGATGGTATTATTAAAGATGCTAAATTTAAAACGTTTGGTTGTGGTTCCGCTATTGCCTCAAGTAGTTTAGCAACTGAATGGTTAAAAGGTAAATCATTAGAACAAGCATTAACTATTGATAATATGGAAATAGTTGAGGAATTAACATTACCACCAGTTAAAATACATTGTTCAGTATTAGCTGAAGATGCTATTAAATCCGCTATTAAAGATTACCAGGATAAAAATCTCAATGGATAAAACAACACTTGAACGATTAGATGATGATGATTGGTACAGCTTAAAACGAAAACCACTCCCATTATCAGCAGAAACCTTACTTAAATTAGGTAGGTGTTGCGGAAATAAATGCTTAAATTGCCCATACAAACCAAAACATACCATAGGAAATGAAAATATTTACTTTGACCACGAAAGCCAAATCCCAATTAGACAAACTGATGGTGGAGGAAAAATGCACCGAAGATCATTTTTTAAGAGTATCGGTGAAAGGTGGAGGTTGTTCTGGTTTAACTTATGATTTAGACTTTGATGATACGATAGTTCCTTTTGATGAAATATCTGAAGACCAGGGTTTAAAATTAGTTATTGATAAAAGATCTCTACTGTATTTATTAGGAACCGAATTAGACTTTACAGAAGGTCTAAACGGCAAAGGATTCCTATTCACTAACCCAAACGCAAGCAGGACTTGCGGCTGCGGTGAAAGCTTCGGTATCTAATATTTATAATAAACAAGTTGCAATTTAAATAAAAGTTCGTATATTAAAAGTAAAGTTATGGATAAAAAAGAGAAAAACTCGAGTATTTACACGATTACCGATCCGTCATTAGAACCTTATTACATTCAATACGATCAGTATTGTTACACAGCTATTAAGAAAATTATTGCTGGAACTTCCGGAAGAGAGAGAGATCAAACGATTGGTTACTATTCTGATCTAGAAAGATGTTTAGATGTAATTGCAGAAGATTCAATTAAGAATAAAGATTATGATTCCCTGCAGGAATTTATCTCCGGTCATAAAACACGTTTACAAGAACTAAAACAAATAACAATAAAATGAAATTAAAAGCAATTTATAACGCAGTTATCCTTAAGCCTTACGAGTTGGAGGAAGAGTTACACGGGAACATTATCGTTCCAGATCTAGGAAATGAAAAGAATAAGATCGGCCAGGTAATATCTGTCGGAGACGGAATAACAATCCCAGGAGTTGGTTTCGTAAAGACTACAGCCAAGTTCGGTGATATTGCCGTTCTACCAACGATGGGCTTTACTAGGTTCGAATTCAAAGGAGAAGCTTACTACATCGGTCCAGAGAATCAAATCTTAGCTATCATCGAAGACGATTTTACATCAGTACCTTTTTAAGTTATGAGCAAACAGATAGAATATTCAAACCAAGCACGCAAGAAATTATCAGAAGGAATTGATAAGATTGCAAATGCAGTTACAGCAACTTTAGGACCTAACGGCCGTAATGTTGTTTATAGAAATGAGACAGGTGAAGTTCGTTCTACCAAGGACGGAGTTACGGTTGCAAAGATTATCTCTTTGAAAGACCCAGTACATTCAATCGCCGTTGATATGCTTAAACAAGCAGCTATCAAGACAGCAAACATTGCCGGTGATGGAACTACTACAGCAACCCTACTTGCTCAATTCATTACCAATCAAGGATTAAAAGCCTTAGATAATGGAGGTAATGCAGTACAAATTAAACGCGATATCGATAAAGCAGTTAAAGAAATAATTGCTTATATGAAAGAGAATATCGCTGAAGATATTACTTCAGAGGGGCAGTTAGACCAGATCGCTTCTGTGTCCGCAAACAACGACCCTGAGGTAGGTTCTCTAATCACTTCAGCATTAGCTGCAGTAGGCAGAGACGGGATTGTTACTATTGAAGAATCTAGGACGGGCGATACCTACTTAGAAACGGTTGAAGGCATTCAGTTCGATCGAGGATTTAAATCACCTCACTTCGTTACTGATAATGCAACTATGTCTTCAGTGTTAGACAATCCTTTAGTTTTAATTTACGATGGGAAGCTTTCACAGGCTAAAGATTTACTTCCTATCCTCGAATCAGTTTCCTCTGATAATAAATCATTGTTGATCATCTGTGAGGATATTGATAATGAAGCTTTGGCTACCTTGATTGTAAATAAGATGAGAGGTACTATTAAAGTATGTGCAGTTAAAGCTCCTGACTTCGGTGATAGAAGAAAGCTTATTATGGAAGACATTGCAGTCTTGACAGGCGGCCAAGTAATCTCTCCTGAGAAAGGAATGAAGTTAAGCCGAGTAGATAAAGCATGGTTAGGTGAAGCACGCAAGGCTAATATCCAGAAAGAATCTACTACTATAATCGACGGTAAAGGTGAAGTAGAAGCTATTAGTTCTCGTATTGAAGACTTGAAAGCTCAGATCGATAATGCAAAGAGTCCTTTTGAGATGGAGAAGCTTCAAGAGCGTCTAGCTAAATTTACAGGCGGGGTATCAATTATACACGTTGGAGGTAATTCAGAACTTGAAATGAAAGAGAAGAAAGACCGAGTAGAGGATGCTTTACATGCTACAAGAGCTGCTATTGCAGAAGGAATTGTTCCTGGCGGTGGTGTTGCTTTACTACGAAGTGCGCCTAGCTGGACTGCCAGTGAGACAAGTACCGGATATCAAATTATATACATGGCATGTACAATGCCATTCTATAAGATTTTAACTAATGCCGGCTACGAGTACCAACAGATATCTGATATTAGCGGGCAAATTGGTACTAATCCCGATAAGTGGACAGGTTGGAATCTTATAGAAGAGAATCTCACTAACTTAAAAGATGCTGGTATCATCGATCCATTCAAAGTAACTAGAACAGCTCTAGAGAATGCAGCATCAGTAGCAGGAACAATCCTATTGACTGAATGTGTAGTTGCAGATGAACTTACAGAGAACGGTTCTAGCAACATAGACGATACGTCTAATCAATTAATGTTAGGATAATGGTTGGTAAGGGGAGAATAGTTCTTATACAGGATAACATGTATGAGGTTGTTAGGATCTTAAAGCTTCGACCTGGAGCTGTTCTCCCTACCGAATCAGCCAATGAAATAAAAGAGGCATGGCATGCCGAGAAAGTATTCAAACACGGAGACGAATACTTCTTTGTTAATGAAGTACAAACAGTTGAACCATTAGAAGATGAACAAGACAGAAATCAAGGAGAGCTTACAGTTGATAGCACAGAGAACACCGCCGGGGGACAGATGGACCTTGGAGGGGGAGACGGAGATCAGGAAGAGCATAACTGATGCTTTAGAAGCTTATTACCAGAAAGCAACCTCAAAGCCTTTAGCCTACCGTCTGGAACCAATCCAGGGTAAATTATTTGCAATTAGAACTAGTGAAGTAGAAATACCAGAAGAACAACCAAAACAATATTCCATTTACGGAGATTACGAATTATGAAACAACAAGACTTAAAACTCAACATCGACCTTAAAAATACCCAGCCGGTATTATCACCAGAAGGTAACCACGTTTTTGCCGAAGGAATGATCCTAAGGAAAATCTCTCGCTTTGTAGCAGGTACTGACGAAGATGCAGTAATGCCTATCCCAGTATTCTACGACGTTAAGACAGGAAAGATCCTATTAGATACTTTACCTAAAGACTTAAGAGAGGAATACGCTGATGAGCAGGAAGATTAATTACACTGACTTCATTCCTGATTCAATAGTAGATACTATCTTGAATAAGTTTGTTGATAGAGCCGAGATGGGCTTTAAGAAATACAGCAACACTCTCGATAGAAAAGATCTAAGTAAAGTAGAATGGATCAACCACGCCCAAGAAGAACTCATGGACGGTATTCTATATTTAGAAAGACTCAAACAAGAGATCGATGATCAAGTTACCGAAAGTAATTAAGCTCATCCGGGAGCATAAGCTTCTGGAGATCGACAAAGAGACTCAGAAGAACATCTCCTACTCTCAGATGCAGGTCTACGATCAATGTCCTCATCGTTGGAAGCTAACTTATAAAGACAAGATCAAAGTCTATAAGCCTTCTATTCATACTGTGTTTGGTAAAGCATTCCATGAAACGGTTCAGGATTGGTTAACAACCCTATATGAAGTATCAGGAGTAGCAGCCGATGCGATGGACTTAGAAGATAAACTTTACGAAGAATTAATCTTCCATTACTCAGACGAGAAGAAGAATAACGACGGAGAGCATTTTGTTACTGCGAAAGACTTGCAGGAGTTTTACGAAGACGGCTGCAACATCCTCAAGTACCTTAGAAAGAATAGAGCAGCTTACTTCGGTAAGCAGGGCTGGCACTTAGTAGGAGTTGAAATTCCTCTAATGATTCAACCCATTGAAGATCATCCGGGAGTATTATTCAAAGGATTTATTGACTTAGTTCTCTATCATGAACCTTCGGACGAGTATCATATCTTTGATATCAAGACTTCAACCAGGGGTTGGGGTGACAAGGATAAGAAAGACGAGATGAAGCAATCTCAATTGATCCTCTATAAGAATTTCTTTAATAAGCAGTTCGGAGTTAATCCGGAGAAGATTCATATTAAGTTCTTTATTGTTAAGAGAAAGCTTTGGGAGCAATCTGATTTCGTTCAGAAGAGAGTGCAGGAGTTTATCCCGGCTTCAGGTCCGATAAAGACTAAGAAAGCAGTTAATAAGATGGAAGGATTCATCAAAGAGTGCTTTGAACCGACAGGGGAGATAAAAGAGAGAGTGTATGCAAGAACACCCTCGGCTAGTGCTTGTAAGTTTTGTCCGTTCTACGAACAGCCACGGTACTGCGAGCATGCAGGGGCGAAGTTTAAATAAATTTAGATCGCGAATTTAGGACAGTATATATTTATTATAAAGATATATTTATGACAAAAGATACAACTAAAACAATGGTATTAACCTCCGTGAAGGTGGAACAAGACCAGTTCAATGATTTTAAAGTAGAGTGCGTACGCGACCGGTTCACTCTGCATAACCTTGTAAATAAATGCATTCACCTTTATTTGAACGATAAAGACTTTCGAAAGGCAATTATCGATTATCAAGAGAAATAAGCTTGCCTTCCTCCCACTAATTAGTTATTTTAAAGTTATATTATGAAAGACGGTTACATACGAAAAGACAAACGAAAGAAAATTTTATTGATGTGCGATGACATTCGGGTTCATTCCGGTATCGCTCACATGGGTCGGGAGCTTGTGATCAATACAGCTCACCACTTTAATTGGGTTAACTTAGGAGGAGCTGTTAAGCATCCAGAAGCTGGTCAACGCTTTGATCTCTCCGAGGATACTAACAGGCAGGCCGGCGTTCAAGATGCCTCGGTGATGCTCTATCCGACAGACGGGTACGGAAATCCCGACCTAATCCGTCAGATAATTCAAATGGAGAAGCCGGATGCAATCTTCATCATTACCGATCCAAGATATTGGACTTGGTTATTTCAAATGGAGAATGAGATCCGGAAACATATTCCGATCGTGTATTTAAATATCTGGGATGATTACCCGGCACCTCTCTACAATAAAGAGTTTTATGAGTCGTGTGATGCTTTGTTCGGCATTTCAAAGCAGACAGTTAATATCAACAAACTAGTCTTAGGAGAGAAAGCTCAATATAAAATGATTGAGTATGTACCTCACGGAGTAAACGAAGACAATTTTAAACCGTTAACTGAAGATGTATTAGGTTCAAAGGAGTTTACGGAGTTTAAAAACCAGATGTTACAAGGAAAGGAGATCGACTTCGTCGTTCTATTTAATTCCAGGAACATTCGCCGGAAGCAGATCCCGGATACAATCCTTGCATTCAGACACTTCGTGGACGGATTACCAAAAGAGAAAGCAAAGAAGTGCTTACTTCTCATGCATACCCAACCGGTTGAAGAGCACGGAACAGACTTAAACGCAGTCGTTGAACTATTCTGTTCAGAGGAGCATATTAACGTTCATTTCACAGGAGGTATGTTCGATCATACTCGGATGAACTGGTTGTATAACCTCGCAGATACTTGCATACTATTAACCTCGAATGAGGGATGGGGTTTATGTTTGACTGAGGCTCTACTTGTAGGTATGCCTATTATTGCAAACGTTACCGGTGGAATGCAAGACCAGATGAGATTTGTTAAAGATGGAGTATGGATGGACTTTGATTATGATTTCCCATCCAATCACAGAGGTACTTATAGAGAGCATGGAGAGTGGGCATTCCCAGTCTATCCAGTCTCAAGATCAATCCAAGGCTCAGTACCAACTCCTTACATCTGGGATGATAGATGTGAAGCTGAAGATGCTGCTCAGATGATTGAGGAGGTGTACTTGCTTGGAAATACAGAGAGAAAGAGGAGAGGTAAAGCAGGTAGGAAGTGGGCTACAGGCCCGGAGGCTGGATTCACTTCTAAAATCATGGGAGAAAGAATTGTAAAGCATATGGATACTCTATTTGAAACTTGGAAGCCGAGAGAGAAATACGAATTAATCCTTGCAGGAGAAGTTGCTAAAAAGAAGATAGTTCATAAATTAAAATATTAATGAAGCCGTTATACGTAATTAGTTGCCCGATAGATACCTATTCCGGGTATGGATCAAGATCAAGAGACTTAGTTAAAGCAATCATCGAACTCGACAAGTATGATGTTAAGATACTACCACAAAGATGGGGAAGTACTCCCTGGGGCTTTATCGAAGACTTTAAAGAGGATTGGGGCTTTCTTAAAGAACATATTTTAACATCTCCTCAACTACCCCGTCAGCCAGAAATCTGGTCTCAGTTAACAGTTCCTAATGAATTCCAGGCTGTGGGTAAATACAACATCGGCTTTACGGCCGGAGTTGAGACTACGATGTGTGCGCCGGAGTGGATTGAAGGACTGAATAGGATGAATATTACTTTCGTATCATCTACATTTTCAAAAGAGGCTTTAGAGAAATCAAACTTCGAAGAGAAAGATAAAAAAACAAATCAGTTAATACGTACTATTAAGCTTGAAAAGCCTTTAGAGGTTTTATTTGAAGGAGTAGATATTACAAAGTATCTTCCTTTAGAATCTAAAGAGGTAGTTGATATTAATCTTTCTAGCATTAAGGAAGACTTCGCTTATTTATTTGTTGGTCATTGGCTGCAAGGAGACCTTGGAGAGGATAGAAAGAATGTTGGGTTACTCATCAAAGCATTCTATGAAACATTTAAGAATAAAACTAAAAAACCTGCATTGATACTTAAAACTTCAATGGGCGGAACTTCTTACATGGATAGAGAAGAGATTCTAAAAAGGATTGCCTCAATTAGAAAGACTGTCAATTCAGTTAATATCCCGAACGTCTACCTACTTCATGGAGAGTTTTCCGATCAAGAGGTTAACCAGTTATATAATCACCCTAAAGTAAAAGCAATGGTTAATTTAACCAAGGGTGAAGGCTTTGGAAGACCTTTATTAGAATTTTCATTAATAAAGAAACCGATCCTAGTTAGTGATTGGTCCGGACACTTAGATTATTTAGATTCAGAATTCGTTACCTTGATCCCAGGAAAACTAAAACCAGTTCATCCAAGTGCTTACGTACCGGGAATTATTTTAGAAGGTGCTCAATGGTTCTCACCTGATGCAGGTATGTTAGGAGCAAAAATGAGGGATGTATTTGAGAATTACAAAAAGTATACTGACGGAGCAAAGAGACAGGCTTATAGGTCAAAAACTGAATTCTCTTATGATAAGATGAAAGAGAGATTAGATACGTTATTAACCAAGCATATACCTGAATTCCCAAAGGAAATTAAGCTTCAACTACCTCAGTTAAAGAAAATTGAACTACCTAAACTTAAAAAGCTATAATGAAAGACTTACTAACAATTATCTTAAACTTTAGATACCTTCTAAGACGTACCCGGAGAGAGGTACAGAAACTAACCCACGAAAGACTTCTGGGTAAGTATATGAATAACTACGTGACTAAAACTAAAGTAGTTCAAAGAAAAGCATCCTTGAAAGCTTTAGAAGACTATAAAAAAAAGACTAAATGGACAATTTAACAATCTGTGATAGATGCGGCTCTGATGCTTGCTACACTCAGGAAGTCTCTCCTGAAGTTACTAACTACCTTTGTTACGGTTGTGGGTTTATTACCAACACTGTTATGACTGAAGGAAGCGAATTTATTACTTTACAGGCAGAAATCCTTCCTGAGCTTTACAAAGATCTATTCTTTAAAGATGCAGAAGGAAAGATCTGGATGCCTAACATGGTTAACCAACCCGATAAAGGAATGGTATTCGCCCAAGGGTCAGATAAGAGTGAATGGAGATGGACTGGAGTTAAGGCAGTTCCTGTCAAGGAAGAGGAGAAAAAGAAATACCCTAAACCAGGTAAGAAGAACGAATATTACGAATTTAGAATGGATATGTCTACAGCTAAGTACTTTGAAGAAAAAGACTTCATGGATGCTCTAGAATATATTGGCATTTTAGGAGCTTAATTCATATATTAATAATATGAAAGTTAGCTACGCCATTACAGTCTGTGATGAATTAGAGGAGATTAAACGTTTAGTCGATTTCCTTATTTCTAACAAACACAAAGAAGATGAGATAGTAATCTTATTCGATCAGAGTAAAGGCACTCAAGAAGTAATAAACTACCTTGATACAATTAAATCAGAAGGATGCTTAGTAAGCAACCGCTTTGAAGGACATTTTGCAGACTGGAAGAACTTACTAACATCACACTGTACCGGCGATTTCATATTTCAGATCGATGCTGATGAACACTTACCCGAAGAATTCATCGACCTCCTTCATCAAATACTTGAAGCTAACCCCGAAGTTGATCTGTACTATGTTCCTAGGATTAATACCGTAAGTGGTCTCACCCCGGAACATATGCAGAAATGGGGTTGGAGAGTACAGAACGGAAGAGTTAACTGGCCTGATTATCAAAGCAGGATCTATAGGAACAACCCAGAGATCAAATGGGAGAATAAAGTTCATGAAAAGATTGTTGGGTATAAGCAATACACTACCTTACCTGCAGTAGATGAATTAGCTTTGATCCACCCTAAGACAATCGAAAGACAGGAAAAACAAAACGCTTACTACCAAACTCTCTAATGACAAAAACAGCATTAATAACAGGAGTTACTGGAATGGTTGGAAGCCACATGGCAGATTTTTTGTTGGAGAAAGGTTATACCGTTTATGGAACAACTAGAGATATAAACACATCTAAAAAAGATAACATCCTAAATATTCAGGATAAAATAAACTTTTTACAAGTTGATATAAATGATCAAGCATCACTATACAAAGCAGTCACCCAAGCTAACCCAGATGAAATTTATAACTTTGGTGCAGTATCTTTTGCACCAAATAGTTGGATTACTCCAGAATATACCGCTAACGTAAATGGTGTCGGTGTACTAAGATTCTTAGAAGCAATCAAACAAGTTAATCCTGATATTAAATTTTACCAGGCGGGTACAAGTGAAATCTTCGGCAACTTAAAATACACTACAGCCAACGAACAAACTATTCCTTATCCGAAATCTCCTTACGGAGTAGCTAAGTTATATGCACAATGGATTATTAGGAACTACAGAGAGTCTTATGGATTGTTTGCTTGCAACGGAATTAGTTTTAACCACGAATCTGAAAGAAGAGGATTGGAGTTTGTTACTAGAAAAATTACTAATGGAATAGCTAGAATAGCTAGAGGAGAAATTAATAATATTGAATTAGGTAATTTAGATATTACAAGAGACTGGGGGTATGCTCCTGATTTCGTTGAAGCTATGTGGTTAATGTTGCAGAATGATACAGCTGAGGACTTTGTTATATCAACCAACGAGTCTCATTCTTTAAGGTATTTGTTAGAGGTTGCTTTCAAAGCAGTTGGAATAACTGACTATAACGCTTATATTACAATTAATCCAAAGTTTGTCCGTAATAACGACATCCAAGATTTAAAAGGAGACTACAGCAAAATAAACAATCATTTAGGATGGGCCCCCAAAACCTCATTCGAAGAAATGATTACAAGAATGGTTAATCACGATTTAAACAAATGAAAACAAATACAGTACTAAAATTAAACTCACACTACGTTTCAGACTTTATTAAAAGTGAAACAGACTATGAAGGTAGAAACAAATACAGCCTAGACTTGCAGATAGAAGAAAGTACAGGTGCTGTTAGATTGGTTGAAGATGCTCCCAACGAAACAATGTGGGGTAAGTATTGGTACCGTTCCGGTATTAATGCTACCATGACTAAGGAGTTAGGGAATATTGTTAACGAAGTTACTTCCCGAGTGAAGTGCAGGGAAGGAGATGTTTGGTTAGATATTGCCTGTAATGATGGTACAATGCTTAAACAGATTCCTAATGAGTTTATTAAGTTGGGGATTGATCCTTGTGATGATTCCTTCTATGAAGAATCTTCTAAACACGGAACAGTTATTCAAGATTACTTCTCTTACGATGCTTACCAAAGAACCGGTCATGGAGATAAGAAAGCAAAGGTAGTTACAACTATTGCAATGTTTTATGACTTATCTGATCCGAATCCTTTTGTTGAAGACGTTACAAAGATCTTAGATGATAATGGAGTTTGGGTATTGCAATTGAGTTATACTCCGTTGATGATTCAACAGCTTGCATTCGATAATATTTGCCATGAACATCGCTACTACTATTCATTGAAAACAGTTATGAACCTCCTTGCTAATCACGGGTTAAAGATTGTTGATTGTGAATTGAATGATGTGAATGGAGGAAGCTTCCGTATTTATGTACAGAAGAATAATGCTGATGCTACGTCGTTCGGAACTTCACCACTAAGAGATGTTTGCAGTTACCGAATCCAATCTATTCTATCTTTAGAAGAGAAGATTAATATTGAATCTCCGGAGGTATGGGCTGAGTATCAAAACCAGATTGATGCATTAAAAAAACAGACAGTTTCTTTTATCAAAGAAGAAGTAGCTAAAGGAAAGACTGTTTATGGGTATGGGGCATCAACAAAAGGAAATACCTTACTTCAGTACTTTGAATTAGATCATACTTTGATTACAGCTATTGCCGAACGCAGTCCTTATAAGTTTGGATTAAAGACAATTGGAACAGACATTCCAATCATTTCAGAAGACGAGATGAGAGCAGCTAAGCCTGATTACTTGTTAGTACTTCCTTGGCATTTTATTAGTGAGTTTGTTTCAAGAGAGCAAGATTTCTTAAATGAAGGTGGTAAATTTATTGTACCTTGTCCTAAATTTGAGATCATCGGTAAGTAATGAGCTTAGTAAAGCCTTACATAATAGGTATTGCTGGAGAATCTGGAGTAGGTAAATCTACAATGACTGGGATTGTTCGATTGTTTTTTGGAATTGAGAATACAGTTACTCTTAGTACAGATGATCTACATAAGTGGTTTAGAACAAGCCCAAAGTGGGATACCTATACTCACTTGAACCCAGAAGCTAACAATTTAAATCTAGGGGATATGCACCTTAGGGAGCTAACCGAAGGCAATCCTATTTACCGCTCTGTGTATGATCACGATACAGGTACATTCAAACCACCTATTGAGATTGAACCTAACAGGATTATCATCAATCAAGGCCTTCATGCATTTTATACTGAACAGGCTCAGGAGCTAACCGATCTTAAGATCTTTATCAATACAGATGAAACGCTACGTACCCACTGGAAGATAATCAGAGATACTGAAAAGAGGGGCTATAAGTACAGTGCTGTCATAGATGCAATCAATAGGAGGAAGCTTGATGCTATAAAAATAAACGAAAGGCAAATTGCTATTGCGGATGTTATTGTTGATATGATACCAGAAAAGCCAATTAGAAACATTGGAGATAAGAATGAAGTAGTTGATGTAGTAATAAGTTACCGGTTTATAAAACCTGCTAATGAATACTTATTTACTTTTGTTAAAGACTATAACACAGACATAAAAGACTTTATTGAACTTTCTAATAACCTTGGAGCTGATATCTTACTATGTCAACACACAGGAGGAAATATCTCTATAAAGACCGGTGATCATATGTTTATAAAAGCTTCTGGCTTTAAGATGAAAGATGTGAGTAGAGTGAATGGTTACTCAATTGTTCGACCTGCTATGATGAAAGGTATTTCAACCTCTGAGAGGTATGATGCTTTATTTGAATCTGATATATTCTACACAGGTAAAAGACCTTCGATGGAAGTTGGCTTACATGCTTTATTAAACAAATACACTATCCACCTGCACCCTGTTTACCTAACAGCTATTCTTTGCTTAGGTAATGTAAAAGAAGTTCTTCAGGAAATTTATAACGATTATGAATATACCTATGTTCCTTATACAGCACCTGGGTATTCTCTATTCAAAGCTTTAGAGCGATTGAAAGACAAACCAAGCATTACCTTCTTACAGAACCACGGATTGATAATAAGTTCAGATTCAAAGGAAGAAGCGTTAACTTTGGTGAAAGATATTACATACAAAGCACAGAAGTATTTGCAGAACCGGATATTAAGCTTTATAACATTTACATTAGCTTTTGCTAAAGAGAAGAAGAGTGAGCATTATTACTTCCCTGACGCAGTAATCTTCTCAGATAAAAAACAAAGCCTGGAAGTACTTGCCTTCAACAACTATATTCACTACATTACAGAAACACTACAGTCCAGACATACATTATTCAGTGATGATATGTTTGAGCTTTTAAGTTTAGAATCAGAAAAATACAGAAAGAGTTTATGAAAGTAATTATACCAATGGCCGGATTTGGTAACCGGTTTGTAAAAGCAGGGTACAGAGATCCAAAACCTCTTATTACAGTTAACGGAAAAAGGATTCTTGAATACATCTGCGGTATGTTTAATAAAGAAGATGAGTTGATTTTTATCTGCAATCACCATCACCTAACAACAACCTCCATGAGAGAAATTATAATTAATATTAGGTCTGATGCTACCATCGTTGGAGTACCTCCTCACAAAAAAGGCCCGGTATACACTATGACAGGAATGGAGAGCTATATTGATGATAACGAAGAGGTTATAGTTTGCTACTGTGATAATCCCTACTTGTGGAACTACGCAGAATTTAAAAAATGGATTAAGGAAAGTGAAAGTGATGGATGTATTTTGAGTCATGTTGGATTTCATCCTCACCGATTAAGCTCTACCTTTATGGCTTATATGAAAGAAAGTGACTTAGCGGTTTCTGAGATAAAAGAGAAAGAGCCTTATACGGAAGATCCGATGCAGGAGCATGCCTCTACCGGGACTTACTACTTTAAGAAAGGATTTTATATTAAGAAGTATTTCCAACAACTCATGGACTTAGATATAAACTACAACGGAGAATATTACGTTACGTTAGTTTATAATTTATTGATTCAGGATAATTTGAAAGTGACTTGCTACCCTACCGACTTCGTTACAGTGTTCGGCACTCCAGAAGAGGTTGAGAACTTTGAAGCATGGCAAACAATCTTAAGAGGTCTACAAGTTAGAAGCGAAGAGGATTTAATTAGAACTTATAGGTACTGGAAGGAATATAATGAACAAGGAGATACACAATAAAAACAATGCTTACCCTATAGCTTTTGTTGATATAGATGAGACGATTTGCTTCTATGAAGGAGATAGAGTCTATGAATTAGCTACACCAAGCCGGGAAAACATTCAGAAGATAAACAAGCTTTATAATGAAGGTTGGATTATTACTTATTGGACAGCTAGAGGAAGTTCTGATCCTACCAACAAAGAGCGTATGGAAGAATACCGAGCATTAACTTTAAAGCAATTAAAGGAATGGGGAGCAAAGTTCCACAACCTAGAGGTTGGAGATAAAAAACCTCTTTATGATTTAGTTGTTGACGATAAAGCAAAAAGAATAGAAGAATTATGATTTTAATTTCACATAGAGGAAACATTACCGGCAGGATACCCGACTCCGAGAACCGACCTAGCTACATTCAGGATACTATTACTTTAGGATACGATGTTGAGATTGATGTTCGAATGAAAGAAGGTCAACTGTACCTAGGTCACGACCATCCGCAATATCGAGTTGAGTTGAGCTGGCTACTGGAAAGAAAAGATAAGCTGTGGGTGCATACAAAAGATTTTGAGAGTCTGGATTTCCTAATCGAGACAGGTCTAAGAATCTTTTTCCACGAACAGGAAAGGCAAACTATTATTAACAATACTAATCTGATCTGGTCTCATGACTTAGAATCTGCTAATAGTAAATCAATTATCCCTTTGCTAGATCTTCAAAGCATTAACGAGTATGGTTATATAGCTCAAGATGTTTATGGAGTATGTTCGGATTATTTACATGAAGTAGAAACTCTGTTATGATACCTATAGATATTGTTCTGCAAGGACCTTTGCAGCCATACACTGCTCGTATTGCTGATCACTATACAAAATTACCTTTTGTAAATGCTGTAGTAATATCCTGCTGGGAGACTTGCCCTGATATTGACGATACTATGATTGATTGGGAAAATCCAAAGATCTATGTATTGAAGAGTAAGGATGTAGAATTTCCTGGAAGCTGGAATAGAAACCGATTAGTTAAGTCCTCTTACGAAGGTATTAAAGCAACCGCTGCTGAGTATGTAATAAAGATGAGAGGAGATCAAATAGTTTCTTTGGAGAGCATGTTGAAGCTTTATGATTACTACTTCAGCAAAAATGAAATCAACTCAGAGTATTTTAGAGAAGAAACTAAACCATTAGCTAAAATCGGTATTATGGCTATGTGTAAAGATTATCCTTACCATCCGATTGATCACATATTCTGGGGCAGAAAAGAAGACCTACTTACCTTATTTGGAATTGAGTATGATATGTCTTGGCATGATGAAGCAGCGTTAAGTAGGCCTTACGAAGAGCTTTATACAAGGTCAGAAGTTTACCTAACCATTCCTTATGTTGCTAAATATAACAAAGAGGCAGCTAAGCACCTTACAGATGCTGATACATACTTAAAAGATAAAGCACCGAAAGTATCAGAAGCTTTAAACACAAGTCAGGAAGTGATGGAAGAACTGTTCCTACTTTTTCCAAAAATACAAATGCAGTGGCCTAAAAATGGAATGCAACAATACCACTACGATGTAATGGAGACAGAAAGAGGCGGTCATGCTTACTGGGCAACAGATGTAGATTTTTCTTAAGATAAATTGCTATTTACTAAACTAATCCTTATATTATAATATTATGTTAAACAACTACGAATTAACACAGGACGGTGTTATTAAGCAAATCGAATGTAAGCCTTACAACTACGACATTGATTATTCAGATAGTAGATACTCTCACTTCAATGACAGAGGAAACATTTTGAATTTGAGATTGGGTTATATTATTGGCGCAACTGGAGAGGTCCCTAAATCGCTTATGGATGTTGGATACGGTAATGGAGACTTTTTAGAATCTTGCCGAGGATTTATTGGAGAGCTTTACGGTAACGATATACAGCCAGCCTATCCTTTGAACCCGGGAATTAACTTCGTTGATGATATTACTAACCAGTACGCTGACGTTATTACATTCTTTGATAGCTTAGAACATTTTGGCGATATTGAGTTCGTTAAGAACCTTCAATGTAAGTATGCTGTTATCAGCTTACCTTGGTGCGTTAATGGCTTAGATGATGCTTGGTTTGAAACCTGGAAGCATAGAAAGCCTGATGAACACTTGTACCATTTCACAGAAAAGAGTTTAGAAGCTTTTATGAACAGGCAAGGGTTCGATATGATTAATTACTGCAATGTTGAAGATAAGGTTCGAGTTGATAAAGCATTGTCACCAAACATCTTAACAGCTTGCTTCAAGAAGAGAATTTAATGAGAACTGAGAACTTTACTATCTGCGGTAAGCTTGGTGACTTTATGCATATGATGTTCGGTATGAAGCATCTATGTGAGAAGAATAATACAATGGCAGATATTTACCTCTACCATGTTGAAGGAGGGTTCGAATTAGGAACTGATACAGCATACAAGGAACTTCGCGACTTGGTAATGAACCAACCATTTGTTAATTCCTTTCAGATACTTGAGGACTTTAAGATAGTGCCTACTAATCCAAATGTTATTAGTGGGCCTATTGAAGTCTACGAACCTAAATTGCTAGAGGAAGGCTTTACGCACCTAGAGCATTTTATGAGATCTCCTCACCTCTATAAGACTTGCTGGTCTGAAATCTTTAGCTTAACTTTTGATTTTGAAATTAAAAAGCCTTATCAGTGGATACAGTTCAATGAGATTGATCCATACTTTACCGATAAGGTTATTATTAACAGGAGGTACAGTCACTCAAGGATTAATAATGAATTCCCTTACCAAAGTATTATGGAAGCTTACCCAGGACAGGTTGTCTTTATCGGTACTGAGCAGAAAGACTACGACCTGTTTCCATTTAAAGATCAGTGTGAATTTTACCAAATAGGAGACGTAAACAACTGGTTTACAGTAATTAACTCAGCAGCACTCTACGTAGGTAACTTATCAGGACCATCCTCAATTGCTTCTGCTTTAGATAAGAAACGAATTATCGAATTACCAATTACCGGTGATGCATACCACTGGATGGGTGAAGAGAAATACTCTGAGAATATTGGCTGGTTTGTCAATCCAGAAATTAACTATATTTACTTTAATGAATAAGAATTTACTTATAGGAGCAATCAGCGGGAATTACACTGTTAAAAACTTAAAAAACTGGGTTAAAACAAGTCAGTTTGCTGGTGTAGATAGGGTATTATTTTATTATAACCCAAAGGGTACTGAAATTACCGAGTATTGTTATGATAATAAAATTGAGTTAATTACCCCCGGTTTTGACCTATACGGCGGTGAAGTACAGAATTTTATAACAAACTCAGGACATTTAACAATAGAGAACTCTCCCTTATTAGTACACCATGCAAGATTTCTACACTGGTGGTATTACCTGAAAGATTTAGACCCTACCGATGTAGTGTTACTAACAGATGTGAATGATATTATATTTAATAAAAATCCATTTGAATGGTTGCGAAGAAGAAACCATACCGGGATCGTAGCGTCTAGCGAAGAAGTTACTCACGAACAGGAGACTTGGAATTTTCAAAACTACTGGACTACTTTTGGTATTATTACTGAGTTTAATAAAAATACAAAGGTATACAATGCTGGCTCTATAGCGGGAACAGCTCAGGAAGTCTCTAACCTCTGTAGAGATATATACTTACTATCAATTAACAAACCTAGGAATGCTGACCAAGCTGCCTACAACTACTTAATTCAAAATTCATACAAAGATAAAACTTTATTTACAAGCTTAGAAGATAATTGGGGATTACACTTGCATGTTATTAATGAAAAACAAGTTGAGTTTGATTTGCATAAAATTAAAGATTATATTATTATACACCAATATGATAGATTAGGAGATGAAATACTCAATTATTATACCTTACCGGAATAGAGAAGAGCATTTGGAAGTTCTGCTTCCAAGGCTTCAAGATAAATTTACAGACAAAGATTATGAAATTATAATCTCCGAACAAGGTAATGAAGATAACTTTCAGATCGCTATTGTAAATAACATTGGTTTTAAAGAAGCAACCGGTGATGTTATTATCTTACACCAGGTAGATTATTACCCTGCTGATGATTTAGATTATACCTTTACCGGAACTGCTACCTTGATGGGAGCAAAAGCATTCTTCCTTGATAAGGATAATGCAAGCTTGAGACCTGAGCATGACATTCCAGGCGGTTACAGAAGCTTTTCTCAAGCAATCGATCCTAACTTCTACGGCGGGGTTGTAATGATGTCAAGAGAACAGTTTGAGGTTATCAACGGTTTGAATCCTCTCTATAAAGGATGGGGAAACGAAGATGAAGACCTTAGAGAGAGACTAAGATGGGCTAGCATTCCTGTAGTGAGACAGTCTGAAGGTACTTATTTCTGTCTGTACCATAATGATAATGGAGCAATGCATTTAAAACCAGAGCAGGATCAAAGAGACTTTTATGAAGGAAAGATGCTATACCAAAAAGCTTATGAATATAGGCATGTTGGTTATGATAATATTGAATATACTTTAGAGGAAATACCAATAGGATTAGAGAATGTAAAATGGATTAAATCAAACAACTACAAAATAAATTTATGAAAGTAGAAATATCAGACGGAGAGTTGCTAGATAAAATTAGCATACTGCAAATTAAATTAGAACGGATTTCAGACGATAGTAAGCTGAAGAACATACATACAGAGTATACAGAATTAACTAATATAGGAGCTAGCCTTTTAGAAGATGGGCAGGTTCGTATCCTATACGAAAAAGTGAAAACAGTTAACGAAACACTTTGGGATCTAGAGGATGATATTCGAATGAAAGAGAAGAATAAAGTCTTTGATGAAGAGTTTATTCATTATGCTAGACAAATTTATGTTACTAACGACAAGAGAGCAGAAGTTAAAAAAGAAATTAACCTACTGACAGGTTCATTATTTGTGGAAGAAAAATCTTATGAGCAATACTAATTGTTTAGTAATAACTTTTGGCTTCTTTGGAGATATTATCTTCGCAACATCCTTAGCTGAAAAGCTAAAGGGAGAAGGGTATTCTCAAGTAGATTACTTAATCGGCTTTCCACAAGTAGCTCAATTAGTTGAGAACAATCCATTTATAGATAAAGTCTTTGTATCACAAATACCAGGTCCGAAGCCTCTTCACCCCTGCACTCAAGGTGTCTATACTAAGGTTATTGAACTAGGGGCTTTAGACTACCAAATTACTCCTTGTGAACAATATCAACAGCAGGCCGGCTTTAAGGAACTATCTTCCGAATATGCAATATACACCACTCCGGAATATGATGCTATTGCTAGAGATGTTGTTGTTGAATTAAGACAGACAGGTAACAAACCAGTTCTTGCTTTTATGACTAATTGGCAACCAAAGACTTACCTATTTACTCCTGAGCAGTATGAAGCAGGTGTAGATGTTCCAAACCTAGGTTACGGAGGAGCACATAGAGACATTCAATACATAGTAAACGAACTGCAGGAGCATTTTACTTTATACCCAATCGGTGTTGGAGATGCCAACCAGCAACAGACTTTATATTTGCCAGATGATGATCAAAAATCACTTTTGTTTGAAGCTTCTATAATGAAGCATTGTGTTGCATTTATCGGAACTGATGGAGGATTAGCTACAATTGCTGCAGGAGTAGGGACTAAGACTGTAATTACAGGCGACTTTAATTTACAGCTTTACGGTTGGAATGGAGTGTTAAAGCAGATTAAACAGCCTCGTTTAGGTCCTAGAGAATATTTTGGAGATCCTCATACGGTACTAGATGCCTACTTAACCGATAAAGAAGTTGCAAACCACATAATAAATTTACTATCTTAAGATATGAAAATAATCTACAGAATATCTGATTCAGGGTACAGTAAAGTAAAACCAGCGTACATAAACAATGAGGCTTGCTTAAAAAATGCTATACAGACCTTCCCTTGGTTTGATCACGATTGGACTATCCTTGCCGATAATATCTCAGAAGAGACTAATGATATGATTCAAAAGCACATCCCTAGAAACTTTATTGAGTATGTTTCTGTTGGTCATGGTGCTGGAACTTTCAACTTAGCTTTAGATAAGGCATTACAGGAGCCAGACTGGCAGGTTGTTTACTTCCTAGAGAATGATTATTTACATAAACCAAACTCAGATAAAATTATTCTAGAGGGTTTAGAATTAGGATCTTCGTTTGTATCTTTATACGATCATCCTGATAAGTATTTACCGCCAAGTCAAGGAGGTAATCCTTACTGTGAAGGAGGAGCAGAAGATACTAGAATATATTTAACAGAATCAACTCATTGGAAAATAACAAACTCAACGACTATGACCTTTGCAACCACTGAGCCAGCTTTAAGAAGAGCAGAAAAAACTCTTCGGAAATACACCCAAGGAACTTATCCAGAAGATTTCAAAATGTTCTTAGATTTAAGAGAGCAGGGAGAATTATTAATAAGTTCTATTCCCGGGTATGCAACTCACGGAGAGACTGCTTGGTTATCACCATTAACAGATTGGAACTTAATATGACACAAATAAGACTGCAGGGTAAGACCTGCCCATTTAAACATTTGAATGATCAAGGAGATGTTTTTGATCCATACATCAGTACTCTACAAACATACAACATCAAGAAAGGTAAGATAGTTGACATTGGAGCACATTATGGAACAATGTCTATAATACTCAATGATAATTTTTCAAACACGGGAATGATTTGCTTTGAAGCGCATTCAGGTAATGCAGAGATACTTAAGGAGAACTTAGAGTTAAATAATTTGAAAGCTGAGATACATTGCTGTGCTATAGCGGACTATAACGGTAATGGATATTTAAGAGTCATGGAAGGTGGTAGTCCGGTTTACCGTTTACAGCGAGATGTTGAACATATAGCAGTTCCGGTACATACATTAGATTCTTTTAAACTAAAAGGCATTTCATTGATAAAAGTTGATGTAGAAGGAGCAGAGCTTTTAATGCTAAAAGGAGCTGTGGAAACTATTAAGAATAATAGACCAGCTATCTATTTAGAACACCATTGGGACTTATGTGAAAAAGAAGAGCTATATGCTTTTATAGAAAGCTTAAACTATGAACTAATATACTTAAATAGAGTAGGTTACATTCATGGAGAAACTAATCAATATTTACTTTTACCAAAATGATCTCAGTAATCATCCCTACATACAAACAGCCTGAAGCGCTTGACTTATGTTTAAGATCAGCCATTAACGGACAGAGGTTAAACAACCAAATTATAGTAGTGGTAGATGGGTTCTATGAGGTTAATAAGGAGGTTCTTGGTAGGTATAGAGACTCTATTGAGATTCTAGTTTTAGAAGAGAATGCCGGGCTTTGCCGGGCAACTAACTTAGGAGTTTTTAATGCTAAGTTTGATAAGATTCTTATTGTAAATGATGATAATGTATTTCCAGATGTATGGGATCAAGTACTACTTGAGGAATATAAACCCGGATATGTATTAGCTCCTAATCAAATCGAGCCTTCTCCTTCTATCTTTAGACAATTTCATATTAAGGATTTAGGGAGAGATCCTAAAACGTTTGACCTACAAACTTACTGGGATTACGAAAATTCGTTGGAGCAAGATAAGGTAGAAGAATCAGGATCAACTTTACCAATCTTTATGAACAAATATGATTATATAAGATTAGGCGGGTGGGATGA